ATTTATAATTATCTTTTTATATATTTGTAACGTATATCTCCACCTTCCTATCAAGTAATAACTGAACAAGTATCTACTAGATTAATTAGTTATTAACTTCTAAATGGAAAGTAATGGAATATACGTTACAAACAATTTTGAAGAAGCCTGTTCTTGTACACGCATACAAACGTACAAGATTTGGCAAAGTCGAGTTCGTGAGAGAACATCGAAGAAGATTACCTCGTAGGTAAATTTAGTTGGTTTTTAGTTACAAGATTATTTCAATCAAGTAGATGTAACAGTAAAGGTGGTACTGCAATACCACCTTTTTTTATTAATCTTAGAAAATAATCATATCTTTGCATAGATAATCATAAACATAGCCCCTCGCAAACATTATGAGATAATTAATAGTCCACGAGATTAATTAGTTATTCACGGTTCTAGCGGGAACTGGATTACTTTTATTTCTACAAAGTTACTAATTTTTAATAAGTTAACCCAATGATATGTGTTAAAATTAGTTACCACGCTTAATTGTTTAATATCTTTGTAAGCTCTTTTAAATTATGTTCTAAAACCTTCCTATTGGCAATAACCCCAACCTCATTAACTATTATTGCATCTAACTCCGTATTATCTGGATTATCTGCTAAATACTTGTACTCTTCTATCATATCCCAATTTAAATGTGGGACAGTTAATATAAACGAGACTTCTTTATTTATCCCAAGTGAGCAAGCTGCATCATAGGGATGCTTTGATGTTATATATATCCATTTGTCTTTTTTCATTTCATTTTATTTATTCGTTATATCGTTTTAATCACTATCTTTGTGATTATTAATTTTAAATCTATTAGTCATGTCTAGTTTACCAAAATGTCCTAAATGTGAACACACTGTTTTTTCTATTGGAACTGTAGCAGGAACGGTTAGAGTATTATACTGTAGTAAATGTGGTTGCATTATTTCAGTAATAAAAGATTAAGAGGGAGTATTTCCCTCTTTTAACTTTTCTATGCTGTATATATAAGATTTAGGAATAGCTAGTGTGTCTCCATATTCTTCGGTTTTCTTTGGCATATTACTACAACAATTAATTCCTTTCCACAGTTCTCCAGCAATAACTAACGCTCTTTCATCTTCTGTTAAATAAAATCCTGTTATTGTTGTTGTATTGTTCTTTATTGATTCTCTATTTTTATAGTCATGTGAATATTCCTCATAATCAGAATACCAAGTTACTATAATGATGTCTCCTTTGTTTAATTTTTCATTTTCCATATTCATTTTATTTATTCCATTCTGTACTTGTATCTTTCCATGTGTATTCATCTGATATACTATCATCCTGTTTATCTTTAATCTGCTGTGCTTTAACTGCTATAGCAGTAGGTACTATAGACCATCCATACTTGTTAAACTGTTTTAAGAATACATTCTTATCCTTTAGTAGATGATTATAAAGTATCTGCAAATTCAGTAATGGACTATTTCCATTCCCTTTAGACAAAAATGTATTATTAATAAGCTCTTCTAATTCATTTAAATCCTTAAAATTAGGTACTCCAGATTTGCCTGCCCGTTGCTGCATTTCTATTAGTGGATGTAAATTTGAATTAAATTCACTAGGTTGTGTCAAGTACTTATATTTATTAATAATTCCCTCTACAGATGCGCTTGGATATGCTTCCTTTACGCTTTTCACAAAGTCATCTTGGGATACTATATTATCCCTCATTAACTCCTGTAATCTAGGTGTTTGCTGTCTAAACACCTCATATTCTGTTGCAGACATATTTGGTTTCATTAAAATTGCATTATAATTTTCTATTCCATGCTTAAACTCATGCCCTACAGTAGCTGCTGGGTCTTTTTTGAGCACATCAAAATAGTAATGTTTGTAATCTTGTTCAGTCAATGCTTTACTAGAGGGAAACGATTGAGAACTAGTTATAATGTCTCCAGTTGCATCTATATCGCCTTTTACCCTAGACTTAAGATTTATATTACCTTCTTTATAAGCTTGTACAAAGTCATTAGTGGCTTTAGTATATTTCGTACCTAACTTCGCATCAATATCAGATATTCGTTGTTTTGTAGCTGGATTCATTAAATACTCAATAAAGTTTCTAGCATTGTAAGAAACATCTTGAGACCCTGCCATTATAGGAGAAGTATTAATAAATGCATCCTTAGACAAGTTGTTCCTAACAGCATTTCTAGCTATCCTCTTACCAGCATATTTCAATCCTCTACCAATAATACTCCCAACTCCTGCACCTAAGCCTATATAATCAGACATAGTTGCCAATCCGTCTAAAGTTCTAATTGCTTCTTCTGTATTTTTAGCTTGTATATAATCTTTATATGCTTTATCGGCTTTCTCACGACTTTGTGATTTCTCCCATTCACTTCTATTATCTTGACTTATTTCAGAATAAGTTGGAGTATATTGTTGCTTTATAGGCTCTTGAATTTGAGGTCTATAATCTTTAATGGCGTCTCTCCTCTGAATCCCACTAGAAGGGTTCTGATACTTCAATATCCCACCTATCTTTAAGTACTTATTAAGTGATAAAGTTCCATTCAAATTTCTTCTATAAGAATCTTTATCTGCACTATAATTATACTTTCCAGAATTATTTCCATGTAATCTATCTATAAAGTCATTAGTATCTTTAGCATCTAGAGCTTTATATCTATCATTCAGTACTTTTACTTTATAATTAGCATAGTCTTTTAGATTATCAAAGTCTATATAATCAAATCCGTCTTTGTATCTGCTCTTCTTATATTTGGGAGCTATTGAATCACCTGGATGTTTAATTCCACTTAAGTTAAACCCTCTTTCACCTCTAGGGTCTAATCCATAATTACTTTCCAATGCTGCTTGCCTTACTAAGTTATTAAGATTAGTAATGGGCAATCCATTTTCTTCCAATGCTTCTTTAAAAATAGGAGTCATTACACTTGCAAATTCTTCAAACTTATTCCCTGTACTTCCAAATTTATGGGAATAATCTAGAGAAGACTTCTTTCCTTCTAATAGCTTATTGATAAAAGGATTAACACTTCCAGATAAGAATGAAGTTGCAGCACTAGGAGCATATTCTTTAATAATATCTACAACATCAACAGGCTCTTTAGGTTCTTCTTTTGGAAGAAAACTTTTAACTTTATTAATAGCTTGAGTTACTATTCCGTCTTGTGCTTTAATAACACCGCCATTCTCTAACTGCTCACTTTGAGTAGGTGTAGTTTCTGGCTTAGGTTTATTAGATTTATATCTACTCCAATCGAAGCCAATTAATTGTTCTTCATTTCTGTTGGCAGCTTTTTCTCTATTGAACTGTCTTAATATTCTAGCTCTTAACTCTCCTGCCCCCTTTAATTTAGGAATCTTCATTCCTTCTTGGGCTTTAGCTATCTGATTATATACATTAGATAATGCTCTCTTATAATTAGGGTCAGTAGCATATCCTCCTTTAACTACTCTATCAATAAAGTCTCCAGTGAAGGCATTATATCTTTTATTATTTAATAATGATACATGATAATTAGCATAATCATCTATATCTTTAAAGTCTCTAAAACTGTCATTAATGTAAATACTCTTACCATTTACTACTTCTCTAGTTCTCCTTGTAGTTCCTTTCCCCTTTATTCCTCCAAAGTTGAATTTTCCTGATTGACTTTTTCCCCAATTACTTTCCAAAGCTGACTGGGCTACTAAGTACTTTGCATATTTAGTATCTAAACCTCTAGCTTTAAGTGCATTTTCAAATGCAGGAGTCATTGTCTTTATAAATTCATCCTTTGACTTTATATTGATAGGTGCAGATTCTTTATTTTCTACAACAGGAGTTTCTTCCTTAGAAGTGGGAAGAGGTTCTGTATTTACCTTCTCTTCAACAACTGGCCCTTCTTTTTTCTCCTCTGCTTTAGCCATTACATTCTGCCTATTAGTTTCCAATCTACTTATCGGAAGTTCTTTAATTTCAACAGTAGCTACAGGCTGTTCAAATACTGGGCCTTCATAAGGAGCTATACTATTATATGTAGTAAATATATTTCCTCCTAACTGTCGTTTAAGAGTAGTGGGTTTTTTTAAATCAGATGTGGGAGTTGTCGATTTAACAACTTTCTTTCTCATGTCTCGTTTAGTCCCTGTTAGAATTTTATGATTCTTTACTAACGGAGACTCTTTAAATTTCATCGCCATATTCTTTTAATCCATTTATACTGAAAGACTTTTCTGCTTTCATAATAATCAACCTCGTATTGAGCCATTCTAGCTTCTCTTTCAAAAGATACAGCTTTATATGCAGTATTCCAATTTCTATAAATAACTAACTTAATAAGGAACTCCAGTACATATAAAGGATAGTAAGGAAGTATTCCAACTTCTAACATTTGTATTGTATGAGTTCCTTCATGTCTGGCTGCCATATCAGTAAATTTTTCTAGAACATTCTTTATTCTAGTGACCATTATCCCAAAGAAATTAAAATACTTGAAGCCCTTAAAAGGAAGTAACTTGTTAATAAAGAATAAGAGTTTTCTTTTCTTATCCCATACGAATTTCATACTTTAAATTTTAGTTAGGTTGTCCGTAATTTTCATCTAACCATTTTCTAAAGGATTGAGCATCGAAGTTTTCTAATGATTTAATAACTCCTCCTTTTGCATGTTTCCACTTAGCTGCATTACGAGCAAAATTAGCTCTTTTCTTTTGCAATGGAGTTGCATTTGGATTGTTGAGTACAGACTTAGCATGTTCTTGAACACTCTGTCCTGCCTTCTTTGCTGATGCTGTAAACTTACCTTTGTTTTCAGGTTTTATATGGATTCCACTTCCACTTTTATGTTTCGGAATCAATCTACCTCCCTTTTTAAAATAATCTGCTTGTTCGTAGCTAAGTGAATTTACATAAGCTACGGCTGCTTTGTGCAGTCTGTCCAATAAAGTTTTATTCTCTCCCATAGTATAATAAAATAATTATTTCATTTTGTAGACTACAAAAATATAGCTAAATTTGCACAATAACAAATGAAAGTATGAATTATATGAAATAATGTGGAAAATTTAAGTAAAGATTTTTAAAACTATTTAACTATTTAAGAATTTAAAGAAACAGAACAATTAGTATGTTAGATTTTATTAAAAAGGTGTTCAATTTTATAAATGGCTTGAATCCTACAGTTAAAACCATAATCATAATGGGACTACTGTTTTGGTGTACACAAGTATGTTTAGTAAATCAAAGTAAGCTATTTATAACTGACTACATCGAGTCTGTTGAGTACAATAACAGAAAATCTGAGGAGTATTCTCTGAAAGTCTCTCCCAAAATTAGGAGACAAGTAGAGAACATTAGGAACAAAGATACAGATGCTTCAAACGTTCTTCTATTATCTTTTCACAATACCAAGAAAAGTTTACAGGGTTTTTCCTATATGTATTTAACAGCATTAACTGACTCTCCAAGGGGTATAGATGATGAAAGTTGCGTTGACATATGGACAAATCTTCCGTATTTACAGTTCTCGGACGAAGTAGAAAAGATTAGGAGAGCCGGCTATTTAAGAATAGATTCGCTGGAATCTGCAAAAGAAAAGTTTCCACAGTTATACAAGAAGCTAAGATTGAGCGGAGCTTGTGCCGCAGCACTTTACCCGATTGAGGGCATTGATAGCGAAGGTTTTACAGAACCTGTTGGAATGATTGTCGTGATGTACGACGAACCAAAACGCTATTATTTAGGATATTATAACGAATGTATTGCCCCTTATATTCAAGTACTTTCCACGCTATTAAATTATAATACAACGTACAAAAATAAACAATGAATTATGCAAGTTGATAAGAAAAATGGTAATGTATGTTACAATGATTTGAATCATATCTATTGGAACGAAAAGGACGAATCTAGATATATATCAGTTACTACACTAATACACTCTTTTACTCAACCTTTTGATAAGGAATTTTGGAGTGCCTATAAAGCATTAGAAAAACTTATTCCAAAAGAAAATTGGGCAATAGAAAAGAAATCACTTTTATCTACTAAAAGATTTGATACATCTATATTGGATTTATATAATATTGATGCTGGAGTATTTAGTGATACGCAACAAGATATACTAGACGAATGGGATAAGGCTAATAAAGACTCTTGTGAAAGAGGTACTGCAATTCATGCAGAATTAGAAAATCAATATTACAAGAAGCCGAAGGATATAAGCCTTAAAAAGTACGGACTCGGAGGTAAATTCGAGTGTAAGAAAGGGTATACAGAATTAGATATGAAACAGGGAGTTTATCCTGAATATCTAATATCATACGAATCAAAAGACGGAATGTTAAAAATTGCTGGACAGATAGACTTATTAATAAAAGATGGTAATGACATCTATATTGTGGACTATAAAACCAACAAGAAAATTGACCAGAAATCTGGATTCGATACATCAACAAAGAAAAATGCAACAATGCTTTATCCACTTACTAATTTAATGGATTGTAATTATATGCATTATACTTTACAATTAAGTACATATGCTTATATGTTACAGCAATTAAATCCAGAGTTTGTAGTAAAGCAATTAATATTAGTGCATTATGACCATGATGGCAACGAAACTACATATAATCTCGATTATCTAAAAGAAGATGTAGAGAGAATGTTTAGCTTCCATAAGAAAAACATGATTAAGGAAAAACAACGAGCTAAAAGACAAAGGATAGAATATTAATCTTAGTAGAGAAGAATAAATTTAAGGAGCATTTTTAAAGCCTTATATAACGCTTTAAATGTTAAGCAATGTAATAGAGATTCGAACGGATTAATATATCCTTATTTATAGACATGAATGTAGGACATATTGTAACTGGACACTTAAATGAAGTTCTCAATTTGAAACAAGATATTTCAAAAAAGAGACTAGAGATATGTAAAACATGTCCCTTATTTACTCCTAAATTAGGAGGAATGTGTAATAGAAGATTATGGTATAATGCCCAGACGGGAGATGTAAGTACAGTTAAACTAGATGGATATGTGCGAGGATGTGGATGTAGACTAAAAGCAAAAACCACAATGTCAAGAGAATCTTGCCCCGCAGGAAAATGGTAAAAATTTTAAAATGTAAATGAATTATGGCACACAACCCAGCAGAATACGAAAAAGTAAAAATAGCACAAGAATTAGTAGGATTAGACTCAGGAGACCAACACTTTATAATGTCAGCTGAAGAAAACGTTCAAGAGAGAATGGCAAGAGACGCAGCTGTTAGATTTAATGACAGTGTTGATGAGTACACAGCTAAAATGGATAACTATATTAGAGACGTAGAAGAAAAGGCAAAGAGTATTGTTGAAAACATGAATGGATTAGAAATTCTTCCAGTCTTTAACTATATGATAGTAAGACCTTATGACCAGAATCCTTATCAAAAAATTAAGGTTTCATCTTCTGGACTTATCTATGACTTGGGTGGTCACAAACCTGAATTTAAAAATCCTGATAACGGACAACTGGAAGAAGAAGAAAACTTCATTGTTGTAGGTAAAGTAATTGAAGTAGGTCCTGAAACTAAGTACGTTAGAGAAGGAGATGATGTATTCTTTACTAAACCTTCACAGACTCCTATACCATTCTTCAAGATGGGACTTGTCTATGTAAGTGAACAACGTGTTCTTGCAGTAGTAAATGAAAAACTTAAAGCTCGTTTCATGAGAGCATCAGAAGGAAAACTTAAAGCATACAATAAATTTTAATTATGGAAGAGAAAATATACTTTTTGCCTGGCGATGTGGTAACACTACGTCAGGCAATTCCTTATAAGCCAACTATGATTGTTGTGAAGAAGGAAACTAAGATAATCAGCCCACGTAAATCAGCAGGTATTGACAAATTTACAGGGGGAAAGGAAGATTGCCTGAAAGGAATTAAATGTAGATGGTTCACATCTAATGGTGAATTACAAGAAGCAGTATTTAATACCAAGGATTTAATAAAACTATAAAATGGTTTCTAGAAGAAAACTCAACCAACAGACCAAAAGAAACTCCCAAAATGCTACGGCAGCTTTAGCAAATTTTAAGCCTGCCGCTCCTGCAACACCTTCTTACCCTAATTTAGGAACGAGGGTAGGACAGCAACCTCAAGGACTCTCCTTAAGTGAGAGAGATGAAATGAGGACTAGGCTAAATAATACTAATGGGAGAAAGATGATTCAAGATACAAATACCAAATTTAGGAACGAGGGTAGGACAGCAACCCAATCTTCTAACTTTACTGGTTCATTCAATAATGCATTTGCGACAGCCAGAAAACAAGGATTAAAACAGTTCCAGTGGAATGGTAAGTTATATGGAACACAATTAGCATCTGCACAACAGGCAGCTCAACAAACTAAACAAGCTCCTACTCAAACAGCTAAACCGAACGCTCCTGAATCTACATACCTTGATTCTATGCGGAGAGGTTCTCTTCCACAAGTAAATGTAGTAGCACAAAGAGCCGCAACTACTCCTATGCCAGCACCAGTACAAGCAGTTCAAAATGAACCAAGCGCAGATGCCTTAGGTTGGGGAACTGGTCAAGGACCTTATCGTTCAGCAGGAACTATTGCTCCTACACGTGGTTTTGATAATAGAGGTGCTTATTCTACAACAGGCGGTTCGCTTACAAATACACTAAGTAGTAATCCCACTTATGAAACTTCTCCTCAAATAAGAAGATATACTCCTTCTTATAGATTTCCTGGAGTTCAGAGTAATAAAAAAGGTGGAAAACTTGGAGACAAACAACAAGAATTTGTAGCTTACTTGATTCAAGCATCTGGAGTAGAGACCGAAGATGAATTAAATGACTATATTCAAGACTTAGGACAAGAAGGATTACAAAGAGAATTAGCAAAATTTGAAGAACTTATGACACAAGGAACTGAACAAGTACAAGCAGCAGCTAAGGGTGCAAAATTAAATTATATCAAATCATTAAGAGGACAATGTCCAGAGGGATTTGAAATGCAATATTTTAAGAAAGGTGGAGTAATGTGTAGCCAATGCATTAAGAAAGCAAAAGCACAGAAAGCTCCGACTAAAGCAGAGCAAGGAACTAAAGTAGTTCAAGACTTTAAAGCTGACATGAAGAAATGTGGCGGAAAGATGAAAGGAAAAATGAAGAAAAAAGAAGACGGAGGAAAAGTAAAGACTATTCCCGGAGTTATAGATACTAAAGAAAACAAACTATCTCCAAAAGGTAAAGTACAAATAAAGAAACATTACTTTGGAGGAAAACTCTAAATAACTTATGCAGAAAATATTTCTATATGATAATGTAAATAATAGAATAGAGTTAAATGTTCCGGAAATTTTACTCATTCGTGAGTTTAAAGCCCTAATGGATAAAAAAAGAAATATTACTCCCAAGGATAAAGAAGGAAAACTTGGAACTCAAGCATTTAAAGAATTTACATATATATGGTTGGCATTAGATTGGTTATCTCCTTATGCTGATTATGCAGAACAAGAGAGACACCAAGAAGCTTTAAAGGACGCAGGACTTACTCAAGCAGAATTCGATGACCCAATATTCAGGGCAGCTTGTAGAAAATACAGAGCTTTACAAGAAGAAACTCGTTCAATAAAGATGCTAAAAGCAGCTCAAAACACGGTTGATAAATTTATTGACTATTTCAATAACATAGACCCAGAGGAGAGAGAATTACAATCTGGCAAACCTATCTTTAAAGTAAAAGATATTATGACAGAAATCTCTAGTTTATCTAAAGTTAATGATGAACTAAAGGCATTAGAAGGTCAGGTTAAGAAAGAACTCGTTGAAGATTCTTCTTTACGTGGAGGTGCTACTGATGGATTTATACCTAAAGACTTTTAATTATGGCTAGAGGAAGAAAAAAGAAAGTTGTTGAAGAACCTACTTTAGATATCCTTCCGGAAAGAGTCCAACGAATATTACAAGAAGTAAAACAGAAAGAGGACCAAGAGTTCAAGGATGAAATTACTTCTCTAATAAAGGCTAGAAAAGGAGAATGGGATGTCACTATAAATGATGATATCCCATTTTTTGATTCCAATCTATCCTACGAACTTACAGGATATAAACCTATCGATGATAAACATGGGTTGGACTTTGACCCAGCTTGGTATACTGAAGCTAAGGATACATTTATGAGAACAGGACATTACTGTACTTATAGATTTGGAACCAAGCCTTATAATGACTTCTGGACGCAAGAATATATAAGATGCAGAGATGGAATGACAGTTAATGGATATACAATTACTGGTGATAATTATTTCTTCTTGAATTATTATCAATTAATGGACTTGACATCAGCTGACAAAGCCGGTGGTGGTAGACTTTATGACTTCCCAAGATTTTTTGTAAAGCAGTATGAATATTTCCATTACGTTGAATTATGTAAGAGATTAAGAAAAAATGCCATAGGACTTAAAGCCCGTGGAGTCGGTTGACACAATAAACTAAAGCCGACTATAAATTCCGTAAAATCGGTGAAGACTAACGTGATAAATCACTTAAATTTTTTAAATTATGAATAGACAAGAACAAATTAAATTCATTGAGGATAATTATCCCTTATACACAAATCATATATCAAATCGTAGAATTAGACATACGTTTTTCAGTAAAATAGAAACAGAATTACAAGCGTACCTTTTAGGATTTTATGCTGCGGATGGTAGTATAAATGAAAAAAGAAAAACTCTTAGAATACACCTTCAAAAACAGGATTCTGAAATAGTATATTTATATAAGGACATTATTAGTCCAGACGCTAGAACTTTTACAGTAGAAGAACATAAAACGACTGGGAGGAAAGGGATAGAAGTTACTGCTCATGAATCTTTCGGAGTGGATATTACTAGTGCTGAACTATGTAATTCTTTAGTCAATTTAGGAATCGGATATAATAAAAGTCATTTCGATTTACATATTCCAAATATTCCGGAACATTTAATAAAACATTTTATTAGAGGTTACTTTGATGGTGATGGGTGCATTACTGGATGGCTAGCTATAGAAAAAGGAAAATCTGATAGAGTCAGATACTCATTTGATATTTGTGGAAAAACTGAGTCATTATTGACAGAATTTATGAAGGTTTTTAATATTCATAATATTAAGATAAATATGAATTATCTAAAAAGAGATAATATGTATAGAGTGAAAACTACTTCTAAAAAAGAAATAGAAAAACTATTCCATTTTCTTTATGATGATTCATATTTTTACTTAAGTAGGAAATTTAAGAAATTTGATTACTATGTTAATACCGAGGTAAGTCAGCTCATCGCTGACCACCGTAACGCGTAGGAGATGAACGTTAACGAGAGTAATAATTCTCCCAAGAGTGCGGAACATTCTAATATAGAATGAAAATGTACGCTGACCTTATAGGAAACTATAAGAGCAATAGGATAAAAAGCCTATTGGATAACACAGTGTTTAGTGAAATTGGTGCTGCAATTGCAGTAAACACATATAATTGTAGAAGAAACTCTGTTATAGTTATTGCAGCTCAACTTGAAAATTATCTTACTAAGACTCTTAGTAAATGTTGGAAACAGTTGGACTTTTTAAATGACTATACTGATGGAGGATTTTTCAAACTAAGGCAAGTAGAAGATACAGCTCTTAGTAAGAAAGCATCTGTTTATAAAGTAATAAATGGACAGAAAGTAGAAGCTGGATGGATGTCAGAAATCACTGGTATCAATGCTGATAAGCCAAATAAGATTCGTGGTGACCGTACCGACTTATTAATATACGAAGAAAGTGGTTCTTGGCCTCAATGGAAAAGAGCTTTCGAACAGGGAGACGCTCTTGTAGGTATTCAGGGAGCAAAGTTCGGAATTAAAATGGCTTGGGGAACAGGTGGAGATAAAGGTCCTTCACTTGAAGGATTAGCTAAAGCATATGAAGAACCAGATACATATGATGCTCTTCCTTACAGACATAGATATACTCCAACTGGTGAAGAAGTTATTACAGCTTACTTTATTCCTGCTTATACTATCATTAATAGACCAGGACTTATTGATAAAAGAGGTTGGACAGACCCAGTTAAAGGTAGGGCTTATTATGAAAAGGAAAGAGACAAGAAAGCAGCTGACCCTGAAACTTTAATTATACACTGTGCTGAATATTGCTTTACAGCAGACGAAGCTCTAGCTTTAGAAGGTACTAATAAATTTAATAAGGTACTTATTTCAGAACAGATTGCAAGAATTAGAGTTGACAAACAAGGTCAGAAAATTAGTGTAGGTTCTCTTGAATATAAGTTTAATGGCCCAGTACAAAAAGAAAATATAGTTGGCTTTAAATGGATAGAAAACTCTGCTCATGGTAAAGTACATATATTGGAACATCCTATTTGGACTATTGATGATAAACAACCTAAGATGAGGGATATGTATGTGGCTGGAATAGACAGTATTGATATTGGACAGAAGGAAACTTCTGATGCTACTAAAGACCCTTCTGATTTTTGTATTGTAATTAAGAAAAGAATTAGAGGTCTTACTGACCCTATGTATGTTGCCTATTATAAGGACAGACCTCAAGACGTAAGAGATGCATATAAAATTGCACTCAAACTTATGGAGTATTACAATTGTCAATGTGTAATTGAAGCATCTAAAGTTGCCATGATTACATGGGCTAGAGAAAATAAATGTCTTAATAGGTTTATGAGAAGACCTAGGGCTACTATGCCTGATGTTCAAAATGGACAAAGTAAACAGTACGGTGCTCCAGCAACAGTGGCAGTTATTGATTTACAGACTGACTTAATTGCAGACTTTGTAAATGACTATTGTCATACAATATGGTTCCCAGAAATGCTTGATGAACTTAATCGTTATACTGATGAGAATAAGCGAAAGTTCGATATTGTGGCGGCTATGGGTATGGCTGAACTTGGTGACCAAGAATTACAAGGAATAATACCTAAAGCTGTTGAAAATGTAGATGATGCATTTCAAGACTTTGGATATTATAGAGACGAGAATGGAATTAAAAGGTGGGGAACTATTCCTAAAGAGAAACCTAATATTCCTAAATATGATTTATTCCCTTATCATTATGACAACGACAGAACTAGAAGCAGCAATCCTCGACATAATCCGCAGATGCTACAAAATGGAATATACTAGCAAACTTATAGTGAAAGAACTTCCAGAAGGAGGTTATTCAGCTATATTTGCGATGAATAATATTGATAAACCGTTAGTAATCTCTGGACAATTAGGGGCTTGCGACTTTTTGAAATATATAGAACAAGAACTTAAAGACAAATGTCTTTGGAGAGTTGAATATTCATTAGGATATCAATCATTCCCAGAGCCTTGTCCAGAATCACCTGAACAAATAAAATGTAAAAATGAAAGATACTAAAAAGAATGAAGAGTTGATGGAAGCTACCAACAGGGCAATCAGCGAGCTGGTTTATCCTAAGTACAGGTTGCAAAAAGCATACAACTACTATAACTGCAAAAGAGATGCTGAGCAGTACAGATTTCTTGAAGAAAATTATGGTATAGGTCAACCTACATCAGTAGAATTCATACCTCTTATTAGGAAACATGTGGATGCTTTAGTAGGAGAGTTTCTAGGAACTCCAATTCTTCCTAAAGTATCTTGCAAAGACTCTGCAACGATAAGTGCTATCACTCGCGAAAAAGAAATTGCAATTTCCTCTGAAGTATATAGTCTTCTACAAAAACACTTAAAGAACTCTATGCTTAGCTTTATTGACGGAAGAGATATTACAGATAAAGCCATAGAACAACAAATACAAAAGTTGATTGATGATTTAGACCAATCATTTATTTCCCAATATGAAATGGCAGCTCAAAATGTCATTGAGTATATTATGCAAAGTAGGGACACTGACCTTATGACTAAACTAAGAATATTGTTTTTAGATTTACTAATAACTGGTTATGCTTTCTACAGAGTAAAGCCATCTACAAGTAAGGGAAATATTGATATAGAGGTACTTAATCCTTTAAATACATTCATTGATAGAAATCCTGAATCTATATATATTAAAGATTCTTATAGAGTTGTTGTAAGAAAATGGCTTACTAAGAATCAAATCTTAAATATATATGGTAGAGATTTATCAAGAGATGATATTGCTAAAATTAAAGACTCATGGCATCAAAGCTTTGATACTTCTCATTATTACGTAAGGTCATTTGCTGATGTAAAGAGTGGTGCCCCTATGACAGACGGACTTGAAGCAGGAAGAGAAATAGTTCCTGGATTTCCAGATGAAGCTATTCAATCTTACAATTATAAACTAATTCCTGTTTATGAAGTAGAATGGACTGAGACTGATAAAGATTACAATCTACAAAGATATGAAACTGTTCGTATAGGACAGGAGATTTATATCTTAAAAGGTAAAAATGAGGAAGTAATAAGAAGTAAAGATAATCCTTCTTATTGTAGTTTATCAGTAAATGGAGTCTACTTTAATGATAGAAATAATGAGCCATTCTCTTTAGTATTAGCTTGTGCTAATCTACAAGATAGATATGACTTATTACATTTCTATAGAGACAATTTAATTGCAAATAGTGGTACTACTGGAGATTGGTTAGACTTATCAGTGCTCCCAACAGCTCTCGGAGTTAAACTTCCTGAAAGAATCCAGAAATGGATTGCTTATAAGAAATCAGGAGTTGCAATTATTGATACATCTCAAGAAGGAAGACAATTTAATAGTAATACTACATTCTCTGGATTTGATGATACGGTTAAAGCTCAAACTATCCAAGGTATTCAAATTGCAATTGATGCTACTGAGAACACAACAAGTTCTATTACTGGAGTCTTTAGAGAACGTTTAAATGGAATCCAACAAAAGGATGCAGTTACTAATGTACAGACAAGTGTTAATAATTCATTTATTATTACTAAAAAGTACTACCAACAAATGGATTTAGTAACTAATGAACTTCTTCTTGACTGCTTGAATATAGCTAAGATTGTATATAAGAATGGATTGAAGGGAACTTTAATTCTTGGAGATAAATATCAAAGAGTCTTTACTGCACTTCCAAAATATTTTACTGTCAGTGATTATGATATTCATATTGTAACAAGCACTGATGTTATTAAAGATATGGAATCTATTAAAGCTATTATTCCTGAATTTATTAAGAGTGGAACTCTAGAACCAGGAATAATCTTTGAAGCATTAACTGCCAAGAGCTTAACTGAACTTAAATATAAAGTACAGAAAGCACTTAAAGTACAGAAGGATGAAAATGGCCAGATGCAGCAACTTATGCAGCAGAATGAACAACTTCAACAGCAAGTACAACAACTTCAACAACAACTTCAACAAGCTCAAAATAAGGTTGAATCTCTTAATGAAGCTAAGTTACAAATTGAAGATAGAAAGGCTAAAGCTGATGAACAAATCGGATGGTATACAGCTAAGACTGATAGAAGGTCTAAAGATTCTAAAGCTGAAAACGACGATAAAAGAACTGAAATTGAGTACGCTCAATTATATGATGGCAATTCTAATAATAACGAAGTAAGAAATATATAATATATGACTCCTGTATTTAATGTATGTAAATCTAATACTTGCGGATTAACAATCACTGGTCTCTCAAGAGAGGCCGGTGAGTATCTGCCAGAAGATTCTACTGAAAACATAATTAACACTTTTAAGTACAGTGAAACTGTAACTGTAAATGTTATACAATTAGATAAGATAGACGAACCTGAATTTATTAAATCTACTGTTGCGCCTCATTTAACTAACACTGATGAAGTAAAAGTAGACATATCTAAAGATGGTAACTACCGTATCTCACATATCATAATTCCCACTACAGAGTGGTTGCAAAAAGAAATAGATAATCCTAACAGTTCTTTATCTTCTTATGCAGTTGTGTATGTTTCTGACGGTTCTACAATATATAAGTACATAAATGAAGGGCTTGTTGAATGTCCTGCACTCGAACTTGCTGAAAGAAATCCTGACGGGACTACAATTTCCATAAGTGAAAAAAATACCTTTTCCATTTGTTATTTATCCAAATGTTTTGTTACTTTGTGCAATGAAATTTTAAACATGAACCTTCTTAAATGTAAGAGTAAAAATGCAGATTTAGACAACCTAATATTTAAGAGAGATTTTGTTTGGATGACTATTAACGTAATTAAATACTCCGTTAGCCTTGGTCAATATGCAGAAGCCCAAAGAATATTAGAACAAGTAAATACTTGCAATGGTTTTTGTGATTCAATTAATAACAAATATAAAACTTTAAACAGAAGTTCTGGATGTGGATGCAATTAGTTTACTTAAACAGAAAATAATTGAGGATTATAATTCTTACGTGAAAAAACTATATAAGGGATACCGAGAAGACTATTCTTTAATTTTGCACGAAATAAGTTTTATAGAGACTCATACTAAATTAGATAACTGTGACTTTATTTATCAACAACTAATGTTAGCATAATATATGTCAGAATATAAAGTACTAGAAGAAGGAGTTCTACTTGATGACTGGATGAACGATAATCCAGAACAGCCATATATTCCTAAGAAAACCCCTAGCTGTAATTGCAACACTTGTCCAGACGAAGACGGGCATCTACTAAAGGATAACTTCCTTGGGGAGTTCTTAACTGAAGCTGATAAGAGAAGAGCTAGAGAGAACCTAGGACTCAAAGATATGGAAGGCGATGCAGCCAACATTACTTATAAGACAGATACTGACCCTGATATAGAGTCGGTTAAAGATGCCTTAGATAAGTTGTTCTATGTTCCAATAACTATTAGCTCATTTACTGTTTCTCCTAATGAAGCAGAAACAGGTTCAGAAGTTAATACCCTTACATATAACTGGAAATATAATAAAGAGATTAAACAACAATACTTTGACGGAGAAGAAATTAATGCTTCACTTAGAACTAAAACTATAACTGGAGCATTTAAGACTACAACATCTAAAACCTTAACTGCATCGGACGGAACAGAATCCAAATCCAGTACTGCATCTTTAGTATTCAAGGATGGTAGATATTATGGGGCAAGTGCAACAGACCCAACAGTTTCTGATATGATTTCTTCTTTTACAAGAAGTTTGAATCTTACTAGAGGAAACAGTTTTACAGTTAATGCTAGAGAAGGTCAATATATCTATCTTCTAGTCCCATACTCTTTAAAGAATATTTCTTTTTCAGTAGGTGGATTTGAAGGAGGATTTTTTATAGTAGACGATAATTACCAATTCACTAGATATGAGGGAACTACTATAAGATGTGTTCTCTTTAGAAGTGATAATCCGGGCTTAGGAAGTACAACAGTAACTATTAAATAACATGGCAGTAGAGTTAATTAGCGAAATAGTTCAAAAAGGTGGTCAGGATTTCGCTCTAGTTGATGCCAATAACATTCGTGGAGGTTTCTATCAAGTAACCGAAATGAGCGAAAGAGATGCAATACCAGACAAAAGAAAAAAGAATGGTATGCTTTGTTTCGTACTCAATGACCCTGACAAGGTCTTTACATACCAATGGCTTAATGGTTATTGGATTAAAGCACAACTTGGCGGCGGAGGTGGTGGGGATGGAGACACTAGAGTTGAAATAGTATCAACGCCAGAAGAGCTAGCAAACAGAGTAGACTTGGAAAGAGCTGGACAAATCGTATATATCGAGAGTACAGATGAAGTTCTATTCTGGTCTAATAAAGACAAATGGAGCTCTTTTGACCATATTAAAATACAAGATACAGAACCAGTTGATGATGATGCAGTATGGATAAATACTAGTCAGAAATCACTACCTCAGTATACAAATCCAGATTTGGCTACTATAATAGAGGCAGTTGAAGCACTTAGAAAACTGGTAAATAAGCATGAATATGCATTTACACATGAGATGTCAAGTGGGGGTTTTGAAAATAGTGCAAGACTCGATATGATGAAAGCTGCTTCACCTTTGGAACCAGGAACGGAAACAGAACCGACAGCAGCAGAAGAATATCCAGAATACACTGAATATGAAACTCCAAATTTAAAGCACTTAGCTATTAAAGCAGGAACTTACTCAAGCCTGCTTGAGAACACAAGAAACTTTGTAAATAACGAATTACTATGGTGTACAGACACTAAACAATTATATATTATGAGTAATGGTAGTTTAAATTGGATTAATAAAAGCGGAAGTGGTGGTGGAACCGAGTGGGACCCATCTGTTCTCGACGAACTGGATACCATTGGATTTGTTACCCCTAGTGGTCAAACATACAGGGTTAAGATTGAGAATGATGGAAAAATGGTTATCTATAAAAAGGAAATGGATACACCACAGACTAAACCAACAGGAGGTCAAGAAGACCCTTCGGGCTGGGTTTATGTTACATCACTATTCTTACAGAAGCTATATATAAATTCTATATATTGTGGGGGATTAGCATCTGACGAACATAGTTACAACTATTGTTCACATCATTTTGTTGAACTCTCAAATCTAACTAATGAAGATATAAACTTGAATGGTCTTTCCTTGCAATATGCAACAGAAGGAACTCAATGGCAAGTACTTCCATTATGGGGAACAATCAAAGCGCAGTCTACATTCTTAATTAGAGGTGCTCAGTGTTCAGTAATGGATGCAAATACTACTAAGATTAAAGTAAAAACATACGATATGGAATGGAGAGATTCAGGCGGAAATCTAATGAAGTTTGATAACAACAAATCCAAATTCTATCTTACTTGGGGAACTACTCCTTCAACAGTAAGAAATCCATATTCAAATGCTAACGGAAACTATAGAGTATCGTTAGGATATATCGATTTAGTTGGATTTAATAAAGAAAATGCAGAATCCTCTGATACAATAGACGCAAGCGAAAACAAACCATATACGTATCTAAGTACTGATAAACTCTTTACTAAATACTATGCAATGGACCCAGTAAGTCAGGCTACTAAATCATTAGATAAAAGAAACAATGCTAATGATTGGTATTTTGTTGACCTTACAAAAGAGTTAGTTCCGAGCATTGAAGCTTTCACTCCAAGGGCTTCATTTGAAAATAAAACAATATTCTACAACAAATCTAAACTAGTAAGTTTAAAACCTAACCTAATATCTTGTACCTTTGGTAGACAAGCAACTGCTCCAAATGCCACAAGATGTTTTAATTGGGTGTCAGTAGGATACTTTGACGAGTATCTATGGCATAGACCAAAAGGAAGTAGTGACGAAGGCCCTTGGACTAAAGTAGAATCATTTAAAAACGAAACAGGTATTAGAAAATACTATAATCGTATTAGAATGGAAGCTACTGATGGAACTCCATTTACTACTCATAAAGTTATTCTTAAGAACTTATCAGTAGGAACTTATGAGTATAGAGTAGGTAGAGCTGATGCAAATGGTAATCCAAGTGAATTTGCTAGTGATTCTTTAACATTTACAGTAAGAGATACTGACGATATAAAAAACGATTTTACGTTTGTTCAGGTAAGTGACCAACAGGGATTTAACTGGGATGAATATAATGTTTGGAGAATATCAGCTGAATATATAAAGAATAATGTTCCAGAAGCGCAGTTCACTATTAATACTGGTGATATGACACAAAATGGAAATAGAATCAATGAATGGATTGACTATTATAATGCTCGTAAATCCCTATGGGGAGTTGAAGAAATGGTGACTGTTGGTAATAATGACTTATGTCCTGCCAACATGTATGTATTAGGAAATGGCGGAGACAGTTCCAAAATTAATCCTTCTAATATGTCGTTCTTCTACACATTCGAAATTGATGAAACTAATCCACCTGTATTTACTATTGAAGGTAAAGAAGTATTCGTTGATTCTCTTTACTCATTTAATTATGGTAATGTACACTTTATGTGTGTGAACTCTGAAATTACTGATTTAACTGAAACTAATATTTATGGATTAAGTACTGGAAAGATAACCTATCCGTACATTAAACAATGGTGTAAAAAGGACATTGATGCTAATGCTTCTGCTGCTTGGCAAATTGCTTATTGTCATGAAATGCCATTTACTATTATTACTCAAAATGTTATTCAACAGTTCTACTGGAATGACACAGAAAATAATAAAGTGGAAAGAAGTGGTAGCCATTTAAATTACAATGTCCCTAATGAAGATAAATACTGGTTTAGTAAGTTCTGCCAAGAAAACAATGTAAGACTTGTTCTTGGTGGACATAAACATACGTACAGCGTTAGTTGGCCGCTTAAAGAGAATTTCTCACAAGATGGAACTCCTATAAGCATGAAGCCAATTATTCAAGTAACTCAATCTGATTTAACTACTTACTTCAATAGTGATAGTTTATATGAAGAAACAGAGGGAGACTTAGCTGGACAAAAATTCCCTGTTGCATGGAAAACCGATGATAACTACAAGCAACATAAACACTTATGTACATTTGAGCTAGTTGATAACATCACTGCTCCTGTGTATGCAATGTGTCAAGCTACTGGTTATAAACATACATCTAACAAAGAGTTGCCTGCACCTAATATACCTTGGTTGAGACACTATTTCCCTGCTACCGTTAAAGTTGTAGACCAGACTAACATTACTGCAACAGTAAATGCTGGACAGAGATACCCATTCTATATTATATGGAATATTACTCCTACACAAATAACAGGTACAGTTAAGAAGATTAATTATGTATTTACCTCTGCAGGTAAGTTTAATATTAATATTCAAAGTAGTGTTAATCCACCAGAAGCTATTGGTGGTAATGGGGAAGAAAACAACGGAAATGATTTAATTATCATAAAATAATGTCAGGTAAAAGTGTAAGTATAAAAAACAAAACTACTAATGAATGGGAAATCGTCGCAGGTAGCGACGCTTCCCAAATTAGTACTTCTAATCCTGACGTGCTAGTATCTGGAGAAGTAAATATCTCTGTTGACCAAGCACTCAGTAGAACCAACAAAAAGATAGAAACACTTCAACGTAATGTTTCGTGGCTTGCGGAACATGGCGGAGGAGGCGGTGGTGGGGGAGGAGATTTCACATCCTCTATTAAATTAACTAACGGTGGTATTACAACATCTGAAGGAGTTAATATTCTATATTCTACCACTAAAGAAGTTAAACTAGATTACTTAATCACAGCATTAAAGAACAACCAAAAATTTACTATAACTGTTTCTCTAGACGGAAATAGTGTTATTTCAGGACAAGAAGGATGGTCTGGAACTCCGGGAAGTTTGCTTATTAAAAACATATCCCAGTACTCATCATCAAATAGTCACTCGGTAGTAGTTACTGCAACCGATGCAGAAGGAATTAACGCTACTCCTTATATGTTAACTGTAATTGAATCATCTATTAATTTATCAAGTAGTGTTTCATCAGTTACTGCAACAATTGGATTGGCATATAAAATAACATATACAGTTACTAATAAAGTACTGGCTGCAGACACATCTTTGATTGTTAACAATGTCACTAATGGTGTTTCTAAAACATTTGAGCTTGGTAAGTTTACATCTACTGAACCTTTGTTATATGATGTTGATTTCTTCAGCTTATTTACAGGAACTCCAACGGCAGGTTCTTCTTACACTATTGAAGCATTTGCACAAACATTTATTGACGGAAAAACTATTACTTCTGATAAAGTAACTAATAAAGTTGTAGTAGAAGACGGAACTTCTCTTGTAGTACTTGTTGATGGCATTACAACTAAAGAAGAAGTAACAGCAGGAACACCTGCAACAGAGTTCCCTCAAGGTGGTAATATCTCATTCTCATTCACTCCTTATCTATCAGGTATTAGCATTATTTACTATGCTGTTAGAATGAAGAGAGGAAACATCGTAAGAGATATTGGAACATTTGAGCCTGATGCAGAAAACCCATTCAATGAAAACCAATATGTGCAAAGAGGTAAACAACAAATCTTTAGTTGGGCTGTTGCACAAAATGACGATTACTTAGGTGATTGGGACATTACATTGAGATGCTGGTCTGAAAAGGGTTCTCCTATGACAGATACACAACTTGCTTGTGTTGTTGTAAAATCTGCACAATCTTTAATTGCTGACCAAAACCCTAGAAATACTAGATATGCAAGTTGGAGTATTAAGAATGAATTTCCAACAGCTCCCACTGCAACTACATGGATGTCAAAAGAATTAAACTATATATCTCCGGGAACAACAGACCCGATTGTAGTAAATACTCCTTTAAATGTATATAATACTAATGGAGAACTATCTGGATTCTTATCTAGCAATGGACAAACAAAACTAAGACTCAGTGGTGAATCTTACGGTATAGTGGATTTACAGCCATTTAAGGATGATATAAGTGATAACAATAACTGGTCTAGACTTGGATTTACATTCTCTGTAACCCTGAAAACTGACCTACACCCGTTCTCTGATAGAACTGTATTCTTTATTGGAAATTATAGTTCGGATGGAACATTCTCTGAAGGTATTAAAGTTGGGCTAGAAGACATTATATGGTCTTATACTGACGGAAATATCAAAGAAACAATCTCTTGTAAGTTACAACAAAACGTTATAAATACTCTAGATTTTATTGTTGATAAAAATAATAATGAAGTAAAAGTCTTTGTTAACGGAGTCCTAAATGCTGCAAGAGAAATCAAATCTGACTTTACTTGGAAAACTACAAGTAAGTTCTATTTGGCTTGTGATGCTGATGCCAATGGAAACATAGGTAATTATGCTGATGTTGAGCTTTATGATATGAGATTCTTTAGAAGTGCTCTTAATGATAAACAAATTGTAATTAATGCTTTAAATGCGAGAGCTAATTCTTCTTTAATGTCTGATGGTACAGTAGATTTCTCTCTGTACAATTCTTGGAAAGCAAAGAACTTCTTTAGTACATCTGAATCAACAGCATCTTCAACTCTATGGGACGACCAGAATAATACATATGCAAACATCAACTTCGATGCTTTAATTAGTGACTCTAACAAGAAACCGCCCCTTCCAGTAGTTTATATTGACTGCGGTGGTTCTGGATTTACTAAGGCAGTGTATGAAGCTGTAGGTGCAAACCCTACAGAATATACTGGTTGTACATTTAACTACTTCGACCCTAATTCTACTAAGAGTTCAGCAGTATCTACTGGAGAATTATCAGTACAGATTCAGGGTACATCATCTACTGGTTATAGAAGTAAGAACTTAGAAATAATATTCAGAAAAGAACTATATGATGATTTAGGTGGTTTAATCGGCCCAGAGCTATTCCAGCCAAATAATACATGGATGCCTGAAAGTCAATTTACATTGAAAGCTGACGTAGTTGACTCTGCTCATGCTAACAATGCTTCTATTGGTAAATGGATTAATGATAATGCAGACTTACTGTTTGATAAAACTCCACCAATGGAACAACTTGAATCAAGACGTCCTGTTGATACTAGAGATAAAACAGTTACACATCAAAATGTAACAATTAAACATACACTTGAAGGATTCCCTTGTATCTTACTTATTAAGTTTGATGGAACTGATACTCAGGAAATGTTAGGTATTTACTCCTTTAACTTAGGACGTAATGCTTACTTTAACATGGGATTCAAGTTTTTTAAATCATTCTCAAGAAGAATCAAGGATTCATCTGGACAGTATCAAGAAAACCCAGTTCCTGCTTTCATTACTACTTACGAAACATATAAAGATAATGAAAATTTTGGAACTATTGACCAAAGACAAATATACTCTTATGAGTTCTCTGAAAATGCTAACATCATTATCAAAGACGATGGAACTAAGCAGATGACTGCTCTGTTCATGCAGGACGACTTATCTATCTTGCAGCATGTTGGAGAATTTAGGTATAATGGAGCAAATGGAGATAACTCCGATGTATCTGATAACAATATTTGGCAAAGACTTCAATTACTATTTACCGACTTAGCCAGTATGACTGGTGAAGCTGTTGATAAGTATAGATGGAATGTCCAAACAAAAGGCTACGAAAAAACAGGAGACCAATATGCAGCCCAACAATCTTGGTCAGCCCTAGCTGATGATTTAACTAATAGGCTAAATATTAGAAATGCTTATTCTTACTATATAGTTTGTATAGCATTTGGACTTGTGGACTCTCTTGGTAAAAATATGACACTTCGTTCTTGGAACGTTGGAGGAAGCCTTACTGATGAAAATATGAACAAATGGTGGCCTTGTTTTTACGACATGGATACGGCATTTGGTCTATCTAATACAGGTGAAGAAAATGTACCTAAGACAGCATATCTTGATACCTTTGCTAATGCTAAAGTAGAATCTGGAGTTAACTCTCTGGTAATTACTCAAAATTCAGCAGACGGAGGATATGATACATACTCTGCAAGATTATGGGATGTTCTTAGAGACACAAGATTTATAAATACAGGGGTTTATTCAGGAGCAGGATATGATGCTTTATGGGAAACTTGGCGTTCAGTAGGAACACTTCTTAAAGAAGCTAACTACTTCGTTGATAACTATTTCAGCATCCAAATGAAGAACTGTGGTGAGCTTCTATATAATTATGACTACAAAGTTAAGTATTTAACTAGATATTCAAAGGATGAAGGTAGTGCCGCTTCTTATGCTAATATTGAGTTCTTACATGGACCTCGTGTTGAATTTGTAAGAGACTGGCTAAAGAAAAGATACTACTTTATGGATGGTGTGTTCCAATATTCAAATAGTGCACTCATCCAGCCATATAATGAAAAGGGTGCTTTTAAATGTGGTGGTGCGGAAGGACAAGCTCCTACACTCACAGTAAAATCTAATTGCCCGTTAATCTTTACGGTAAACATTGGACAGACATCTGCGGGAGATATTAGATATTTTATTGATGAGAATATCCCAACAACTATTACTCTATCACCTATATCTTCTTTTAATACGCAGATTACTATTAATGGTATTTCTCAAATCAGTCAGCTTGACGGATTGAAATATATGAGATTCCAAGGATTTATGTCTACATTGAGACTGCCAAGTTTTGCAAATGTAGATATATCAGGAGTAAAGACATTGTCAAGTGCTCCAATTCTATTTGAAACAGCATTTATTAATGACCAAGATTTCTCTGATGTAAGACATATTGACCTTAGTAATACATCCTTCTGGTCTGGAAACAGTGGTGTAAGTACATTTACAGTAAACATTGAAAAGTATACGAAACTAAAAGATTTGAATATCTCTGGTTCTTGTGTAACTTCTCTATCTTTACCAAATGCTTCACTTGCTTCCCTTAATATTACTAACTCAGATGTAGAAAAGATTACATTACAGTCTCAACCATTCTTGAGTTCTATCGACTTTACAGGATGTAAGAAATTAAAAACTGTAATTATTGATTCTTGTACTAAGATAGAATCACTTACTCTATCAAGTTTAAGTGACTTGGATTCTGTAACCATTACAGGATGTCCTAATTTGAAATCTATTGTTTGTACTAACAATACTGCGCTATCAGTATTTAATGTATCTAACTCTAACAATGTAGAAACAATAAACCTATCTAATTGTAATAGTAGGTCTCTACAAATATATATTGTAGGTGCGGCTAAGATTAAAACACTAAATCTTTCTGGAACTACAACTCCAGAGCCAATTCAGTTAGCACAAGGTCTGAACACAATTACTTCTTTAGACATTAGTAATAGTTCTGTATCTGCTTTCCAATTTGGTAATGACCCTATCCCTACTTATAAAGGTGATAATATCTTAGATTTAAGTCCATTTAATCTTACTTCATTATCTTTAAGAAATGCAGGTTTAGTTAAATACATTAAATTTGATAATAATAAAACTAAGCCATTTACTGTTGGTAATTCTTTCTTCGTTGGATGTTCTTCTCTTATAAGAGTATTCGGACATTTGGCACTTAATGGACAGAGTATATTTAGTAACTGTAACAAGTTCTTTATACATGACATGCCAGATACTATTCCGACTCCAATGATTAGTCCTACTGAATGGTTCGGCCCAGATACGAGCACAGAAGATGGAAAAACTCAATGGAAAGCTAACACAAATCTAGATACAAACTTTACTATCTCAACCACTGCTTTAAACAGTGTGTTTAGTACTACTGCTTGTACTCTATATGATGTGTATTATATACTTAATAGATGTCAGAATGTTACAAGTTTGAATGGTACGTTTGTTGCTTGTAGACAAGTTACTACTTCAGTTCCTAACTCTTTTAACAGAAATATGTTCAAGTACTGCGGTAAAGTAACAACCATAGATAGCTTATTCTGGGATTGTGGAGACTTAACTAGTATATATTTTAGCCCTACACATGATGACGATGGAAACATTACAGCATACGATGGACTGTTCTCACCGCTTGTGAGTTGTACTAATATGAACAACTCATTCCGAACAGGCGGTCAGAAGTATATGGATGAATATCTATTTGCCCCAGTAAATGCAAATGGAGATACTCTAAAACTAACTTCAATCAGTTGGGCTATCTACCACGAGACATTTATTAAAAATGCTAGTGCTCCTAAAGAAGAAATTTTAAGTTCTGATTATATATATGCCAAGGCAAGTAAGCTGTTAAAATATTTGCCAGAACTTAACAATATAGGTTATCTGTATGCAAGTACTTATTCTAAAATTGAGTTTGATTTAGATACATATACAGAGAATGGAAAGACAGCTTCATACTGTCCTCTATTCTATAATAACTCCAAATTGGTTTCAATAAGTCAATGCTTCAATTGTTACGGTAAAGGTTCTTTATTGAATGTATTTGGCGGAGATGAAGTATTTAACTCTATGAGAAATAACTTCCCTCAATCATTACAATATATTAGAGGTTCATTTAACTGTGCTAAAGAAGGAAGCAATACAGTAACTTGGCCTATAAAGAACTCAATGTTTAGTAAGATTAAGTCTACAATCAAGTTTATTGGGCCGGTTGATGAAGGTAACTTTACAACAAGTGCAGGCAGCTTTGCTGGAGCAGGTATTGTTAAATCATACATTCCAGACTTAGTTGGAGATAAGTTCCCTTATGATGTATTTAGAGGTTGTACTAACCTAACAGAAGCTCCGGCTTTCTTTGCTAGAATGGCGTTTCCTTCTGATACAACAACTGAAATTCCGGGAACTACATTTAATGACTGTACCAAACTTACTAATATTTCTTACATGTTCTACAATATGAGTAATGTAAAGTATTCACTTACAAGTAGAGGATTTAAGAATTGTAGGATAGTAAATGCCACAACTTGTTTTATGGAAGATACATCTAACTATTGTAAAATAGGAAAAGTTCCTTATGGTTTATTCTATCAAGAAACGGATGTAAGAAAACAATTTATTGGTTGGAATCATACAGACGCTGCAGCTTCTGGAATTACTGAAACATTTGGTATTACAGAAAGTGGAGAATGGATTCCTGATGATGAATTGCCAACTCAATTACCTGCAACTAAAACATATGAGTTTACAAGAAAACAATTAAATAGAACTATAAGAACCTTAGATGGATGTCTAAGAGGATTTAGAAGTCCAGATGCATCTCAATACTTAATTGATTGGGGAAATCTAGAATATGGAGATTCAGGGGATTTAGTAGCAATTAATGAAGACTATAATCCAGTTGAGTTTATAAAGAACTCTGCTTATGACCCAAGAGAACAGGTTCCTAATCCTGCTTACAATCCTGAAAATCCAGGAGCTGAGCCAGAGTTTATTCCTAATCCAAATAGAGATATTCGTAGAGTATTGAAGAATACTAACTATGACCCCTATGAAGAAATGTGGAATTATTGGGCAGTTGACGGTAGGGTTGGAATGAAGGGAATTATAGAAAACAGTAATTTATATAGAGATGTATTAAATGGCACTGTAACTACACTTCCAACAACCATTCCAGATACTATGGAAGACGAAAACAATAGTAGGTCATGTATAACTCCTGCTTCTTACACAGCTAAAAGACTAGTTATGAACTACATTTGTCCTCCAGATTTATTTAGATATTGTGAAAACAGTGCAGCACTGAATGTGAATAACATATTTATGCAAAGTGGGATTTCTTCAGACGTCACTGGTAATTATCAATCTTATGGTCTATGTGGTAGAATCCCGCCAAGATTGTTTGAACCAATATCTAATGTGACTAAGCTAGAAGGTATATTTTATTATTGTTTTATGGTTAATCCATATACTTGGCCTGATACTACAAATGCTGGAACAATGTATCCACCGAACCTATTCTCAACATTGAGAAATTTAACTTCTATTAAGTTGTTATTCTCATACAATGAGATACCTTCTAATATTGCTCTATCTTCTTCACTATTTGTGAATAATTTGAGTCTTTCAGACTTAGATAGAACTTGGATGTGTTGTAGATGGTATTCGGATGCTACATTGCCTGCACAAGTCCCTACTGACTTATTCTCTAGAAATGGAGCTTTAAGAAACCTAAGAGGTACATTCTCAATTTCATCTCTGAGTGTAGATAGTAGTGATAATGTAACAGCTAGTTTATATACTTATGGAAGAAACCCAATAAAGATAGACAGTACGTTAGTAACAAGAGCAAAACATGCAAATGTATCAAACGTATCTTATATGTTTGGTGGTTGTAAGACAACTCAAGGAACTGTACCTGAGCTATGGAATTGGCTAAACAAACTATCTCTTAAATATAGAACACAACCATTCTATCAAATGTCTAAAGCATTAATAACAAATAGTGCTGGCATACCTGCAGAATGGTCAATAGGTATGAATGATTAATAATTTTAAAACGATATAATATGTACGGATACGGAAAAGTAGCAAACAGAGAAGGAAAAATATCTTCTGTCCAAGTAAGTATCTTGCAGAATGTTCCTGCCGGAGATTTCTTCCCCGGTGTGATATTTCTGATAAAGAATATTACTGATGATAATATAACAGCAGAGATTAGACCTGCAGGACAGGACAATTTCATAGAAACAGTACTATATCCCGGATGGAACCCTGAGATGTGTGAAGAAATAAGAGACGCAGAAGAAGGAACATTACAATATGGGTACTAATATTACTGGTATTGGTAATGCCAATGCCATAGGATTTAAGTCTAGAGTTACAGGTGGGATATATTTCCCGCCTGAACTTAAAGACGCTCTTGTAGGGGTATGGTCAGCCTACGGTAAATCGAATGATAGTACTGACCGTAACATTATCAAGAATAAAATAAAAGATAGAGGTGGAGATTTTGTAATCAGCAACGCAGCTTTCAAGCTCAATAGTGGGTTTGGGAAGTATGAAGTGGATTTTACTTCATGGATACAAACAGACGGAGTTATTGCTTCTTCTGATAAAGTTCAAAATAGTATCATAGGTCGTTTTTTATATTTTAATACGGTTAATAAGAAAGAAGATGTACCATCCTTTAAGGTTAATATAACGTTAGGACAACAGAGTAAATTACAATATAGCTATATTAAAGAAGATGGCACAACTACATATATAGTATATTCAGAAAGTGGTATATATACTATACCAGCTTCTTACTTTTCTAAGTATACAGGAGGAAATGCTTGGTTTGGATTTTATCAAATAGAAGGTACTTCTATTATCGAGCAAATCCCCTCTTTTGAAGGCGCCTTCGTCACCGACGGAATCGACGACCTGATTACTTCCACCAAGACCGTACAGGAGATGTTGGGAGGAAGTAATGAGATTACAGTGGTGAGTATGATTCATTTAGTACAAACTCCAGCTGCCAGTTCTGAAAAAGCATATACTAACCAAATTAGGACTGGACAGAATTATCTTAGAAATTACGTTACCGATAATGGCAAAACCGGAATATACGGTTATACTTGTAAAGGGAATAATGTTTCTGTAATAAACAATATATTAGGAGATAAAAATGATTATACTGTTGAAAATAAATCTTGGAATAATTTAGCCAAGTTTTCAGTGATTGGATATGAAGACAATGGTACGATAAATGAACTAGACCAAGTAGCTTGGTATTGGACATTCATTGCCAAAAGAGTTCTTACAGAGGATGAAATTAATCTTGTAATCGAGAAATACAATCTTGATAGACCCGGAGAAATAGTTAAACCTCAAGTTTATTACAATGTAAAGAAACAGAAGATTTCTAATGATAATCACTCTGCATTTGATGATAAACTAATTGACTATTCTGGAAATGGTTATGATGCTAAGCTGTATAACTTTGGCTGGAAAGAAGATAGTGGAATTGGGAAATATGAAACTGATTTTACTGATTGGAAAAAGAGTTTTAAAGTAACATCTTTTGATAGTGAATCTATTAAGTTTACTAGCGATGTTTCTTGGGTATTACTGTATCATCCATCTAGTATTGGAGAAGATATTCCCTCTTTCAAAGTTCGTATAAAACTTTATGGAAAAGGCACTTTATATTATAACTATATAACTCAAGAAGGGAAATACACTAATGTAGCTGTAAAATCAGAGATTTTTGAAACACCGATTTGTTATAACACAAAATATACAGGTGAAAAGGGAGTAAACGTTGGATTTATTCTTGGCGTTATCTCTGGTGAATGTAGTGGTACTATTACACAAATTCCAGAGTATGAAAATGCATTAGTATTAGATGGTGTAGACGATTATGGAAAAGTAACAGGATTGCCTATTTTAAAGGATTATACAGTTGCTGCTGATTATATCAGAACATTTGCAAAAGAAAATGCACAAGATTCTCCAATATTATCCAAGTCTAAAGTTGCAGGTAGTGGAGCTTTTTTATTCAACTACTTAAACGCTGACTCCATAACAAGTTCTTATTCATTTGGAACAAACAACATACTAAAAGAAATAAATGATTCTGAAAGAAAAATTTATTATCTATCTAAATATGCAAGTGACGGCCATAATGTTAATGCTGGCTCTGCAGTAGATTATGATACTATGTGGTTAGGTACTTATAGAGATAATACTAGTAATTTCTTTACTGGAGCTCTGTATTTTGCAATGCTGTTCCCTTATTCTTTATCGGAGTTTCTACTTGAAAGACAGATAAAGAAGGCCAGAGCAGGAACATTATATCCTAATCAAGTTGAGTTTAGACCTATAATTCCAGAGGATGAAAATATTACCAAAATTGATTACTTTGTTGTTAACTCTGGTACATGGACAATAATTAAACCTGGAGATTATGTAGATGTGGGAGCAAGAATTGTATTTAATATATATACAAAACTTCCTTATAAAGTAGCAGGAGTATCTTCAACATCTTTTACTGGAATGAGTATTAGGCCTTCAACAGGATTAAACATTTTTGATGTTCAAGGTTATATAAAGGATAAGACTCCTCAAAAAATTAAGCTGACTCTTGCAGTTAATGAGGATATTATACAATGGAATCCTACAATTTCAGCTAATATTCCAGACTCTTACGATGCAGTAACAGAATGGTTTGCCAATGGTTGGGAGACTAAGATTGCTGTAGGTGATTGGATTAAAAAGTCTGATAGAATATTCTTTAAATTAAAACTTAAAGAACCTCTACATGAAATAGGTAAAGTTACATTTGGTGGTTCTGAATGTCAGGCTACTAAAGCAAGTAATTGGTCAGAATCTAATAATCTATGGGAGATTGTAACATATTCTTCTGTTGGAGATTTATCGCAAGTATTTAATGTACAAGTAGACGAGTACATCAGGTTTGAGGACATTGTTCAGCCATATCCAGTTCTATTGAGATTCAAGGATGAAAATGGTAACGAAGTATCTTGGGGAGGTAAATTCAGAGTAGGTTCTACTATTACTAGAATAGGTTCTGCTGCTGATTTTAATCTACTTCCTAATATATATAATATATTTGGATTATTATTGAATGACAATCAAGTAACTAGTTCTAAAGTTATTGTTGAAAAAACAATGGTATTTAAGGCTAAAAGTGCTTATATATTTGATAATAATGAACCTAACTGTATCCTATCTCCTAGACTATTGAGAATACCTAACTCTAGTTATAAGATACTAGGTCATATTCCCGATATATCCGGTCATAGGAATCATGGGAAGATAAATAATTCTGCTTATGCGGGAATGAGTGGAGCTAATGGCTATAAGTATGATTATAAAAACTTTTTAGTAGATAAAGTATTAGCACAAATAGATGATGATAGAAAAGTAACTTATTTTGCTGCTAAAAATTCAGTAGGATTCTTTAATGCTAATTCTGCTTCATACAAAGGAAGAATTAAATTAACAGGAGTGAAAAAAGCAATAAACGATAAGTTTATTGACGTATTCCGAATATATACCAATAGTCGTACTAGTAATGAAGCAATAGATATATACGAAGATGGAGAATATGATGTAGATATAAAGGGTGCAGATGATGCGACAAGGTTATTTTTCTTTGCATTAACTACTTCAGAATCACCTTCAACATTAAATACTCCAATCGTTATCGAACAAATCGGTGAATACGAAGGAGCATACTGTTTCGATGGTGTAGATGACTTTGTTACTATTCCTACTGCTACTGGTGGTAAACAAGTGTTTATGAAGGTAAATTCTAGAAAGTCTGATTGCTATCTATATGACCAAAGAAATAATTGGACACAATATTTAGGTATTGTTTCAACCAAAGACTTTATAGCATACAATTATTCGAATCAACGTGGCAAAACTTATATTGATGGAATACTTAATGAAAATATTACCGCAAATGATTTAATAAGTATAACTCATAATATAACTGTAACTAACAATAGAGATGACGTAGAACAATATTTTCCTTGCATTGGAACTTCGTTTGCAAAAAATAGCTTTGCTCAAATGTCTCTCTACGACTTTATGCTCTTCGACAACATCTCAACAGACGATAAGATTAAAGAGCTGAACGAGTATATAGGACTAAGCGGAAATATATTCGAGTTTAATCCTCCAACATTTACGATAGACCTTCCTATGGCGATTAAAAATATTAAGGTATATCAAGGAGGAAATGAAATAAGTCCAGGTTATCTATATTCTAATAAAGATACTGAGTTTGAAGTATATGTATCGCTTAATGATGGTAAATATGCTGTTGATACTATTACAGTAGACGGTGCAGAAATAACTAAGGATAGAGTAGTTGGAGAATACAATATATTTAAGTTTACTCTTAATGGTTCTTCTGAACAGAAGATTACAATCCATTCCTATGAGTATATAATGTATGAGGATATAAATCAGCCTTATCCTGTGATATTTAAGGTTAAAGACAGAACTACCAATCAAATATACAGTTGGGGAGATAGGATTAAAATAGGAAGTTCCATACAACTTATTCATGGTGAAAATCCTAATCTTTTACCTGAGTTATATAGTATTATTAGTTATATCTATGAAGGAAATTCTTATAGTTATAACCAATTAACTAATCTGGTTATTACGGTAACTAAAACTATTTCTGTATCCTGCCAGAAAACATGGAAACTTGGGAACAACGAGCCTAAATGTATATTGTCTCCAAAAAGATTAAAATTAGCAAATTCTAGTTATAAGTATTTGGGTTATATACCTGATATTTCTGGAAATGGAAATCATGGAGTCTTTAATAACTTTGCATTTAGTAAAATGTCTGGAGCTGACGGTTATCCTTATGACTATAAATCAACATCTGATTTTGTGGCTCATGCTATAAATGCTGTTCTCGTAAATAGCGAAACTGTTAAGTTTATAAATGTTTTAACTCAAACATCTTTTTATTATAAAGGTACAAGCTATAAAGGAAAAATTAAAGTAACAGGAATAACTAAAGCTATTGCTAGTGGTAAGGTTAGATATTTGGACATTTATAGTAACTCGCCAACTAATAATGATAGAGTTATTATCGATAAGGACGGAATATATGATGTAAACATAGAAACTGAAGATGCTATTAATATCTTTTTCTATCTCACTCCTATAGTTTCAGGTACTACCGCTCTCGATGAACCTGTTTATTTAGAGCAAGTGGGGAATTATGAAGGCTCTATATGTTTTGATGGAGTTGATGATTACATGGATATCCCTTCCTTATCAATAGGAGGAAAGCAGGTATTAATGAAGACAAACTGGTTGAAATCTCCTACGTTATTGTATGACCAGAGAGCGTCGGGAAGCTTTGCTATTCTTACAACTAAGGAGGATGACGCAACTAATCCAAGAATAGCGTACCAAGCACGTAATCAAGATGGCAAGACTTACATAGATGGAATAGAGAATAATTATATTGAAACTTACTCTCTAAAAGGTATAACACATAATATTACAGTGACAAACCCTTCGGCAGGAAGTGGAGTAGTACCTGTAATAGGTGCCAATACTGGTAAGTCAAGCGGTTTTGCCAAAATGGCTCTTTATGATTTCATGTTGTTTGACGAGGTAAGTACTAACGAAGAAATAAAGCAACTCAATGATATAGTAGGTATTGAAGGTGGCTATGTACAGAAACCTCCTTATTATTGGGACGCTTATGGTAAGACTAATCTCGATGCAGATAAGGCAACTATTCAACAAAGAGGTGTAGCCGTAGGTGATTATGATTTGATTAATAATAACTTTGCTTATGAAGGCATGTCAGGTTATAATGGTTATCCTGCAGTATTTGGTGCTAATAAGACTTATGCAAATCTAGTTCCTAACGATGGTAACTTTATACTTACCAGTAGTCATAATATTATCAATGTTACTAAATTCGATACCAGTTATGGATTGCTTTATAGTCATATAAAGTTAGATGGAAAATTAACATCAAGAAATATAGATTATCCTTCTTACAAGATAAAAGTTACTGGACTCGGAGAAAACTTTGGATTACATTATTCTTATCTTAAAAATCCTTCTGATGCTAATCTTAGTGCATTTGGTATAGGTACTGATGGTACTTATACTATTCCTAAATCTTTTGCAAGTGATGGAAGTTTGATAAATAACAATGTTTGGATAGGTTTTATATTTACTGGTACTGCACCTGAATCATGTAATGTTACTATCGAAGTTCTTCCTGAATATGAAAATGGTTTAGTATATGATGGAGTAGATGATTATTCAGAAAACACTAGTATTCCGGCATTTACTGATTATACTTATATCATTAAGTATGAGGATTTTAATAATCCAAATACTGGAAGTTGTATTCAAAGAAAAGGCAGCATTAAGGCAGGTGGAGGAGCATTTGTTCAAGACCATATCTATAGAGGTACAAAATATCAATATAATTTTGGAATTAGTAGCAATATTCATAAAGATGATTCCATCGCATTTTGTACTAAAACAAATTATAATGGCACTGCAATTCCGTCTGGAAACAATACTGATGATACAGGTTTTACTATCGGAAAATTCGATGGATATCGTAAAATGGTATTTTATAAAGAAATGTTGTATCCTAGGACCGTTAATATGCTAACCATTAATATGATAAAGAATATGATGGCAGAAGATGGAATAATAGATATACAAGGTAAATTATTTACTGATAAATTTACAGGAGATTTTAATTTAGACTTTAATAAAGACTTTTTAATAGGTAACTAACAATGGCAAATTGGAGTAATTTAAAAACAGCAATATCAAATGTTGTTAAAAGTAACGGAATCCAAGGGATTACCGGAGATTCACTACAATCTGTAATGTTAAATATGGTTACAAAACTAGGAGAGAATTATATGTTTGCAGGGGTAGCTACCCCTGCTACAACTCCTGGGACTCCAGATGGTAATGTATTCTATATTACTACACAAGCTGGAACTTATGCCAACTTTAATAATACAGTAGTGGCAGATGGAGAACTAGCAATTCTTATGTGGAATGGTGCTTGGACAAAACAGAGTATGGCAATAGCCACTCAAGCAAAGATGGAAGAAATTGACCAACATGTAACGGAAGTTGATGCCAAACTTAATGAAATGCAAAAAGGTATGGAAGATGTATATGCCTATGGAGTCGAATGGGATTCTACTGTGGCAGACCCTACTCTCACAAGAATTGGGAATCTTACTCTTCATAAATCGTTACCTATTCAGTCTCAATTAAAAGGCTGCGTAGCTAACGGAGGAGTAATCAATTATTATCTTCATCCAGATGATTGGTCAAAGAAAGAAGATGGCACACCATCAGTATTAGATGGAACTGACGGAACTGTCAGAGTTAAAGTACCTCGATTCTGGGGAAAATCTGGAGTTGCAGGAACAAAAAGATGGGTTAAGATTTCTACTGTATGTATTGATGATACTTGGACAGAGATTCCAGCAATGTTAATAGATGCATATAGGTCTACAACAGATAACACTGTAACGGCAACACCTAAGTTGGTATCAGTTGTGAATACTACTGCTGCATTTAGAGGTGGAGGAAATAGACCAGCTTATGATACTTATTTAGAAACTGACCCAGTTAGAACAGATTTAGGAAAACCAAGAACAGCAATGACTAGAGCAGTTGCACGTACTTGGGCAACAAACGCAGGTTCAGAACTACTGAACTACGAATACTACAAATGGATAATGTTTTGGTTACCTGTGATTGAGTACGCTACATTTAATATGCAAGCTAACTTCGATTCAGATTTAACTTCCGAAGGATTTCATCAAGGAGGATTAAGCGCAGGTGTAACAAACATGTCAAATTGGGAGTTTTACAATGGAAATTATTCAGTATGTCCTTGCGGATATGCCAATGAATTAGGAAATTTTACAGGAGCTAAGGTTATTCCTCAAGCTGATTGGGTTTATGAATCCACAGGTTTAACTAATATGGCTTCTTATTCAAGAGATACTGCTCAAGCAGATATGACAGCAGAAACAAATAAAGTCACAATTACAAACGTTAAAGGTACTAATAGATATATGTATAGAACTTGGGGCTACCAAAATGGAGAAACCGTTTATACTATATCAGGATTAGCAGAGGGACAAGATGTAATATTCTATGTAGGAGGTACAACAGTAGCAACAGCTACAGCCGATGGAGATATTACAGTAAATTGGCCTACAAACAATCTGGGAGATAGATGCATTAAATCATCTTTTACTGGAAGTTGTAATATTGTGATTTCTATTAAGAGTGCATCTAACGTAAATGTAACAGTTAGCCGTCCAGCTATGAGTATTGCAAGATATAGAGGATTTGAAAATATCTTTGGAGACCTGTGGACAAATATGGAAGGCATAATTATACAAGGTTATACAGACGAAGGAACAAGCACTTATAACTGGAAAAATGTATATACAACTACTAATCCAGAAAATTATGGAGAAACAGAAACTCAAAAAGCTAAAATGAAATTAATCTCTAGTAGAGAAATTCATGCAGATGGATATACTAAGGATTTTGACCTCCAAACAACAGGGGAAATAGTACCATGTGCTGTTGGTGGTGGAAGTACTACCTATATGTGCGACTATCATTACACTGGTAATAAAGACGCAAGTCTAAGGACGCTCTTGCTTGGCGGCGGCGCTCGTTATGGCGGTGCTTCCGGCCCTGGTTGCTTCCTTTCTTCTGATGGGGTCGGCCGTTCCGGCGCCTCTGTGGGGTTCCGTACTCTAAATAAAATTGAAAAATAATTTCTCATAACATATAACAGATAGGGCACTATTTACCTTTTTTACCGGGTTGCAAGGGCAGCGAAAGTTTACTGTGAAAAACAAAACTCTTACTTAGCAGCAACGCTAATAATGGCAGTAATTCCAGCCCTAGTTACTTCAATTCTAATAATGGAGTCAGCAATTCCAGCACCAATGTAGGTTTATTATATATTTTGATTTTGATAATTTTGTTTTTATTATTTTGTCTAAATAGTGTCCTTGCCTCTTGGCAAAAAATAACGTAGTATTTAATATAACTGGTGTTAGTAGGTTAATTCTCGAACACTCCTTGCCTCTTGGCAAAAAATAACGTAGTATTTAATATAACTGGTGTTAGTAGGTTAATTCTCGAACACTCCTTGCATAAATATATAAGACTTTGAAAAGAATAGGATATTTGCATGAGCAGGTATGTAGCCTGTCTAATATAGAACTTGCTGATAGAAAAGCAAGAAGACACAAATCAGTCAGATGGGGAATCCTGAAACACGATAAGCATCATGAGAGGGAAAATGAAAAGTTGGCAACCGTTTTGAAGAACTTGACATATCACACTTCAAAATATAGCACGTTTAAAATCTATGAGCCTAAGGAGAGATTAATCTTTAGGCTTCCATATTATCCTGATAGAATTACGCATCATGCGATAATGAATATAACAGAACCGATATGGGTAAACATATTTATCAAACATACATATTCTTGTATAAAAGACAGAGGAATACATGATGTTGCAAAAGACTTAAAGTACGTTTTGCAAAAATATCCAAAAGAAACTAAGTATTGTTTGAAAATTGATGTGAAGAAATTTTATCCGTCTATTAACCATGACATACTGTACGAAATACTCCAAAAGAAAATAAAAGACCCTAAATTGTTGAGTCTACTAAAGGAGATAATATATTCGGCAGACGGAGTACCCATTGGAAACTATTTGTCTCAATTCTTTGCAAATTTATATCTTGCTTATTTTGACCATTGGGTCAAAGAAGAGCTTAAATGTAAATTCTATTTCAGATATGCAGATGATATAGTAGTATTAAGTGACAATAAAGAATTTTTGAGAACAGTTCTATTGTCAATGAAATTATATCTGCGAAATGTCTTAAAATTAGAACTTAAACAAAATTATCAAATTTTTCCCGTAAACAGTAGAGAAATAGACTTTGTAGGTTACAAGTTTTTCCATACTCATGTACTGCTCAGAAAATCTATCAAAGTTAGATTATTCAAGTTAATTAAAGGGTACAAGGATAAGAAAATTGATAGAAACGAGCTAAGAAGGAGAATGCAATCGTATTTTGGATGGTTAAAGTTCTGTAATTCTAAAAATCTACTCCATAAAATTCAGTTAGAGACTGGATTGAGATTTTCTAACTGGAATGGGAAGAAGGTAAATATTTCAAGATTCTATGGTAAGTATATTCATATAGTTGACATCATATTGTATAGCAATAGATTCAGAGTCAACTTTGTATATAATTATAAGTCATATTATTTTGAGAGTAAGAATAAACGATTGCTTTATTCTATACGTAGATATTCATTACCTGTAAATTTTAAAATAACACCATATGTTAGACCCAAGAAGAATAGAAGCAAACCTGCAACCCGAACCGATTGAATTGCTTGGAAATGGTACATATTACTATAACTATGATATTAAATCAGAAATAGTATACGTTCCTCACATGGACGGAAGTACAACGGAAGAAATTAGATGGAATTACATTCAGATACATTTAAGTGGAACACCAGAATATAAGGCATGTGCTAGAGCTATTATTAGACAATATATTGATGAAGAATCAGAGTTCTCTATAATTAATGACTTTAATGCACACCAATTAGGAATTAGAAAAGATGAAAAAGCATACTCTGAATACATAGAGTATATTAATTTAGTTTCAGAAATCAAATCAAAAATTAAGTCGGACTTTAATAAATAAAATTATGGATTACGCAATTGTAACAAAAGAATGGATGACACAACGTGGTTTAATCATAGAACCACACATGAGAACAAGTGTAGATAACAACAAAGTAGTATTACACAAATCGTGGCTAAGACCTTTCTTAGAAGATGAAGGTATTGAGCTTTACTATCATGACGACCCTGCTTTTATAGCACTATTAGCATCTGCAGAATGGACATCTCCTGAGGGAGAAATCGAACCTGTGTCTATGGGAGAAGGAACAAAAGAAAGTCCTTACACATATGATGGAGTAATGTCTTTAGTAAAGGGTAACTATTACTCACAAGATGGAGTTACATATCTATGTACAAGAAGTCTTTATGAAGAAAACAGCACTGCTCTTAAAGATTTAATAGGAATGTATGTAAAGGAAGCTGCCTAAATGGCATCTTTCTCATTTGAAAAATAATTTTTAACACTCGTAGCTAAATTACAAGAATTTTTAAAGAAATTTAATAATTTAGTTGCGAGTGTTAATTTTTATTTATATCTTTGTGCTGTTACAAATGGAGAAAGACCGAGACGTCTAAAATTATAATTAGGTCGATTGAAAGGAGTAATAAGTAACTGATAATAAAAAAAGTTACTTTAGTTCATTTATTAATTTAAAAAATTTTTAAACATAGCAGAGTTTTTAACAATGGAAGATGCCGAAAACAAATTCGGTACGAAAGGGAGAACAAATGCGGGCCTAACCCTAGGTATTATTGGTACAGCACTAGCTGCACTTGGTAATAACGGAGGAGGTTGTGGCTGTGGAAACAACGGTGGTATTTTAGGTGGACTCTTCGGAGGAAACAATGGCTCTTGTTGCGCTATGCAACAAGCAGAACAGGCTAAAACGTTAGCAATGGTTCAAGGACAACAGGCAGATAATTTATCTTGGGCAAATAGAGTACAATCTATGCAAGACGACATCAACCTATATACTTACATCAATGCGGCTGATACAGGACTTCGTAATCAAAACTACGAAGGAAGAATCACCGACCAGGGAGAAAAATGTAATATGTATATAGACCTTATAACAAGAGACAACGCACAGAATCTGAGATTGTGTGATGAACTCTATAAGAGAAGAGAACAAGATGTCCAAGAAAAGTCTGATTTGTTCGCAAGATTAAGTACTAGAATCAGTGATTTAGAGAAGAAAGAAGCTGCTACATCAGCTGCATTACCTCTAATGTTCGAACTTGCAAAAGAAAAGTCAGAAAGATATTCTGATGCTTGCTGCTGCAAGAGCGAAAAAGATTTACTTAAAACTGCTAGTGCTCTTCAAACTGAAGGTATGGCTGTGGCTAACAACTTACAAAGACAACTTGACCATAAAATTACTGGAGAATTAAAATATTCTTATAGTAACTTATGTGCTCCTGTTCCTAGTATAGCTCCTCTTTATTGTAGTCCGTTTACGCAATATGGTACAGGCATGTACGCTGGTACAGCTGCTTCTAACTGGAACGCAGTGAATACAGCTATTAATGGAGCTTGTCCTTCTTGCCAAGCACAATAAGATATTGAAAGGAGATTATGTAACAGTAGTCTCCTTTCTTTTTTTATAACCTAAAATGCTCAAAATTATGACTACAAAAATAACTCCATTTGGAACCGAAGATAACGGGAGTCAAATATTAGAGTTTAATGTTTCTATACCTAAGGGAGCAAATACAAGTATAGCTCCTAACTCTACACTAACAGTAACACAAAGATTCGCAGAAGTCTATAATCAAGCCACTTCTGGTGCTGCTTCTTATAGACAAGTCACTAAACTAGATGTGGTTCATAACCTACAATATGTTGATTGTAAGGGTGCACCAAAAGTTATCACAAACGTCACTTCAACTATTATCGATACTCCGGCAACTTCCGCTACTCCAGAAACTCTGACACCAGAGATTTTCAAAGTAGTTGATGTTTTAATTCCAAGAGGAAAGACAATAGTAACACAAGATTTAATTAACGATTTACCTACAACTACGCCACAGTTGGCTCATTGTGCTTATTCTGTATTCGTTATACAGATGGCAGCACCTGCTCCAGCACCAGCGCAGTAACTAATTAATTTATGACATGTTTGGCGATACTTTTAGTAACAATAGCTTGGGTGATTTACAGAAGACTTACTACCAACAACTGGAAACGTTGAACAGGATGCAACAGCAGCAACAAGCGACTAACACTTCTATATTAGAAGAGATTAATAAATCAGTCGGGATGCTTAGTTCTGAGGAACAATCAGTATTGGCTAATTCACATGATTATCAATTAGCAAAACAAACCTATGAAGCCGGTTTTATGGCTTACTTAGGAAATAAATTCGCTGGAGAATACGTAAGTAGTCCGGATGGAAAAATTGCTGCTGAAAATCTATTGAGTGCAATTAATAAGTCCAAGGAAAAAATTGCAATAGAATTAAAGAAAAAACAAGAAAAACTTGATACAATGCTTAATCTATTGGAAAATGACCCAGAAATAAAGAAGAGATATGATGAACTTATGATGAATAAACAATAATACTATGGTTAGTGACAAAGAAATATTAATGCAAGCTGCTGAGAAATATGCAAAGGATATCGCGAGTAATTTCTTCGGATTATCCACTATTCCAGTACAAACTGCTATCACCTATGTTGTAAGAAATTGGGTTGATAAACACAACGCTCTAATTGACTTATTTGTTGATATTGACGGAAATATAAATACGAAGATTCTAGGAGATGCTGCAAAATCAGTATTGAAAGAGAACGACGGTTTCAAAATTGGAAAAGTAAAATTCACTGAAGCCGATGTAGATGATTTATTTAGTACTTTCAATGACATCAAGTCTAGAAATATATAATAAGATACCATCGGCATTAATTTGTCGGTGGTATTTTCGTTTTAATATACTTAATAAATCATGGAAAACGTTAGAGTAGACTCTCTCTTGGGAAACAAAAAAGTAATAGTTGGAAATCCCTATTCTGACATTGTACTAGAAACTCTAGGTAAAGTTTATGTAAAGACAGGAAACAATTTAAAAGTACTAAGTGATGTTTTAAAATTACTTGACCAGGCCAACGAAAAAGACTCTACTGGAACTATTATAGTCGATAGCCAAAATGCTATGGAAGAAATGGAATACCCAGGCGATGGACGGTTTATATTTAATACACTCACCAAGACTTTATACATATCCTACGATGAAAGATATGTCGCATTAATAACAGCAGAAGATGGGGAAGGTTCAGACAAATATGTTAAAAAGTCTGGAGATGTCATTACTGGAAAGTTAGAATTTACTACTAATGAAGCTCCACTTATTGTGGCTTCTTCAAAGCTAGTTAAAAACTTTAATGCAGAATACGTTGGCGGATATGCTGCGGATAAACTTGCGAAGAGATTAGAAAATGAATATATATATGGTAATTGGACATTTAAGTCTTCTGGAACATCGGAAGATACTTGGCTGTTTAAGAGAATTGTTAGATTTAATCAAGACTTAATAATAGATGGCAGTCTATCCACTGCTCAATTTCAATCTGGATATGGAGGATATGGGTGGAGGTTAGATTCAACTACTAATACACTTACTATTGACTACCTTGTAGTTAGAAAAGCTATGAGAGTATATGAGATGGTAATAAATAAAATAACTGCAACCAATGGCTCAATATGGGTTACAAATGCTTCTAAAGCAGATAATGTGTATTATCCAATTGTGTGCAGCATAAACGATTTAGACGGAACTGCTGATTCAGGTAAACTATGGGCATCTGATGCTTATTATCTGTTTACTGAAACATGGAGTTCTACTGGATATAAATTCTTTATATATATAACAGATTATTCAGCATTAACCAATAATCCTGAATTTATTGGAAAAGAAATGTTACTTGATGAAGCTTTATTGACAAGAGAAGTGACTGAAAGTGATACATCTGACTTTATTGAATTAAGGAATAACGTTAAATTATTCTACGTTTATAGTAGTGATTTTGCAAAAGATGTAGAATTTGAATATATAGAGAATATTTCTGATTACGAAGAAACTGGAGTTACTAAAACTATAAATATATATGACACTTACTATGGAAAAAATCCTAATGGAGATTTACTAAATAATAACTTCTATATTGTTGTTACAGACGATGAGGAATATCCATTATTAAAGCCAAATGATTTAGTGAGATGTCAGAAGTGGTCCAATGGTAATATTAAATATTATGATGCCATTGTGACTAATCAGTTAGGAAGTTATTCCTACGTAATGCAAAAAGCAATATCTGTATTTGATAAATATACGGAAATAAATTATAATGAAGATGGAACCGTAGCTAGTATGACAGAGGAATACAATGATAAGTTATACAGTATGACCGAGGATTCCGAAACAACAACTAATGTTGAGGATAGACTTGATGAAATTGCTATTGGTGACGATATAATACAAATGGGAAATTTAGTAGATGTAAACAGGCAAAATGCTATTTATCTAACATCTACTGATGATTATTCTCCTTATATAGACATAATCTCTGAACTTACTAGACCGGATTACTCTGTTGTGTATAGGATTCCTAAATACATTACTGATAAAGACGGTAATGAAGTAAACTATGAAATGGTTAAAAAGCTAGATTCAGAAGGAAATCCTGTAATAGGAAGTGATGGGGAACCAGTAATGGTAAAAAAATATATCTATAAATATACTAAAACCTGTAAAGTAAGATTGGGAAACCTTGGAGGAATAAGGGATTCTACTTTCCCAGAAAATAAACAACCTAGAGGATATGGTTTGTATGCGGACAATGTATTCCTTACTGGAGAGTTTTATTTAAACAATGGACAATCTGTGGTAGATTTCTCACAAGATGGAGTATTTCTTAAATACAAAGAAGCTGGATTATCTATTGCTGATGACCCTAAAACAGGTGACCCTATAATCTCTTTGGAAGCTAACAAGGTATGGATTGGAGATTCCAAAGGACAAATCGGAACTTTGTTTAAAGTAGAAGATGGTAAAGCATATATAAATACCGATTTTATTAAAGCCCAAAAGATTGAGGTGCAGGAAATATGGAATTATTCTTTTGATGAAACTACATCTCAGCAAGTTGAATTACCACTATTTGAGGGGACTTATACTCCAGTTATGTATGAAAGTAGTATAGGAACTATGACTCCGGACCCTCCTTATGGAATGGCAGATTCATCAGCATGGACGGGAACAATATCTAAATATGACGGAAGTGGAGTATTTAAAGATTCATCATTATATCCAGGTTCAGCCTGCTTTATGGAGTCAGTGAACGGAGAACAAGTTCACATAATGACCCCAATATTATCTTTAAAAAATGGAACTTTAGACGGAAAATTGTCTTACTGTAACATTGGAGTAAATATGGGAGATTTCATTGGAGAAGGCATGGGTGAAATAAAGGTTACAGCTCATAGTGTAGATACAGGCGAATCTTGGGATGTTCCATTCAAAATGGCTAGTAGAGGAACCTTAGTCTACGAGTTAAGTGCAGTAGAAACCACCGCTGCTACTAATAATTTAATATTTGCTGTATCACTAATCCCGGCTTCAAAGGAAACTGCACGAAGAATAATAGTAAACATATCAGTTGGTTATTACTACCACGAAGGAGCATTGAACTGGGCTTTATGGAAAGATGGGTCTGGTAGTTTAGCGAGAGAAAAAATCAACTGGAATAAAGATGGAGAACTTACTGTAAATGGTGACTTTAGGTCTTCCAATGGCCAAACTACCATTTTAATGGGAAATAATTCTAAATCAGCATATTTGAGTATGTTTTCTAATGCTACTGAAGAGCATCCATTATTATATATAAGATATAGAAATGTGGGTTCTGGAAATTCTGTAACTGTGGAAGTCGATAGTGAGTATACTCATGATGATATATATTATTCAAGAGCAAGATTAACTTGTGAAGGTTTAACTTTTGGATATACACAAAAAGGATATTTAGATTCTATTATTACATCAGGAATGGGATATAGGTATATATCTATGGATAAATATAATGGGTTCCAGATGTCTAATTCAAATTTTAGCTTTGCTGCAGCTCCTGTAGTTCAGGGTGTCAGTATTGTTATGGGAGGAAAGGCATTTACTATTAGACCTGATGGAGGAGGGATTTGCTTCAACTATGGTGCTTATCCTGGCACCGGCGGTCATGCTTGGCCTACTAGTATAGACCAAGTTAGTGTTGGGGGAGTATATATTCATACTTCCGATGGAAGTTTACACGTAAAACAATCATGAAATTAAATGTAAAAGAACGAGTGGCAATATTACAAATGCTTCCAGAAACTGGAAGTCTTGTAGAAATGGTAGATATAATGGAAATTGTGAAAAAGGTAAGATTAGAAGAGGAAGAAAAGAACAACATAGAGTTTAAAGAAACTAAGAACTCTCTATCTTGGAACGCAGTCAAAGATTTAGGAAAGGATATTGAATTTAAACATGAAGAAATATCTATTTTAAAAGCTGCTGTGAGAAGACTTGACGAAGAGAAAAGAATCAATGTATCCAATCTCGATATCTGCTTAAAAATAAATAGTTTATGAAAATTTTACTAGACAATGGTCACGGAGAGAATACTCCCGGAAAGAGAAGTCCAGATGGCAAACTTAGAGAGTATCTTTATGCAAGAGAGATAGCTTCTATGGTTTATGATGAACTTTATAATAGAGATTATGATGTCGAACTTCTTGTTCCAGAGACAACTGATGTTTCCCTTTCAGAAAGATGTAAACGAGCTAATAAGTTTGCTAAAGAATTAGGAAATAAAAATGTCGTGTTAGTGTCTATTCATTGTAATGCTGCTGGTAATGGCAGTGCATGGATGGGTGCTAAAGGATGGAGTGTCTTTGTTTCAAATAATGCTTCTACTAATAGTAAATTACTAGCTGACTGTTTGTATGATGCAGCTGAACAGCAAAAACTTAGATTAAGAACCGAAAGACCTGGACAGAAATACTGGCAACAGAGCCTTGCTATATGCAGAGATACTAACTGCCCAGCGGTTTTAACAGAAAACTTGTTTCAAGATAATAAAGAAGATGTGGAATTTCTTCTTAGTAAGGAGGGAAAGGAAGCTATCGCTAAACTTCACGTAGACGGAATCATCAGATACATTTCCAAAATTTCATAGGTTAAAGTTATTAAAAAATGTAAAATTAGAAAATTTTAGTATTTCACTTTATGTGGAATAAAAAAATGACTATATTTGCAAATAACTTTAAAAGAATGATATATGGAAAAGGGAATTGAGGATTTAGACTTTAACGAAGAAGATTACGGTATAGCACAGGAACCGTCGAACCCTAATGGTTACGTACCAGATTATGAATCATTAGAGCCAGAGAAACCTTGGATGGGGGATGAAAATCAACCACAGCCAGCAGATGGTACAAAACCAGAACCTGCTGCTGCACAAGAACCAGTACAAGAAGATGATATTATCATTTCTATGCTTAAACAAATAGGCATTTCAGACCCTTCAAAAATTAAATTTGAAAATGATGAGGGTGAAATTGAGGAAGTTTCTTGGGATTCATTATCCGCAGAGGAAAAAATGAATATCTTAACACCAGAATCTCCTGACCCGAACTTTGGTCTGGAAGACCCCGAAATTAACTTTATTAACTTGTTACGTGACGCGGGAATTACTCCAGAGGAGTACATTAACTATCAGAGAGAACAGGCTATTGAAGAATACAGACAAGCATTAGAAGGTAATCCACAATACGAAGTTGAGAGGTTAACAGACGAAGACTTATATGCTTTAGACTTACAATCAAGAGTTCCAGATATGACAGACGAAGAAGTTGCCATAGCTCTAGAACACGAGAAAGCTAATCCTGAACTTTTTGAAAAGAAAATGCAAGGAATTAGAGCTGAGTATAAAGCACTAGAAGACGAAAGAAGACAAAATGAGGAACTTCTCGAACAACAACAGAAGCAAGAACAATTTGAAGCCTTCCAATCTGATGTACTTGATGCAATTGAGTCTTTAGATGAAGTTGGAGGTGTAAAATTAAATTTGGACGAAGATGACATGGAAGAAGTTGCAAACTTCATATTATCGCTAGATTCGGCAGGAGTTAGTTATTTAGGAAAAGCATTAGACGACCCACAAACTTTAGCAAGAATGGCTTGGTTTGCATTGAAGGGAGATGAAGCTTTTGCAACTATCACTGATTATTACGATAAGGAGATAGCAAAAGAAAAACGTTCAGCCTACGAAGCTGGATATGAAGATGCAAAGAAAGGAATACAACCAAAGAGTACTAGAAAACCTACTGTTGTAGTTGCTCCTAAACCTGCATCTGAACCCAAACCCGGGGGCACTAATCCCCATGAAAAAACAATTGATGATATAGATTTTTAATTAAAAAAGTATGATAGTAGCGAATTTTGTATCAAACAGACCGACAATGTCGGAAACTAGAACTTATGAAGATTTCTATAAGTTTCTAGGAACTAGACCAACTAAATTAGGTGTTGTTTCAAGACTTTACCCAGAACTTACAGCTTCTTACCTAACAGAATCTCTAAGAAACATTTTCTACCAAGATGTAAAATCTGGTAATAAATATCAAAGCATTGACTCAATGTACTTTGAATGGGAAGTTGAAACCAACTACATTAAGAGAGTTGAGTTTGCAGATGTACCAACAGAAGATGGTTCAAACGGTTCAGAAATTGTAATGGCTTTCAAAGAAAGATATTACGAAAAGTATGACATCTTCAAGATTGATAAAACAATGCAGCAATGTATTGTAGTGAGCAGACCAGTTAGAAAAGCTGATAACTATTGGGAAGTAGTTGTTAGACTTATTGATAGTGACTATTCTAGCGTTCTTGACTTTAGTGGTTGCCAAGTAGGTGATACTACTAGATTCCAATCTAACGCAATGCCTGAAATGCACGAAGAAGGATATGTTAAATATCAATCTAACATTGAAAAACACAGAAACTTCATCACAACTCACAGATGTGACGACAGTTATTCTGCACTTTATGCAGCTCATGAAAACGTATTCATCAGTATTGCAGAAGGAAAAGACACTGGTAGCTTGAAAGAAACATTATATAAGATGGACAAGAAAGAAAAAGTTCTTCTTGATAACTTCTTATATGTAAGAAACAACGGTCTATTATTCAACAAATGTAATGTTGACGTAAATGGTAAGCCAACCATTGTTGACCCAGATACTCAAAGACCAATCTACATTGGTGACGGTATCATCCCACAAGTAGAAAGATTCGCATCTAAATATGCGTTTGCAAAACTTTCTATTGATGTATTCCAAACTGTAATTGCTACAATGAATGAAAAAGCAACACAGCCAACTGGAAACAAATACGTATTTATTTGCAATGAAAGAATGTGGTTCTTAGTTCAGAACGTTCTTGGAGATTTCTTAGCTAAATATAAGACTATTGGTACTTATCTATGGTCTAAGGCAGCTAATGATTACATCAAAGTTGGTGCTGCATTTGACAGTTATACATTCGGTGGAAATACTATCTCCTTCAAAGTTGATAGAACATTCTCTAGAGAATACGGTATGGAAAAAGCATATTGCTTATGCTTAGACTTAACTGCTGACTCTACTGGAAATGAACCTCCAATCCAAATGTTCACACTGAAAGGTGGAGACTTCATCACTAATAAATATCCAGGTGTGGGTGGATTAGACGGATTAAGTTCAGGAATTGTATCAAGTCCTGTTGCTGCTTCTAAGCTAATCAACTGGGGATATTCTGGTGTTGGTGTATTCAATCCTTATAGGTCATTTATTTTAAGAGAACTTTAATAAATAGTCAAGATATAGTAAGGGAGTTGAAATAGCACTCCCTTACATTTTTTATATATTATAAAACCTTATGAATTAATATGAGTACTGATAATGCTAACAAACTAATGCAAAGTCCTGCTGAAAATTTTATCATCCTTAGAAGTGTATATGGTAAAGTAGGCATGAAATATTACATCCAACCTAGTAAAGACCCAAGAACTGGACAATATCCACCTTGTGTAAAACCTGTGAATAGTGTTGGGGACATGATTCTCTCTGACCCAGAGAGAAATAGTGGTAAAATCTTTATTAAAGAAACAGAAACTTTCGTTATTGAAGATGGTACTACATTCGACTTAAACAATCCTTATGACGCTGCTAAATGGGAAGCAATCAAGAATTGTATTTTTATTGCTCAATCAAGAGATAGTAAGGACTCTAAAGGTGTAAACCTAATTGATGGTCCGGGTGTTAAAGGAACACTTCGTCCAAGACAAGGTATTGCTGAAATCTATATCGAAAGACCTGGATATGAAGCTGCTAAAAGAGTTTCTAAGAAAAAGAAAATTCACGATGCTGGAACTTATATTCTTGATGACCCAAGAGGTGATGAAGGAAGAGTTCAAATGGCTAGACTACTTGGAAAACACATGCGTAATGTATCAAGCGCTGATGTTACTGACTTCTTACTAAGCATTGCTGAAAAAGACCCTGACAGAATTATTAACCTATATACAGGAGATGATATTCATGTTAGACTTCTATTTATGGATGCAAAAGACAAACACGTCATTATAGTTAAACAAAAACTATATATGTACGGAGATAGCGTTTGTTTGGGAGCTACTGATGATGCAGCTATTACTTGGATGAAAGACCCAAGAAATAGAAAAGTGCTCGAATTAATTAAGAAGGATACATATCCTGACTTATATGAAGACTTTGGTGAGGACGAAACCGCTGAAGATACAGCTCGGGAATTTGCAGCTTTAACAGCACCTAAGACTCCTACAAAGCCAGAGAAATAAAAAAAATAACAAAATAATTCTACTATGACAGCAAGACAGGCATGGGAATACATGTTAATTGAGATTAATAAAGTTACCGCTGCTACTATGCTGATAGAGGATTTCAATCATCTGATTACTAGAGGTATATATCAATTTCTCAATAAGAGATATGTTATGTACGATATGAATCAGCAAACTTCTGATGATTTAAGGGTATTGAAGGCTTCGGCTATATTAACACCGGAGCTTCCATATTCTGATTTAGCTCTAGAAGGAGAAGACTTGGAAATGATTTCACAATTATGTGGAGCTTCTTATGAAGTAACTCTTCCAAGTGATTACTTTCACATGTTGGGATGTATTTGCCAATATGAGAATGTAAATCCTAAAAAAGGCTGTACAGGAAAATCCAAGTATGTTACATTTCCCGCAAGGAGATTAACCGCTGACATGGAACCTCAAATCATCAATAACTCTTACTTTAAGCCATCTTATAAGACTCCATATTACTATATAAACAACATTAATACTTCAACAGAAGTTCCAACTTATCCTTATAAAGACAATCGTGGGACTGATATGAATGGAACTTATAAAGTAACCTCACTTTTAGGAGATGCAGAAGGAGACAACAGCAATCTTCCTAGAACTATAACAATAGGAGGTGAGTCTGTAAGTACAGTTGATAGAGAAATTGCTGTTAGATATGGAAATGCTTCTACAGTAAGAATGGAAATAAAATGCGGACAGTCTACCGACTACGAACTTAGAAAGGTTCGAATAGACTACATTAAAGTGCCTCAAACGATTCTACTTACTAAAGAGCAACTAGACCTCACAGAGGACACTTCACAAATATTAGAATTTCCAGATTACATATGCTTAGAGATTCTCAAAGAGTTGGTTAATATTGTATTGGAGAACTCCGGTGACCCTAGAATACAAACATATAATCCAGTTAATCCGCCACTAGCACCTCCAACTCAGCTGCTGGCACAAACTAAAAAATAAATTAAAGTATGTTTCAATTTACGACAACAACCTTAATCAATGACGCTCTAGATTATACTACTAAATTACCAAGATGGGTTGCAAAAGACGAAACTCTTCAAATCAAAAGAGTTGGAACTTTCAAGAAAGCTAACGTCACTGCAATGTATAAAAGAGCGTATTCTGCTCCTGTTTTAGCAAAGGCTGTTTTAGATATGACTACTATTACTCAAGCATCTGGAGTATTCAGAATCGCTATGTATATTAGACTATCTGGAAATCAGAACTCTTACTATTCAAATGACTTTGTATTCAAAGGTAAACCTTTATACATTGAGTTTGAAAAGAAAACTGGGGATACAGCAGCTCAATTAGCAACTAAAGTTGCAAATCAAATTAAGAAATATCAACGTGCTTACGACTTCAAACATTTTAATGTTTCAGTAAGCGGTAATAACCTGATTATCGAAGCTGTTGACGAGTATCAAAGATTCACTAAAATGGATATTGAATACTTCGACCCAGATTTAAGAGAAATTGCATGTACTTGTGCAGAAGGTGCATTTGCTGTAATTGCATCTGCAAAAGAAGCTGGTGCAGAAGGATTTGATAGCAAAAACATCCTAACTCAGGGAAGAGAAGGATTTGGAACTTATCAAAACATCATTAAAGACCTTAGAATCCCTACTCTAGATGTAAGAAGATATGAAGCTCCGTTACAAGACGAAGTTCCTATCATCAATGGTAAGTATAGTCAATATACTATCTATTACAAAGTAGATAGAGGACTCATGGGTGGAGCTGCTGTTGGACAGCAAGTAGTATCTCAAACTACTCATGTATTCTATGTACATGATTCTGTAGCTGCTGAATTTGAAGCTGCATTAGCAACTTTAGGAACAGTAACAGAAGAAAAGAAACCTATCGTAATTACAGGTGGGGTTACAGATATTACTGACATGGTAAAAGCAGGAACTAAGAAAGAACTTACTCCAACTATTGATGGTGGAAGTACAGTAGCTTACGTTTCAGCTACAACAACAGCAGATTGGCTAACAGTTACTCCTGGAACTACTAAAGTAGGTTTCACAGGAACAACTAATGATTCTGGTGCTGCAAGAAGTGCAAAAGCAACTGTAACAGTATCAGCTAAAAACGGAGTTAGTGCTTCTAAAGAAATCACTATCACTCAGTTAAATGCCTAATAACTAATCTTTATATTTAAAGGCGGCGTCCGTTAGAGGTCGTCGCCTTTATTTGTTTTAGCCCTATGATATACAACAAATTAGCATCAGCAATATATAATGATATAGTATCAGGCTTACGCGGAATGCATGGGACAGCTACTATGTCTATTGAACAATTAGAAGATGACATAATAGATGAAAGATTGCAGATAATTAAAGAATACTCACTAAAAGGAATTCTTCCAAAGAACGATTTACTTTTATCATTAAATTGTATAGATGTAGATTGTAAATCATTAGAAAGATGTAATTGTGGAACAACTGGAGAAACACCAGTAGCTCACTTTGAAATTCCACAGCTTCTTAACGACTATGGAGAATTGGCTATTGATTATATAGGTAGTATAGATAGACTACTTCCCTTTATATATTATACTTCTTCATCTGCATGGATGTATCATCAATACAGAAAAAGAGGGAGAAATAAACCTTATGTTTATATAGATGTAACTCCAAATGAAAATAATATGTACGATTGCTTCATTTTTAATGCTCCACTTATTAAGCAAGTAAGTGTTGTGGCAATCTTTAAAGACCCAAGACAGTTAGAGAACTTCGGCTGTTGTGATTTAGAAGGAATTGATAACTTTACATTTATTAATACGGAAATAAAGAAAAGATTAACGGAGAAGAAATTACGTTATTACAGACAATTGGCTGCTCCAATATTACCTAATGACCAAACACCTGCATAATGGTAAATTTTCATCAAGCAATGTTCCAAGCAAATTTATTATATGGAGTAGAAATGCTCCCTCAAGACTTTGAGGAATTTGGTTTAATAGCTTGGAACTTAATAGGAAACAAAAATGTAAGATTATATAGATACTGCACTAAGATAGAATGTCCAGATTATACAGTAGAACTTCCCTGTAATTGTGACATTATCGAAGCAGTTACTTATGCTTCAGAAGATTGGAAGTATGTGACTAACTATTCTCCTAATGGAGATTACACTTCCCAATTTGTAGAAAACTACATAGAAGGAAGAAAAATGTATGAAGACCCTTTATATATGAGTGGTAAATACGCAAAGTTTGAAAGAGTGGGAGATACTCTTTACTTCGATAAAAACTATGGAACTGTATATATTCTTTATAAAGGAGTTATACTAGATGATGAAGGTCTTCCTATGTTATCAGAAAAAGAAAGTTTAGCTATTGCAACATTTGTTGCTTATAGAAAGAAATATAAAGAAGGATTAATGACTAACAATGCAAATATCCTTCAGACAGCACAATTAATGCTACAAGATTGGCTTAAGTATTGTGATGCTGCTAGAGTTCCAGAATATCTAAATCAAAATGAAATGAATGATATACTGGATGCTAAAACAAACTGGAATAGAAAAAGACACAATTTCTCATATAAACCTGTTTAACAATTATGAAATATTCGACTGGATGTGCGTTCAACATGGACGAAATGTTTATGAATTTTCCATACGACAAATTGGAAATGTCATGTGAAGATTGTAAGAAAATAAATAAAGACCCCCACAGGGATGTATTAGTAAAGAAAATATTTAGAGAGTGTGTAAAGGAAGTATTAAATGACATTGTTGATAATAATGTTACTTTTATACTTCCTACACATGGAAGATTTGCAGAAATGCATGTTAAAAGAACATACGGAGAAGACTTTAAAAGGGCAAGAAGAAGCGGTAAATGGAGAGATGTTGATTTTTTATCATCTGGATTCTCTGGAAACGAAATAGTTCTCAATATAAAAAGTGGAAACTTTATAAAGTCTAAGACTGTGTATGTTGATAAAAATATAAAGAACAAGATTACAGAGAATACTAATAAAGGTAAACAATACTGTTAAATTATGCAACTGAAAGAAATTAAAGATTACTACGAATCACTTTGTGAAAAGTTTCCAGATGTTCCAGAAAAGGACATTAAAAGAATTTTGAACTATGGTTGGAAATCACTATATTTGCATAATCTTTACGGTGGAGATACTTTAATAACTGATGATTCGTTGTGGTGCTATATAGGAACACTTAGAAGAGATTCTATAAAACACTTTGAATACTACATCAAGAAATTAACTGTAAAATTAAGGGTTCTCTATAAACGTAAGAACATACAATGGGACGGATATTACTATTTTGCATTGACTGACTCTCAATATGAGGATTTCCTCAAACAGCACAATTCAAGAGGCAGAAAGAAGAAAATATTTAATTATGGGAATCAAGTACTATATCAAATATTAGATGAGTGCAAGATAAGAGAGCATAATCGGAAGTATATATTCAGAGTTCCCTTTGTTGCCCTTGTAGGGAATGTTACATATAGAGAAAACTTTACATCTAAAGATGCGGAGTTAATTATAACAAGAGAACCTTTAAAATTTAAAGATATATTAGTATACAATAATAATTATGAATTTTTGTAAACATGAGCAAACAGGAAACAGTTAATACGTTTGATGGCGGTTTGATTATGGATTTAAATCCAATAGTTACTCCAAATAACGTTCTTACCGGAGCTCTTAATGCAACTTCAATCACGTATGACGGAAACGAATTTGTGTTACAGAATGATATGGGTAATGGAGAAGTTCATACTGCTAGACTCGATAAAGGATATATTCCTATTGGAATGAAAGAACATGGAGGAATTATATACGTAGCCGCATATAACCCTATAACTAAAAAGGGACAAATTGGTTCATTTCCTTCGCCACAACAATTGTACAGTGATTCAGATTTATCTACATCTCCTGTAGATATAAATTTTAATCAATTTGTTACCATTAGAACAGTTGAGGGTGTACAAGTTCCATTTATCATTAGCGAGTACAGAAAACAGAAGTTATTTCAAGAGAATAACTCTGAAGAAGCAAAGACTTTCCACCCGGGAGATAAATTTATACTTACTGCCGAAAGCATAAGTGATACTATTAAACAGGCTATCGAGGATGGGGCTGTAAGCCTTAGACTTGGAGTAATAAATAGTTCTGGAAACATAGATTACGTGGATTCATCCACGTTGAGGTTATACGATAACAATTTGTGGATATATGAAACTGATAATACAGAAGAAGCTTTGACCGATAACAGTCTAGTTCAAGTGTTTTCGGCGAAATCATCTGGAGTATTGGTTTTAGTAGTTGAGTTAAAAACCTTTAGCAAGTTTAATTTAATTAGAAAATATAAATATGACGAAGATACTAAATTGATAAGTGTTATACTAACTGGAGAAATGGATGGAGATTCTCCTCTTTTTCAAGGAAAGACAAACGTTGACTCTAATGTAAGTCTTTATGGAAGTACTACACGAGACAGTACAAAACTCTATCAAACTCTTACTATATCTCAAAATAATACATCTGACATGGGCAAGGTCGATTACAGTATTATGCCCGTTTCGGTCTATGGAGTATTGGAGAGAATGGTAAAAAATGGAACAATTGACTTTAGCAAAATTCGTCCTAACAAGGAGGATTTCAATGAGTGGAGGTTTTTTGTTTCTGATAACTATATAAAGATAGGTTGGGGATATGATTATTACAATATGAACGAAGATGAAGGAGTAGAGAAAATGGTGTTTAGATTTATTGATATAAATGTACACCCAGACGACCCTTCTTCTTACAACTCGGGATTTTACTATGAAATATCTAAAGAATATTACAACGGTTCTTTTGAGGAAATTATTCCTTTTGATAGTCTAAAGAAGAACTGGTTGTATGTTGTTAGAATAGACAAATATGTTACCGGAGTATCGTCCGTAGTTGCATATAGGTTACTATATACAGGAACATTGTTTAATGAATACTATAACGGAAATAATAAAGACTTTAATTTTCTACAAATTCCTAAGCAACAACTTTCTGTTGAAGCTCCTGTAAAAGTTGAAGTTGTATCTTCCAAAGAGGAAGTCTATTTGAAGAAAAAAGAAAATTCTTCTCCTTTCCCAGCAGGGTATACTTTATTGGACAATGTTACTCCGGGAGACTATCTTACATATAAAGCATCTCTTGATAGTAGTATTGCAGGAGATGAATATACAACTAAGAAGAAAGGAACTTACAAAATTAATGTGTCTCCAGAATTAGCTTACAAGTATGATTCTAAAAAATTTGCAGGATTTCCTGAGGAGCTTACTGTAGAAAAATACTATGGTTCGTCTCCTACTATTAGTTCAGGGACATGGGAAGAAACTCCACTTTATAGTGCAGACAGTAATCTCACTCCCAATGTTACAACTGATAACAACTTTATAAGTTCTTCATATAATGCATCCAAAAAGGCCATCGAAGTAAATTTATCTACTACAAGAACGGCATATGCCACATCTGGAAATGTAGAATCGAAGACTTTGGATAATTATGCTTTGCTTCCATTATATACTTCCGACATGAGAGCATCTGATAGAGACAGAATCTTCTCATTTAAAGAAAGTAATGGTGTATTGACTGCGACTTCTGGAGATGAAGATTATATATGTTATAATTCCAAATTCTATAAAGACCAAGGTCATACAGAAGGACTTAATAAAGGAACTAGCACGGGAAGTCATGACGATGACGGACTACAAACCGCTTTAAATAGTATGGGAAACGGAACCGTAGGAATATTTGGGGGACATGATAAAGACCACGCATCTTTACATTATGGTCGTACTAGAATAAGTAGAAATGGTTGGTGGTCTCGTGGCAACGAAGTTGACGACGAAGACAACTTCTTACTGGCAACATGGATGGATACAAATGGTTCACACTGGGTAATAAATTTGGGTTCAAGAAAGACTGAAACATCTAATGTAAATTCTGAAACTGATATAATCAGACTTCCAGAGATGTTAAAATGCATCATGAGTCAGATTTGTACAGTAAGAAGAAGTAATGTTTCTAAGTTCTTTGCAGGGCCAAACTCGGAAGCATTAGTATACCACCTACAATTTGAAACTCACTATAAAGGGAAGGTAAAAGTAACTTCTCCTGGAGAATCTACAGTAGACTTCTATTTGGGAGATACAAACTCGCAAGGAAATTTAGTAAGCATTAGGGAACACATTCAATGGTGGAAATCTAAACTAGGAGATAAATTGGAAAATTTCATTCCTGAGTTTTATATCTACAAACCCACTGATGCTGCTATAGATATTCCGTTTGGAAACACTTTAAGAATAGACAATGATATAAATATATTAGGAGGATATACTAACGCATATTCATATTTCAGCACAGGAAACACTGATACCACTGCAGATAAAGGAAAAATATACATCGCAAGCACAACTGATGGAACTTTAAATGCTGACGGTTCAGTTAAAAATATTGAATGGGATAGTAATGGCTCAGTCGTTCCTGCAAGCAATCAAAGAAATATTAGAATCTGGGGAAATAGAACTATTTCTTTACCAGAGGATATTAATAATATATTTGTGAATGAATATTCTGTTACAGGAAGTGAGTCTGAACTAAATAGAATATTGATAAATCCAAGTAAGGGAAGCCCCTCTATAATAGGCACATGGACTAAAGGAGAAGATGGACACGCTCCAGATATGAAGAGTGCTGTTTATTTTGGAGGAAACACAAACATATATCAACCATATAATTAACAATGGACTTTATATCACTAAACAATGAAGCTGTAAGCATCTCTCAAGGTGCAATACAGCTTCAACAAAAAGGAGCATTAGTTTACGAATATAATCCTCTAAAGGTATTAAGGTTAGGGGAAGACCTTGTGGAAAGTGATAAGGTCACATATCCAAAAGGAAGTCTTGTTGACTTAGATACTGAACTTCTCCCGTTCGATTTAAATCATCCTGTGGATATTATTCCTCAGCAATCTTATGATGGTTCTGTAAACCTTATTCTTAATGATGGAAACACTTTTCCTAAACTAATAAATACGAGATTTTCTTCTACTGGTATGAACACATATCAAATAGTAGATAGGAGTGGAGATAATGATACTAATATATATGACGAGAGTTCTTTTGATTCTGATGTTTCTTTATATAAAAAGTTAAATACAATTCCTAGACTTATGTTTACTGGCTTAGGAACAAGTGGTAATCTTAAGGTGGGAAACTATGTATTTTATTTTAAGCTATCAGATTCTGACGGCAACGAGTCTGATTTTATAGCAGAGTCAGGAATTGTAACTTGTCATATAGGAAATATAAACGACCCATTTTCTATACAAGGCGGGATTAGGGATGAGAACAGTTATAAATCAGTGTCTTTTATTTTAACGAATATAGACTCTTCTTATAACAATGTTGTTGTTTATTATACAAGAAGTACATCTGACGCAAATGCGAATGAAATTGTATCTTCGTTTAAAATAGACAAAAACTTTGCTGTATATAATAACATTGCAAGGGTTAACATTAATGGATTTGAAAACATTACTCAAGTTAGTTTGAATGACATAAACATGCAATATAATGTCGTAGATAGTGCTAATGCACAAACTGCTTGTCAAAATATGCTGTTTATGGGTAATGTAAATAATCCTGAAATAGAATATAAAGAATTATCCGATTTGTCATTAAGATTCCTTCCACACCTTAATCTAAAGAATAATATAGGTTGGATAAATGAAAAATATGAGGATTCTTCCGGACAATATGAATACTACAATGTTCAGAATATTTATCATAAACTAGGATATTGGAATGAAGAAATCTATAGGTTTGGCATAGTATATATACTTAATGATTTTACTCTTTCTCCAGTATTCAATGTTAGAGGAATATCTGATTTAGTTGAAAACGTTTCATATACTAAATATAAGGTTTATAAAAATCCAGTAGACCCAAATTCCAGTATAGAAAAAATTAAGGCAAACAGAGAGTATATTCCTACCAATAAAGACTCCTACAAGCTGGATAATCAGAATGAAAACTCAAAGGGAGTAGTAAGGATTAATTATTCTGGAAATCAGCTACAAAGCTCTGGAATTGTGCCAATCGGCATAGATTTTAAAATTGATAAAGAAGCCCTAGCTTTACTAAAGAGGTTCACTAAGGGGTTCTTTTTTGTAAGGCAGAAGAGGATTCCAACTACTCTATGTCAAGCTGTAACTATTGGACTTGAATCTACTAGTCATTTACCAGTACTTCCTATAAATAATGGATATTTAGTAGAAAGGTTCATTGATGATGATGGAGTACTTACTAACGACTTTAGCAGAAGGTATAAAACAGTTTCTTCTGACTACGTGTCTGAAGGTTATGCTGCCTTATGTCCAGAATTTGAGCTCAGACAACCTTATTTCAATCAGTTATTTACTGGAACTGAATTTGAAGTATCGATGGCTAGGTCACAATTTAGGACAAACAAATTCAACAATTTGGCTTTACATTATTATAATCTTGACTATACTACCAATAGCTCTATAGGAAGCGAAACATATAATATTACAGCTATCACTGATAATATAAAGCTTCTCAAAGGTAAAAAGGAGGTATTCTCTTCTAGAGCAGGGGAAGCTGAAGAACAGTGGAGAGTATCATATTATGAATATAGAAATAAATCTAAAAATGCCAGAAACTTACTAAGAGGAGCTTGGGGTCCGTTTTTAGGAATCGAAGGATATAATACAAACAAAATGTCCTTGATTAACATAAAAATCCCTAATTACAATGAAAATTCTATTGATGATTATTTCTCTATACGTTTTGAAGATTCTTCTTCTTTTTATGCGGTTTGCGATAGAACTTTATGGGAAGATGTAGATGAATCTGAAGAGATGGCAAAAGTATCTGGAATATTTAGAGGAGATTGTTTTATAGGTAATTATACGCACAGGATGTGCAGAAACTTTCAAGACCCATCTTCTCCTATAAATGATGATATAGTAGATGCAATGTCTTGGAAAGACAATTATGACCCTGATAACCAAGAAAGTTATTCTAAAATAAATAGAGGAGACGTCAATGCTATAACTTTAGGACACTGGGCAACAGTAAAAGTTTGCAGTAATATAAACCTTTCTATGAGATGTTTGGATAAATCATACAGTTCCGAAGAAGGATTGACAGGAAAACCCAGAGGTTTCTACCCATTGCAAGCAATGAGTACTGGAGGAGAATCGAAAATTCCAGAATCATTTATTATAAATGATGGAATAAATTCTACTACTTCTGACAAATATAACTTTGAGTTACCCGATGTTCCTGCAATAAAGAATCACTTTGGTGTTCGGATTATGTACTCTGACATTAATATAAATGATTCATTTAAAAATGGATATAGGGTATTTAGGCTCACTAATTATAGAGATTATCCTCTTACATATGGAAACATAATCAAATTAGTTGAACTTTTCGGCAACATTCTTTGCGTTTTTGAGCACGGAGTAGCTTTGATTCCGGTGAATGAAAGGGTAGAATCTGGAAGTGGGGCAGGTGGAAGTGTCTTCATAAACACCTCTAACGTGCTGCCAGAGAACCCGAGAGTACTGTCTGATACATTCGGTACCCAGTGGGCAGAGAGTGTCATCAAGACCCCGTATTTTGTTTATGGAGTGGACACAGTTGGGAAGAAGATTTGGAGAACAAATGGTGAAACGTTCGAGGTAATATCGGATTTTAAAGTACAGAAATTCTTAAATGATAATATTTCACTAACTGAAAAAGAGATGACTCCAATTATTGGAATTAGAAATGTAAAAACTCATTATAATAGATTTAAGCAAGATGTAATGTTTACTTTTTATGATGATATTAATACTATAGAAGAAAAGGTATGGAATCTATGCTATAATGAAGTTCTTCAAAAGTTTATTACTTTCTATTCTTGGGTTCCATCTTATTCTGAAAATATTGATAACATATTCTTTACTTTCGACAGAGATACCTCAAAAGCTATAGCTAAGCTAACTAAAGATTATCCTTTAATAACATTATCTGAAGGAAACTTAATCTCTCCCCCAACATCTACTGAATTGGGGAGCTTGAGGTTAAATATGAACTTAGAAGGATATTTAGTAGATTACTACCTTGCTGATGATAGGTTGAGAAATCAGTACTTTATTAGTACTTCTGGAGATGTTTCTATATCGGAAGCGCTGAAAGATAATGTATTGTGGTCTTTCCCAGTTAAAGCTGAAGTATATCATCATCTAAGTACTTCAGAGGGCAATTCGAAAGTAATTGATAAAACTGTATATTCTACAATAACTGTTGCTACTCAAGAGTACTATAATACTTTAACTACATCTTTCTGGAAACACGGAAAGGCAGGATTAATGGAAACTAAGGAGCCCCTTCGTCAGACTTATTGGTATGGCAAACAACATCCGTTTGAGTTTGAGGTAGTGGTAGTTGATAATCCCTCAGTCCATAAATTATTCGAGAATTTGGTTTTATTATCTAATAATGTAGCCCCTGAATCATTCCACTATGAGATAACTGGAGATGTTTATGATTTTGCTGATGATAGAGAGAATATGTACTTTAGACAAGAAGCAACTAAAGACCTTTATCAATACAATGGCTCTGATATACTGTATGATAGTGATTATTTAAAATTGCATCCTAAGCAACGTGACATTATAGGTTCTACATCTCCATATAAGGAAAGGTCTACAATGTTTCCTCTATATTATACTAGAGTGGATACTATAAATGAAATAGAAGATTACTATCAAGCGGCAACATCTCCACATAGAGATTATCAAAGTCTATCAGGCTCCGAAATTGTTTATGATAAAAGATATGATTCTTATCATATACTTACTCATGTTAAAGGATGCCCATTTAAAAGGATGTATAAACAGAGATGTAAAGATACAGACCCAGGAGCTATAATCGATGACTCAGTTCCATATCCATATGTGTGGGCTCAATATGGAAGACTTAGAGGCAACATGGACTTTATAGAAGACAACTGGTACGTACAAATTCCGCCAATTAATTTCTATCAGAAGAACGAACTTCAATGGAAAGTTGGAAAAGAAGGAGCTTGGTATCCTCCTCTTAATTTAGCTAATAATCCTTTACCAAATGATATATCAATTCTGGAAATAAAGACAGAAAATGATATTCCTAAAGAGTTGGTTAAATTGGGATACGGAGTTAATAGTGATTCATTTGATACAACTAAGTGGGAAACCATTACTAATCATAGAAAAGAATCTAAGATAAAAGATAAAGTCATGAAGGTAAAAATCAGGTATACTGGTGATAAATTAGTCTATGTGACTGCATTAAAAACAATATATAATATAAGTTACGCATGAATGAAAATCAAATTGGTGGGACGATAACATCTCAGCTACCACCTATCATTCCTCCTCAGTTTAGTATAACTAATAAGATAGGTCCATCAAAACTTCCTAAAATGGATTTCTCCTCTGCTACTAAAGGCAGAGGAGGATTCTTTCAGGGAATGGGTGGAATGGGTTCTTTAGGAAATATGGCTAGTACTGTTAGTAGTCTAATTCCTCAAAAAGAACAATCTGGACTTACTACTGGACTTAATGCTGGCTATGATGCTGCTGCCAATGTAGTTAGTGCCATTCCCGGAGTTGGAACAATCATTGGAGGAGCTATGAAGATTGGTGGTATGTTATCAGACGGACTTACAGCTATGGGAGTGGGAACAGACCAGATGACTACAACTGACAAGATTCTCGATAGCAAGTTTATGAAATTAACTCCGATAGGTCTTATTAATTCCTTTGGAGCAAAGAAAGCTGATACTATCGTAAAAGATAATGAGGCTTTTGAACAAGTAGGTTCTTCTTATGGTGGAACTACAGATGTAGTCGATAATGCCTTAGAGAAAAGTGGAAAGAAGTATGGATTATTAAGTGGTAAAGGAAGAAACAAAGCTAACCGTGAGATTGCCAGAGCTAAACTCCAACAGACCAAAATGGGAAATATAGCAGATGAAGCAAGAGACGCTTTTTCTAACCAATCGGCATCACTTAGTATGATAAATAATAGAAATCTATTGGGAATGACGGGAGGATATCAGCAAAAAGGTTCTTATATTGGAAGAAATGGATTAAAACTTCCGTCCGTAGAGGATATGGAGAAAGCTAGAGCTACTGTTGCGAGAATTAGACAGAAAAAACTATCTGAATCTAAACCTGTTGAAGAGTTCAAAGATGGAGGTAAGATGAATGTAATTCCAGAAGGAGCTTTACATGCACATAAGCATCACATGGATGTTGAAGGTATTACTCCTAAAGGTATTGCAGTAGTAACTCAAGAAGAAGGTGGAGTAGTTCAACATGCTGAAATAGAACGCAATGAAATAATCTTTACCAAAGAGGTAACAGAAGAATTGGAACGTCTATATAAAGATGGAAGTGATGAAGCAGCAATACAAGCTGGAAAGCTAATTGCTAAGCAAATAATTGAAAATACTCAAGATAATACAGGATTAATCGCGGAGGTACAGGTATGAAAATAGAAATAGGAGATAAAGAATATAACGTAGAGGTTGCAAGAACCGAGGAAGAGAAGGTTAAAGGCCTACAAGAAAAGGAGTCTTTAGGAGAAGATGAGGGGATGTTATTTGTGTACGACGAACCTCAAGAAATCGCCTTTTGGATGAAAGATACTGCAATTCCGTTGGACATAGTATTTATGGATGAAGATGGAGAGGTAATATCAGTTAAACAAGGACAGCCCTACGATGAAACTTTATTAGAAGAAGATGGAGTAATGTATGTTCTTGAAGTTAATCAGAACTCGGGAATCCAACCGGGCGATGAACTCGATATAGAAGATGACGATGATGACAAACAGCCAGTTATGAAAGTGCTGGCTCCAGACGGTTCCACTCAAATGGAACTTGAAGGTGGAGAGAGAATTTTTAGTAGAAAAAATACTAAAACACTTATCAAAATGGCTAAACGAGCATATTCTTCGGAATTAGATAAGGATTATAAAGCCTTAGGAAAGAAAGCTTTTAAATACTTACATATACAGGACACAAATACTCCAGAATACGTAGATACTCCAAAGAGTAAAGAAGATTAACTATTTTAAATGAACTAAACGTATAAATACTAAATTAATGGATTATTATTTTGATATGTCCATAAATATTGCTAATTTTGTCAAGTATTTAAGTATTTAACGTTAAAACTAAAGAATTATGAAATTAGAACCTAAAGTAAAGAAATTTCAGGAAGGCGGAGCAGCTCCAGCACCTGCTGCTGAACCAATGCCAGCTGAACAAGGTGCAGCACCAGAACAAGGTGGAGGAGAAGGCGACCCATTGATGCAATTAGCTCAAATGGCTGCAGAAGCACTACAAAGTGGTGATTGTAATACAGCTCTAGCTGTATGTGAAGGATTTATGCAACTCGTTCAAGAAGCATCACAAGGACAAGGCGGAGAAGCAGCTCCTCAAGGTGAACCCGTCTATAAAAGAGGTGGAACCTTAGTCAGAAGAGTATAAGAGTAGAAGTTAGAAAGGAGTGTACAAGATTTATGTATGCTCCTTTTTTATTATAAATGTAAAACACATGTCACAGGCGATTAAAAAATTATCAAACGGTGGAGGTGTCTCACAAACTGAACAGAAACCAAAAGAAGAAACTCCTCAAGTAAGAACATTTAAACTTGGAGAGAGAGAAATTGAAACAGGCTCTTTATTAAGAAATGCTGACTCAAATTTAGAATCATACCTTGAAAGTACAGGTTGGAGTTCTAAAAAGAAGAACGCTTTCAGAGAAACTTATGGTAAATACCTGCAAGGAATTAACTCTGGAACAATCTCTTCTAGAGATGTAGGAAGAAATTGGATTGATTCTACTGGACAATTAACAAATACCTCTGGAAAGGGATTCGATGCTAATGGAGCCGTGGCACATTACTTGGACTCAATAGCAGACGCTATTCCAGATTATGTAAAAGAAGAGAAAGTTCAACCTACTGTTACTAAGAAATCACTTAATTTTAGTGCAGGACTAAATAAGTCACTGCTTGATAAATTCTTCGGAGGAAATAGATACAATCAATCAGTTTGGTATAGTAGAGACGCTTTAGATGAAACTACGAAGAAAAGAGGGATAACCAATAGATTAAAAGATTTTTCAAGTCAATTTAACTCTTACGCTGATTCATTATTAAATGACCCTGAGTTTGATACTAAGTATGATTTATCAAATACAGCCTTTAAGAACAAGGATGAGTTTAGAAACAAAATAGAACAGGCTAAGGCAGCTCTGTCTAATGATAAATTAGGAGATGATGATTGGAGAGCTTTGGCAGAACTTGGAATAGACCCAGAAGGTTACAGAGGTTGGTTTGGAGATGTTGATGATGCAACAGCACAGCAACAAGCAGTAAAGAAAGATAATTATAAAGGAACTCCACTAGAGGATTTATCTAAAGCAAATACTAAACTTACAGATGCTGGATTCTTGGCTAGAACTGATGAGAAAGGTAACATATTTTATTTAAATCCAGACGGTACAGAAATTAAGAATGGAGTTATTGGAGAAGAATTTAACCCCAAGACCGATTCTTTAGCAGGTTGGTTTAGAGTAAATGGAAACATTTATAACCCAAGCGAATATGCTAATTGGAGTCCAGAAGTAAAGAACGCTTATAATATTATCCTTAATCAACAGGATGATAAAAACATATATGATGACCCTGTTTACGGAGAACTTAAAGATAAATACGGATATTCTCATGTAGCAGATGCTTCTCTATTCTTCGATAATTTCAATGGAGAATTAGTAAAAGCATATACAAGACCTACTGTTGAGAATCCTGCTGGTTCTAAATCTCAATACTTCCTTAATAAGAATGGTAAGTTTACTCCAGTAAACGTTACCTACAATGATATTTTGGGAGAATGGGTTGCCAATGATAATGGCACAACCATTAGATTAGGAAAACAAAGAGAAGCCGGTACACAACCAATTTCTGGAAGTGATGCAAAAGTAGGATTTAATAAAGTAAGACAATTTACCTTTAGTGGTAAAGATGCCTATACACAAGACAATATCTTAGGTTTATTAAGAAGACTTGGAGATAATCCTAATCTTGCCAATGATGCAAGATATAGAAGTTTTATTCAAGGACTTTTCTTACCCGGTTTATTAGATTCAATGAAATCAGAAGAGGGAATACCCCTAACTGACCTTATTAAAGAGGGAAGAATTGACTTTAGACTACTTCCAAATGAGACTAAGAGAGGATTAAGAATCCTTAGAGATAGTCAGGGTAGAGTTACTAACCTTACATTTGACACAGGAGATGGGCCTCACAGTTCAGGTTCTCCATTAGGTGGAACAGGTTGGAAAGGATTTAAACCTATCAAAACAGACTATAATGCATCTCCCTTAAAAAGGAAAGGGGGAGGAATCATTAAAGCACAATGGGGAGTAAGTACTGATTACATAGTGGACAGACGTAAACCAGCAGTAGAGCTTAATGAAGAAGAAAAGAAATTAAATAAGAAAGCTACTGATAGTTATGATAAAACCCAATCAATAAAATTTGATAATAAAGACTTGACTGACGCAGGTGGTATTATTAAAACTTCTGATAGGGTAAAAATGGGGGCAGCTATGGCTGACCTATTAAGTGCAGGACTTGGGTTTGTTCCAGGAGCTAACATTGCTTCCGCGGGTATTGGAGCCGCTAGTTCACTTGCTGAATTTGGTGCTGATGTTTCTGATGGACTCGAATGGGGAGATGTAGGAAATCTGGCTCTTAACTTGGGAATGGATGCAGTGTCATTAATTCCTGCAATGAAGAGTATTAAAGCAGCTAAAGCTATGGGCAAATTAGCTAAGTTTGTTCCACTTATAGCAACAGCTATTGGAGCAAGTACATTATTTAATGACCAAGAAAGGGAATCTCTTACATCATCATTAAAGAAAGTAACTAGTGGTAATGTAAAGGATTTAAGTACTGACGACTTTAAAAATCTAGCAACCATTTCAAGAGTTGTACTAGGTGGTAAAAACTTCCTAAAATCTCAAGACGGCAAAATAATGTCAAGACTTAGAGGAACGAAGAGAGCCCCATCTACTAAACAAGAAATATCTGTAGTTGTTAAAGGAAGAGAAAATCCTATTAAAGTTCAAGTAAATAATGCAGACATTGAAGGAAAGGATGCAAACTATATACAAGATTTAGCTAAAAAGAAAGCTAAGAAAATACTGGCTGATGAAGGCTTAGTAGAAAAGAATATTCCTGATGATGCTTTATCAGTAGAAACTAAAGGTACAGATAAGTGGTATAAAGGAAGTCTTTTAAATAAGAAGAGAGTTCCAACAAAGAAAGTGCCAGGATTTGAGTATTCTAAACCTAATTGGGCGCAGAGACATTTAGTTCCTCAATCTTCAGAAACCCCTAAGAACTTTGGACAATTCTGGGGAATGAGAGGTATCAATCCTAATGGAAGACTTGGTTGGCTATCTGATACTCATTGGCTCGAAAAAGGCTCTACTGGACGTTATCTACGGCCAAATAAAGAGGAACCTATTGAAACTGTCAGAGGGGATAAATTTAAATTTACCACTCCAGTAAGTTCCAGAACTAAACAACATAGTAAGTTATATCAAGATAGTAAAAGAATATACAATAAAAGACAAGCCGATAAATATATAAATTCAGTTGAAGACAATTATATGGAACCTTGGTTCAATCCAGGAAGATTCAAGCAAGGTGGAATTATTAAAGCTTCAAATGGGGATAAATTAAAGATTTCCAATGTAATTAGTAATGCTAATTGGGGAACTGATATTTATGGAACAGAAGGATTTAATAACTGGTTAAATAGTTATAATCTTAAGAATTATCAAGACTTTAATAACTTACAGAAATCTTATCATGGAAATCTTACTGCTTCTGGCTATAAACCTGGAACTTCTCCAGTAAGTTATAATCAAGGAGTTTATGATAGACAAACTACCTTTAATAAAGTAGCTCCTGGAGTTAATGCAGTTATTGAAGGTCTTGCTAAAACTGGCAAGATTACGAGAGCCGGAGTATCAGGAGACAATGCAACAAGTAACTTTACTGATGGTTATTTTGGAGGACAAGAATATTTAAGACATGGTGGAATGAGAGGAGTTACCTCTGATGAGCAACTTAAAGCTATAAATGCTTTAGCAAATAAGAAAGGTCTTGAATATTACATTGATGATGCAACTGGTATGGCTATGTTAAGACCTAGTACTACTTTACAGACTCCAATTGCTCCTAAGTTCAATACCCAAACTATTGATACATCCAAAGCTGTTATAAATCCTAATACTGGAAAAGTAAGTGGACTTCCTAATATTGGAGGAGCAGCTCCTACGAGAGCTAATCCCTCTAAAACAAGAGGAGCTACATCAGGAGGTGGAATTAGACAAATCTTAGGTAATTTAGACCCAACTGCATTTATCCAAGCTGGAAGAATGATGGGAAATATCTGGAACAATAACAGAGTTGCAAAGAAAACCAAAGAAGGATTAAAACCATTATTACTTGATACTTATGAGACTCCAAGACAAATAGTAGGAGACTTAGCAACAAGACAGGCTTATAATGAAAGAGCAGCAAACTTAGAAAGTCTTGCAGCAAAACCAAGAACATCTGATGCTTCTTTACAATTGGCAGGAGAATTAGCAGCTAATTCACAAGCTAATCAAATGAGAGCAGAGGGAGCTTTAGCTGATAACGATATGATTCGTAGAACTGGTGAAGCAGCTTGGCAAAACAATGCAGAAGCAGTTGCAAGAAGAAATGAAGTTGCTAATAGAAATAGAGCTTCTATGCTAGGAATTGATAAAGCTAAGAAGGATATCGATGCAGCAAGAATGTCTGCAAATTGGACTTCTTTAGAAAACTTTATGAAGGAAAGAGAGTATAAGGCTACTATGGATAGAGACAGACAAAGACAATTTGACCTTAATGTTGGAATGAGTAACATTCAAGCAGGTACAGAAGCTAGACTTAAACCTCTTAGAGATTACTTAGAACAACAGAGTTTAAAAGGGGTTGATATTAGTACTCTTCCGCAATACAAACAATACTCTGACCTTATTGAGAGTCTAGGACGTGAAAATGTTCAAGCACAAAATCAATTATATTCAGATGTATATGGATTAAGAATGCCTAGAGGACGTTGGTCACCCATTATTAGAAAAAGAGGAGGACAATTAACTTATGCTGAACGTTCAAAACTTCAAGCACAGAAGGATACATCTAAAGCTAAAACTGAAAATGCTAAACTCTTTCAGAAAAATATAGAAAAAACAATAGATACAAATATAAAAATGATTAATAATCTATCATCAGTATCTAAACAACTTATAATTAAGTCAATGACATGAAAGTAGAACCGATAGTAAAGATGCAGAGTGGGGGTGGTATGCCCCCATTCACTTATTATACACCACTTGGGATGCAAGACACTACAAATGCAGGTGCAGCTGAACAACCTCAAGCTGTACAAGCAAGTACCAAAGAAGAGGGAATCACTGACAAGGATTTACTTAAAATGGTGGACAACATTGACGGATTACCAAGTGACACCAACGAGATAATTAAAAACCTAAGTTGGCTTTATAAACAAGACAATCTATTTAGTAAGGGGAAGATTAATTCCTCTTCAATATCTTCAAGATACCTTCAGGCATTAAGGCAAATTAAAAATGCTAATTTTAATAAGAAAGAATATGATTCTGCATTAGAAACTGTTAAAGCTAATGGGGGATTAAATGAGGTTGCCATTACAACTACTGGAAATGTGGTTGTTCAAGATACAGAGGGAGATATTAAACAAGTATCTACTGATGAGTATTTAAACAATAGGGATAAATACTTTGCCCTTAAAAACTCTGACTTGCTTTATATACGAGCTCACTCTGATGAAATGGCTAATAAGAATGATATATTTAATACAGTTAGAAATGGTATTGGTATATCAGCTATTAACAAGATAATTCAAGGAGCAATGGGTAAGTTGGGAACTATGTCTATATCTAAAGAAGGCTATTCTTACAAAAAGGAAGGTCAGATTATTCAAGGTATGGAATATTTAAATAACATTGTAAGTGAAGGAGCTGACCTTTCAGGTATGGGCTTAGATGGAGTTTATAAAACCGGATTACTAAATAAGAATCAATATCAGGCTGCAAAAGCAGCAGTTCAATATATTTACGATACGTTAGACCCAAATGCTATTACTTTATTAGAAGTTAAATCTGGAAATACAGAGAATCCTAAGAAAGGAGCATTAGACTTAATAACTCAACTAATAGCATCTCAATTAGATACTACTATTGAAACTACTCAAAACTATGAAGAAAAACTTACTGGAACCATTAGTGGTACTGGAGATGGTGGAAGTGGTTCGAGAAATGATTTAAAACAACTCGATGCAATTGTAAATGGTCAATCTACTGTACAGAGAGATTATACTTTGAATCCTCACTCTAATTATCAATATACTACATCAGCCAATTGGTGGGCAGAACCCCAAGATGTTAAAACAGGAGAAGGATTGGGAATGAACACTCTCGATACAATATTGAAGAGTGCAGGTTATGGTTCAGCAGTTTTACAGAACTCTGTTTATTTTGGTGATAATAAAGTAGACCCGACTCAATTTAATAAACTTGTATATGACCCGTCAGAAGGAGTTGCACAAGTATGGCTACCTTATACTAATACACCAAATGGTGGAATTGCTCCCAATCTTGGAATTATTAGCATTATAGAAAAAGTTGAGGATGATTTAAGAAGAAAAGGTAATGTATCTGATGTAGAAAGAAGACAAGCTTATGAAGCAGCAGGAATAGGTCCATTTTGGGATGCCATGCAGAATCCACAGTCTGCTTATGAAAGAGGATTACTAAGACCATTCATAGCAATGACAGGAGTTGCTTCTGATGATGAACAGAGTGGAATAGTAAACGAAAATGAGAGTGTTGATAAACTTAGCAGAGACGAAAGAAAACACTGGAAGGATGCTGCTATGAAAATTATAAATGACCCTGCCAGAAATGGTAATAAGAAAGGAGACTATGACTTCGATTCTTGGTGGGAATGGGAAATATTTGGAAATGTTTCAGATATGTATAGAGGAACTATTTATATGCCAATGTCTGGTGACTATGTAAGTTCAGCAGCTAAAACTGGTAATATTAATCTTCCTAAATCTACATTTGATGCTAACAGGCTAATTAGAGAAGGTCAAATTGCTAATAACAGAAGACCTCTAGTAAAAACAAATTTTGATTAGAATATGGAAAATGTACAACAAAACGATTGGTTTGCAACGATACTATACAATCCAGACAAAGACTTTAAAAACTTTAAAGAAGCTGGATTAGATGCAGCTAATACAGGTTTAAAAGATAGAGAATCATATAAAGATATACAGGCAGTGCAAGACCAATTCAAGGATGCTGAAGGTAATTTTGATGAAAAATTATATAATCAGTTCTATGATAGCGCTGTAAGAACATATAATACTTTTGTACAAGGAAACATTGAAGATACATTCCTTCGTAATATGGTTAAAAGCCCGTTAGATATTTTATCTGACAGAAGTACTCCGTCTCAAAAACCTTTGTTTATTGTACAAAAAGTATCTAATCCTACTCTTAAATCACAAGGTATTAATAGCTTATTTGGAGAAGGTAAAGCTCTTAGGTCTTACAGAGAAGCAGCTCAAACTCAAAGAGTTGTAGACTATAAAACTGGAAAAGAGCTTGACTGGACTCCAGACGATGATGATAAGAGTGGATTCTTCGATTTCATGTTTATAGAACCATTAGTAGAAGCTAAGTGGGAAGAAGATGGATATCACAAAGACGAATATGGTAGAGACATCAAGCACTTTGCGGGAGACTATAAACTTAATGCAAATGGTATGCCATACTATGAAACTCTTGGAGACAGAGATGCAGCTAATAAGAGTTTCTTGCACTGGACTGATACATTGACTACTACTGGCTCTAAATGGGATAAATATAATTTCTTAGCTTCTGACGGAATTGATAAGAGCGTGGCAGGAACTACTGCAAAAATGATTGCTACTATTGCCCCATTATTTATTCCTTATGTAGGACAGGCTTATGGTATTGCTACTGCATCTGCATATTTTGGTCAAGCATTGGCAGTATTTGGTAAAACTGTAATTGATGCTATTGGAGATGATACAGCTTCTAAGAAGCCAGGTCTATGGCAATTCCTTAATAAGATTGACTCTTCAGTTAGAAAGTTTGATTCTTCTGTAAGTGATGCAGGAAATCAAGGAATGTTTAATTATGAACAATTTGCAAACTTAGTAACTGATGTAGTAGGTCAGCTTTATCAACAAAGAAGTATCGCTAAGATTCCGCAATGGATTGGCTGGGATGCAAGAAGTGCAAAGAACTCTAAGGCATTTGTTGAGGTACACAATGCTGACTATCTAAAGAAATATGGAAAGACTTTAAGTCAAGCTATTAAAGATGGAGATGTGGCTTCTGATTATACTAAATTGGTAGGAAATGACCTATTAAATGCTATCACAGCTAAGCAAGGAGCTATAAATAGTTTTGCTAAGAATGGTTCTCAATTCTACATGGCTATGACACAATCTAAGGACATGTACGATACTTTCAAAGAAAATGGATTTAGCGATACAACTACAGCCATTGGTATGGGAGCAGCCCTATATGGATTTAGTAAGCTATTTAATTCTTCTCTTGGAGAAGTAGCCCTTAGTGGTTTAGGTCTTGATGATTTAAAACAAGCCAATAAAAGGTTGATTAGAGAGTTTACTAAAGAAATGAAGCCTCAATTATCTTTAGTTGAAAAGACTTCCTCTAACATTACTAACTCTGGAAAAGTTAAATGGATTAAAAACTTAGGTGAAAAATTTAAAGGCTTCTACGAAAAACATCTTATTAATGACCCAGAAGGTTGGGTTGCCAATTCAGTAAAAGAAGCTATCGAAGAAGTATCAGAAGAGGCATTACAGGATGTAATCTTCGAAAGTAGCAATGTAATTGACTGGACATTTAACAAACTTGGATGGACTCAAAAAAGAGGTAACTATGAGTTTACTCAAAGTAATCCTTTAGAAAGATACTTAATGTCTGCTCTTGGCGGTGCTGTAGGTGGAGCTATCTTCCCTGCCATTACTAAAATGGAAAATATCAGAGACGGAGTTCCCAATATTCAAAAGAACATTCCAGAAAATCTAGCCATAGATATTGCAACTATGATTAGAAATAATGGAGTTCAGAAATCAGTAGACTTATTAAAGAAGAGTATTGATAAGGGAGAAGTAGGTTCTACTACTCTTTCTATGAACTTATCTACTAATACAACTGATGATGGGCAAGTATATTATGAACCAGCTAAGAAGAGAGAAGACAGTCAAAACAATATATTGGGTAATATTCTTATTAATTATCTATATGCAGTTGATTCAGTAATCAATAATGAAGGATATAACCTAAAGGATGATGAAGTTGTTAATAATTCTCTGATGAAAGATTTCAGATTAAAACAACTTGCTGATACCGGTGTAGGAGAAGAAATTCTATACGATTTCCAACAACAGTTACAGGGTCTTATTACTGCTGCAATAGAAATGAAGAGTAACCCTCAAGACTCTGAAATTGGCAAAATTAAGCAAAGATATGATGACTATAAACAGAAAGTAGACGACACTTTATCTGGAAAGAGAGCTGGAGAATATGCTGAAATGATGGCATATAAATTAAATAGAGGTTTAATGTCTCCATTTGCAGCTCCTGACATCTATGCTTATTCAAGATATGTAAGAGGTATTAACTACGCTACTGCAACAGAACAGCAAAAGAAAGACCTAGAAGCTGACTACGAGAAATATACTCAATCAGACCAAAAAGAAAAAATAAATCTTGGTTATGAAATATTTAAGAACTTAAAAGCTGAAACAGCCGAACCTATTCTTAGATATAGAGACTCTCAAATGTATAAGTTTAAGTCTCAATTATATGATGTAATATCTAAACTTAATGATTCTCAAAACATTTCTAAACTTAGTGATACAGAAATTGCTGAATATAAAGAAGAGGTAAGAAATGGAAGAAGTGATGAGCAAATCATTGCTGATGCCAATCTTAATCCAGAAGAGAATGTATATAGTGCTCAACAAAAAGCAAAAATAGTTGATTCTTATCTTGAAAGAGAAATTTGGAATGCAGACCCGGGAAGTGATAAGAAACGTCCTAAACCCTTTGGTAAAGCATACGTTCAGAATCTAAAAAATATGTTGGAGAATATGAAACAACATATGAGTATAGGTATTGACCCAATTCTTAATCAGAGAAGAACTGGAGAATTACAAGTCTTATTCGAATCAATAAACAACATAGTTCAATCTACTGGCTTTATTGATGCAGAGACTAAACAAATGATTGATACAGTTAAGCAGAGCTATAATAGATTTAGCCCTGAAAACTTTGTAAATAGACTTACAATATTCATGGACCCATTTAAGGGATTTACTTTTGAAGACTCTTATTATAACGATATTCTTACTAGCAACTCTACTTACTTAGGTAAGATAGATGAAGTAGACCCATCCATTGTTGAAGAACTTGGAGATTCGAAGGGAGAATATGTATTTGAGGACGAAGAGGGATATTATGCCCTAACTCAAAATGAAATGCAGAATGTATTCATGGATATGTTTACTACAGAATTTACTGGAGCTAATTCAGAAGAATTGCTTGGCGGAATCCTAACTGATGGAAATATAAATGAAAATTCTTTAAATTCATCATTTAAAAAGAATCCAGACTTCTCTATATTTAATAAACAGTTACTTGAATATCTAAATTTAGATGCTGATAGAATTGGTTTATTAGGTGAAATTGATAAAATATCTACTGCTGCTATGCAGGAAAATCCTGTGTGGGATATGTTAGGAAGACTATCTACTAACCTTATTGGCGAAGATGTATTCAAACTATTAAAGGCAGAAGAAGGAGACTATAAAAGTACAGCTTCTTTATATGACTATGTAATCAGTAATGAACTTACCAGAGAGCAACTCGAAACTGCAAATACTGCAACTCAAATATTAAGTCACTCTATCATTCCATACCTTACTGGAAATGAAGGAGTATTTAATATGATTGACATTGCTAATCAATATAAGAGAAACATGGGAGCTCAAGAAGATGTTCCCTTAACTCAAGAAGAAGCTCAAACTATTCAAACTGAATTGCAGAATATCCAACAAAAAATTGCGTGGTTACTTGCAGTTAATGATATGAATAGTGGTAGTAAGACGGTGGATAGTAGTAAAACTATGGGAAGACTAAACAGTATGTTTGCACTTATATTAAGTGGAAATACTGCCGATTCTACTTTATCGAGACTAAAGAATCTAAGCTATACTGATGCTGATGAGAATGAACAAACATTCATTGAAGAAGATTTACTAACTGGTGATGAACTTGTTAAACTACAAGAAATCATTGCTAATGGTAAGAATGACGAAGAATCATTAAGGTTCTCTAATGAAGTATTATTAAGAGTTAGTAAGGCTTTATATGATAAATTCTCTGGACTTACATCTGAACAAAAAGAAGAAATTATAGGTAAAATAGCTGGAACTGATATTATTGATTATAATGATTATGGTGCTTCCAAATTCAAGAGAAATAGCACATATCAAGATATTAAAGGTATTGACCTTGCTACTTACTTACTAAGTACTTTGGCAGTTAATCCAGAAGAAATGCAGAGTGTGCTAAGAAAAGCTATTATTAGTAATCCTTCTCATGCTCCATTTTATAATCAGATGTTCAGTGTTCAAGAAATGTTTGCTTTATATAAGAATCCTGTACTATTTAACAAATTCTTACAGAAGACTTATGAGTTTAAGCCAATTCAAAATAAAGAGTTCTATACAAAGAATACCTTTACAAAGAACATTATTACTGTATTAGGAGGAGCTGGAACAGGTAAATCAACTGGTGTTGCCAAGGTAGCTTACAACATGATAAAGATTGATAATCCTGATGCTACTGTAATGGTGTCTGGACCTAAAGCTGACGTAGGAGAAAGACTTGCTGCCACATTAGGAATTGATAAGAGCTATGACAGGCTTCAATTATGGCAAGCACTGCTTACTGAATCTGGTTGGGAAAAGGTAAAGAAAGCAATTTCCGAATTTAGAAACCCGCCAGAAGAAAAGGGAGAAACCCCTTATTTAGTAGACGGAAATCCTGAAATATACAATCAAAACTTCTTAACCGAAGAAGATGTAAATATTGCAGCTTTACCTGATGTATTATTTGTTGATGAGTTTACTCACTTCTCTGGTATAGAAATGCAAATGCTTGCCAGCTTAAGCAAGTTTGTTGACAAGGATATGGTTATTTATGCCCTTGGAGACAATAAGCAAGAAGGGGTAATCAACCCAAGAAATGGAGAAGAACTTGATTTAACTGGAATGTATTTTGGAACTCCTGTACTTACTTCAAGTATTAGAGCCAACAATGTTCATAAGAAAGATAACTTGGATAAAATATCTTCAATATTATCTGAACTTATCGATAAAGAACAAGACAGTCAACTTAATGGAACTCAATTAAACATCAAGTCTACAATGAGGGACATTAGAAGTAAGTCTTTATTAAAGTATTATGAACTTAAAACTGATAAAGAAATAATTCTTCATGGCGATAAGTTAGTAGATGAAAACGAACTAAATGTTGATTATCTACAAGGACTTATTAATAACCTAAAAGAGGGAGAAAGAATAGCTTTAATTACCGACAATGTTCTTTCTGATTTTAGAAAAGATGTATTTCATCAATTTGAAGAAAAATATCCTGAACAAGTAGTAGTAAGAGATTCAAGAGACGTTCAGGGTTCTGAATTTAAATATACTATTGTTGATGTTAATTGGACTGATACAACTAACCAGAATACATTTATTAAAGATTTAAAGTATTTCTATACTTTAATGAGTCGTTCAGCTGATGGTAACTTAATAGTTAAAAAGAACTATAATATGGTTGCTAAATCAGATAGAGCTTCTACAACAAGCACTTCTGAACTTAAGGCTGATGACATTGACGGATATAAGAAATTAATTCTTAGTGTTTTAAAGGATGTTAAGCCAGACACAGAGGAAGTTCCAGTAGCTACAACAGAAGGAGAAGAAGTGGGAGAAACAATTCCAGCTACTCCTAAAGAAGTTCCTGCAACTGATGGTAACACTGGAGAAGAAACATCCAATGAAAATAAAGGACTTTATGACACTTCTAAGGATGAAGAAGCTGCTGCAGAGGTAATGAAAAGGAATGTTTTTGAAGAAAATGATTTACCTAAAGCATTGAAAGAAATAGAGCAAAAAATGGATGAGGAAGCTACTGGTGACCCAAATGCTGACATCAAGGCTAGAACAATGTCTATGGGAAGTTATTATAACCATCTTGCCCTTAATGTAAATGAGGATGGAATTATTCAACCTTATAAATCTACTAATGGAATTGATGAAGACTTATCAGGATTCTCTAACTTAATAAGTGGAAAAACTATTGAGGATATAAGAGACATTAATTTAGAGTCTGGACAAGGTATTGACTTACTTTCTTCATTAGCTTATATGAGGTCTTTATTTAAAAGGTCTGCATCTGAATTAAAAGACATAGTAAGAACTAAGTTATCATCTGCTGGTTCTGAACAATATAAGGCCCTTAGACCATTTATTGAATTATACTTTAATGGTAAAACATCAGAAGACAGATTCAGAAGCTTCAAGGCTGCTGTTGCAAAAGGTAACTGGTTAGTTAAGTTAACTAAGTACAAACCTGGATATGATAAGGCCTATAATGTAGAAAACCTTAAAGAACTTAAACAAGATGAATTGTTTGGAAGAATAGTATTCCAGTTAAAGACTAAGGACGGATATCTTGATATTACTTTAGGAAGTACTACTGCCATTGATAAAATCATACAAAGTTCTGGCAATACAGAATTTGTAAATATCTTGAATGATAGAGCAACTCTAAACTCTAAAATAGACCAAAAGGGACAAGTATATTTCAGACTTACTGATTTTAAAGCTAAAAAGAAGGGAGTTTCTTTCGGTAATAAAATCTTTAAGAATAAGAATTATAACAAGTTAGATATGGTCAGACAGAAGTACAACAGGGGTAGAACCTTAGACCAAACTATGAGAGAGCATCCAGAACTTTTGTTCAGTGATGTTTACATGGATGGAGCTGTTGAACTTGATGGAAAAGCTAAGAGAGTTGTTAAAGGTTATCCTACAGTCTTTATGAGTGACGACCTTTGGGGAGTTACAAGTTCAGAACTACTTGATAGACATCTACAAAAGATGCAATATTTAGGAACTGATGAAACTGCGCCTTTCTTTGAAGTAACAAAAGGACATTTAAATCTTAGAGGACTTTCTCTAATTGACTTTATGAAAGAATGGGGAAGACTTGAAGGAGAAGGTGGAGGAAAAATCTATGGAGCTAAGGAGTTCTTTATGTTAGCTAGACCAGTAGAAGCTGCGAGATTCTTATACAGTATGTTAAGGCTTAAAGAAGCAACAGTTCAAGATATTGAGCTTTACAATCAAGGAGTCGAAACATTTAATAGTAATCTACTTCCGTCAGAAGAAGACCTTAAAAAGGATAAGATCGCTGTTGACCCTACTGGTGACGGAATTAGAGTAAGCGAATCTTCTCTTAATGAAGTAAAGGCTAAAATTACTAATATGCTGAATGATTTAAAAAATTCATTCCCTAGCTTGGTAATGGGTAGACTTAAACCAGTTAAAACTACTAAAGCGGCCGGACAAGTTGAAGCCCAAGACAGTAACACTCAATATTCTGTAAAGAATACGTCTTACTATATGCGTATGGCTGTCTCTCCGTCAGAACAGTTCGAAATGCTAAGAGATTTTGGAGTTCTTCCAGAGTATGACCCAAGTGGGCCTTCAAATTATATTGTAAAGACTTTACAGAATTTATCTAAAACTAATTCTAACTTAACAACTTTATTGGAGAAATTAGTAAATCCAGATGATGATATTTACAGTTCTCCAGATATAGACCCACAAATAACTAAAAATGCTGAATCAAAGAACCGTGCAATTCAAACCTTTTTAAGGATTCAACAATCTATACAAGGATATGAAGCACCTTCAACAGCTGCGATGCTCCCATTAATTAAAAGAGGAGTTATGGCTGGATTCACAGCAAGTACTAACGTTATTCGTCACTTATTCTACAATACTATATCAGAGTATGGCCCAGGTGATTTTGCCACATTTAAGCAAGCTATCGACTATGGAAATCTATACAAATACGGAGTATGGACTAACGGTATAGATACTGCAAGAAATGATAATGTACAATTTGGATACTATATATCTGCTTTAGGTCAGCAACAAGTATACTTCGATGGACCTATCCAGACTCCAAATTATTATATTAATTACGATGCATTAGAAACCGACCAAGAATTTGAAGTAAATCAACCTACTCAAGTTGTACCGGTACAAGGTCCGCCAGTTGTAGAAGAGGCTCCTGTAGTAGAACAAATTAGTGATAAAGTGAAGTTACTTAATGCACAACAAGATTTGATTGCAAATATTTTGAGTTCTGTGGAAAATAATGTAACTTTGCAAAAGGATGAAATTAAAAGGATGCTAGAGACAATAGACATTACTAAGTTCAACTTAAATGGTGAAACTGTTGAGGATAGAATCCAATCATTCAATGCTCAATATATAAGTAAGGTACGTGATAAATTAGCAAGTCTACCAAGGAGACTCTATACGAACAGCAGCGATGTTGCGACAATAACTCCTGAATATCTTATTGATAAAAACAATAATATTATTCCAGACCCTAATGCAATTGTTTCGTTTGCTGAACATATAAATGAAAATGAGTTACTGAAAAATACAGAAATAAATACTGTAACCCTTGAAGATAGTGATATAAAACTAAATGCAGAAGAACAAACCTTTACTGTAAGAGTAAATGGAAATGATTATGTATTTGGATTTGAGGAAAATGAAGCTATTCTAAAGGATATACATCCTTTACCTCAAGATGAAAATCCTCAAATTAAGTTCGTAGAAGAATTTAACAAGGGAGTACAATCACTAATATCTTCTTTAGGTAAGAATGAGGATATCACTAAAATGACTAAAGTACAATTAATGAAATACAACAAAGGAAAAGCAGTGGCTGAATTATTATCTACATTAGATATTAATGCGATAGCTAGTGAATTATTTGACCCTGATACTTTTGTTTTTGAGGTGGTTGACAAGTATCTTCCAGCAGATGGTGATGCTTCTGCTAAAGAAGGAGTAAGGAATAAAATACAATCTGTTAGAGATTCACTTATAAAGAATAACGAAGGAAAACCAAATTGTTAAAATGATTAAATGTAGAGTTGTTCCAGAAATAACGGAAATCGGTGCTGCCTACGATGCGGCTATCGAAAACTTTCCGGACAATTTAGAACCAGATTCAGTTGAAGGTAGGAGAGAGGTAATCTCTTCTGCCTTAAACTATTTAAAAGATAATGGGATAGTCCCATCACAACAAAGTCTAGGTCTAATTCAAAATGAATTGATTAGATACGATAGAGATGGTTATGAAGGTATATTCGGCTTTGCCACAAATGAAAAAGAAACTAGAGACTTAATAGAACAAAACTGGGATATTGTATCAATAGATGAAGATGCTAAGAATATAGCACCAGAAGCTAACGATTTCCCACAAGCTCCTATTCCCTCTATTAGTGAAGGATTGGATTCTATATTTGATAATATCAATGACCAATCGAGATTTGTTAGACATTTCCAAAATGAATTAACAAGATTTGCCTTCGTAAATTATAATCTTAATAAACTTATATCTACTAATAGAGATTTAAATGATTCTATTAGAATGTATAAGAATCAAATCTTCCAAGAACTTGCAAAGGAAATAGGAAGCCCTGTTACTCAAATGTATGCAGGAAGAGAGTTTCAGTTAGAAGCCTATAACAATCTTATTAAAGATGCAAGAATATATTTCTTCGAAGATGTGAAAGACGGAGTGTTTGTATCAACTGACCAAGATAGAATCAATGCATATAATAAATATGTAATACTTACTAACTTTGATGGATTCTTATTACGTTATAGTAAGAATATCATTCAAGTAGCAAGAGGATTCGTGGGAGGACATATAGACCCTAAAGCTGGATATAAGTACACCTTTAACTTAGGAAAGCATATCAAACAGGATTATAATAATGAACTTCAAGATATTAACGAACATGTTAATGGGGCTGTTCAAATGTTTGTTAATTCTATACCTATGGTAGATGAACATAATAATCCTACAGGACAATATGTTGAATTTAAGACATTCAACTCTCTTACTAGAATCTTTAGAAATATCTCTGAAAATAACCCAGGTATTACTAGAGAAATAAGAAATAACCCAAGAGAAGCCATTAAAGAAATTATCAATATTGCATATAATAATAGTAAAACATACTTCAAAGGAAATGATGCAACATTATATCCTACCTTTAGAAGTGTGAGACGTGCTGTATTTGATATAACAAATCCTTCTAGCTTAGCTTCTTTAGAAAGTAGTATAACTAGTCCAGACCAGATGAACTTATTCTCAATGATATTGAATCATATTAATAAGACATCTCCTGTAAGTTATCTGCAATACAAGTATAATCCAGATACAGGTAAATATGTTGTAAGTTACTTGGATAGTGAGTCAATTTCTCAAAAGAGAACTGACTTAGAAAAACACTTAATGATTCAGAGTACTTATGATAATTTCTCTGACATCTTTTCTAAACACTCAATTAATCCAGTTGAAGATGCTGACGGAGTTGTAAGTAATATTACCTTTAATATTGGGGGAGCACATTATAACTACAACTTATCAAATAAAGCTCTTACTAAGAATGGAACTGTTGTTCAAGATTATTTATCTGAATTACTAAGTAATAGAAATGGTTGGGGGCAGTTCTTCTCTGATGTTATGAGAAAGCCTATTGATGCAACATTTATTGAGACAGCAACAGAAGTTAATGATTCAGAAGACTTAAAGGGATTCTTAAATGTAGCTATGGCTACTGTTATTAACGCTGATGCTAAGGATGCTGCAATTAAAGCAGGAGAAACTTTAAAGGATGTTGTTTCCACTAGGTATTCGAGAATAATTCCAGAAGATAGTAAAGCTACAACATATTATGATAGAAGACTTGATTCTTTAAGAATTGGTGGTATACTTGATGGACTTAGAGGATTAATTGCATTAAGTAGAACTATTGCTGCAAATAATAGAGATACTACAAAAAGTTATGTAAAAAATGCTGATGGGAATAATCTCCCAAAGTATCGTTTGACTAGTGCTGGTAATGATGATGCTTATATATTAAATGATATAAGAAGCGTTGCCAATTTTAACCCTAAAAATCCAATGAATAGTAATCTGTTTATTAGTACTGATGGACTATTAACAGGAACAGCTTTAAAGACTGACTTTACTAATTCAGAGGGAACTTCAAAGAATATTTTCAAAATGCAAGCAAATGAGTTATTGTATTCTCAATTTGTGTTTGACTATCTGCAAACCAGAGATAAAAACTCTGCAAATAGACAATCAAATGAACTTGCAGGAATTGTTGCAATTCAGCCAACTACATATTCTGATAAATCAAATATATGGGTAAAGCTAGTCGATTTATATAAAACTTTATCCTTCAAGGATATATATGGAAATAATCTGTTTGAAGGTAAATCCTTATCTGAACTAACAGTTAATGAAATAAATCAATTAAGATTCTCTACTTTACATGGAATGTATCATGGTCTTGCAAACCAACTTGTTGAAGATTACAAGTTGTTATTTACTGCATCTGACGGAGTATTTGTAAATGAACTTGGAGAATATGATGAAACTGATTATAAACAGTTACGTCCAGAAGTTAAGGCTTTAATGGAAAAAAGAACTCAATATATAGGTGACGATGGAAGTTATGAATATTATGGCTTTAAAGAAGACCTGACTGTTGAGGATTTTATTCCATTATTATCTAAACTTGATACAGATACAATACATAATGCTATCTATATGTTGCAGTCTCAGGGAATAGATATTACTGTTCTTCCAGAAGTACATTATATTCAAACAAAGAAGGGTCTAGCATTTAATACTACCTTACTTGAGAATATAAGAAATTATTCTTTAAAAAATAAGGATAACCAATCTACTCTGGATAATATTAGTGATAGTTATTGGACAAAGAAAAAAGAAGAGGATAAATTATATGCCCTAACTCTTAAAATGAGTGATGTGAAGTTTGACTTGTATGATGAATTTGGTAAAGAGATTACTACTCTTACTGAAAACATTGACAGAACAGCTTCTCAAAAAGACTTTGTTGATAGACTTACTCCTAAAGCTAAACAGGAACTATACAATAAATTGCATATAGAGTCTGATGAAAAAGCAACTTACGAAAATATTTGGATTGACAATAGAACACAAAGACTAAATAATTACTATATTCTTAAAAAGAATGGAAGTAAATATGACATAGTTGAAGATATAGACTTTATGAAGGTTGCAGGAAATACAGACTACGAAGTAGTACTTAACCCTGACCTTGACCTTTATAAATCTATAGATAATTTAGTTAGTGATAACTACAATGCAGCAACTATCGGACTTCCATTTTTACATCCGGCTAAGAAAGCGGCAGTTGCAAATGATGCTTCTCTAATTGATAAAATTAATGAAGAAGCAGCAAGAACAACAGCTATGTATAAGAGAGGTGTAGTAGTTGGAGCTACAATCCATCCATTTATTAAAGGTAAAATTACTGGTATTCCAGATACTTATAAGCTTGCAGTAATTGAAGACTTAAAAACTCCAGTATTTAATGTACAGGGAGATGATGATGGAGCTACACAATTTGACGGTGGTATCTTCCTAAATCCTATGATTGCAAGGTATGAGCAAAACTCTCTTGAAGAAATCGAAATGAGTCCTATCCATAGAAAACCGCTTGGATATTTCTCTCTTTCAAATTATCTATCTTCTGGATTGTTAAAATGTGCTACCTTCGCTGTTACTAATGAGTATCTAAGAGCAGCACAGACTGGTGATGTTATAGGTAACTCCTTATTAAAACAAATGCTTGATGTTCAATGGGATATTCCAAATCTTGATATTACAGTTGATAGAAATGGAAGAAAAATCTCTTACAATGGGCAAATGTATAGAGACATCAATACTCTTAAATATTGGAATATCAATAACATTGAAAAGCTCAATAAGATAGGTTACGATGAAAATGGCAACCTTGATAATACCTATGAAATCACTAGAACCCAAATTGACAAGAATGGACAAGCTCTAAAAAGAGATGGTTCTATCATTACTGAAAAAATCAAGGTTAGAATTGATACTAACTATGATTTATGGATGGCTTTAGGTGGAGAGTTCTCTGTATCAAGAGACGATAAGACTCTAAAAGAAAGTGAATCTTCATTAGATAAACTGACAGAAGTGGGAAACCAAGTAGCTTTCAACAGAAACAACATTGATGACATTCCTCTTATTCAAGAAGCTAGACGTCATGGAGCTAGAATAGATATTTATCCAACTGGTTTTGATGAAGATGTATCTCAAAATACATACTATCAACCAATGAAATTCTCTGGAATAGCTTACCTTGCTACTGCCGGCGCGGTTAAAAATGGTATGGCTAATGTAAATCCGGGAAGATTATTCAAGAATGGATATAATCCAAATATACAGGCTCTTGAGGATTCTGATAGAATAATCTACGGACATCCTGCTATTGGTAAAACTTATGCAAAAGCAAGACATGATTCATTCCTATCATTTGACGACGATTATGGTAATGCAATTAAGAACTTTATTGATAAGAGACTTAAAGAAGGACAAACTCGTCAAGACTATAAGCGAGAAGCCCCAGAGGAGTATAAACAATTCTTATTAGGACTTTACGAAACTGCTAAAGCTAGAGCTAATGATGAAGGAAAAAGATTCTTTTTCTCTGACCAAGTACTGTTAAAAGCACTTGATGAAGCTGGGAAACTAGAAGAAATTAACAAAGCATTATCTTTAGGAGTTGATGAATTTGTACAGCGTGATAAGGAAAGAGGAGGAGTTGATGAAGCTAATACAAGAGACTGGAAGAAGAATATTGACCTATATCTTAATAAACTTTCTGATAGAACTGTTGATATTGGAAGAACTCATCTACTTGATGTTCTAGATAATACTAGAAAGAAACATCAACGTTCTCAACTTACATATATCAATATCAAGCCAGACTTTATTGGAATCCAGCTAAATGCTGAACACAGTGTTGATGAAGCTGAAGTATCTGAAATGACACAGGTAATTTCTGCACTTGAACAAATGAGTACAAGTCATGGAATGGCTAATCAAGTGTATGAAGATATTGGTAGAGTAATTGCAAGGGGTCTGCAAGAATATAACTTCGATGCGAACAGTGAAGAGGATAAAACTAGAGTATATAAAATCTTAGGTAGAGACTTATTAAGAACATTCTCAACCGGAGATAAGGACAGACTAGGACTTGCAGGAGCTTATATGGAATTAGTAAAAAAAGACATCCTTAGTGATAAATCTTTACAGGATATGGCATATAAGATTCCATTTGATGATAACAATATCTTTGGTGTATTTACTAATGGATTTACTAATGGAATCAATAGAGACATCATTAAACGTAAATATGCTGGACTTCAAGCTATTTTGAATCCTTCTCATGATATTGTTACAGTATATGACAGCCCAGACGGGGGAATCCTTAAGTATTCTGATATTCTTGGAAGAGTTAATACTCCTGCCGAAAGAGATGCAATCTTTAGAAAAATGGATACAGAAGTAGAGATTGGAGAAATTAGAGCTGGTGACTGGATTTCAATACAAGGTGGAGAACCTGTTAAAGTTCTTAACTATCGTAGTAAAGTTCCAGGAACGATAGGTATTATAGACCTAAAGGATATGAGACTTAATGGAATATTATCTGTTAAACGTCTTGGCTCTAAAGGTAGAAACTTACGTTCTGCAAACCATGTTATTAAATTAATTGATGGAAGTTCTTCTAACGGATTTACTACATTTGATGCTTATGACTTAGACACTTCAAGACTTTCTTGGGATTTAAAAGAAAAGAACTGGGTAGATAATGTAAAGAACAGCCCAATGCAGTTACAAGCTTGGAATGAAATAGTTCAGAGAATCTATGATAAATATGGAAGAACCATTACTTTTAATACAGATAAAGGGGAAATTAACGGATATTTAAGAGATTTAATCACTGATGATTTAGCTGAAATAGCACAGGGAAGGTATAGAATCCCAGTAGCTTATAGAAGCGGAGAAAATATCTTTGCACAGGTTGCAGAAGATAGATTTGATGCTAATGAACTTGCTATTGGTAAGAATACTGCTTCCAAATTTGGGTTGAAGATTGGTGACTCTCTAAGTGAAATTGAAACAACTGGACCTTTATTCTTTGAAAGAAGACAAAGAGAAATTTTGAATACTGATATAGGTAGTAACAATTATGACATGTATTTTGTTAAGAACAATAAACAACATTTACATGTTATGTTAAGTAATAATCCTGCATCTAAAGCTAGAATTGATTCTTTAATAAAGGATGGAATTATGGTTGAGGATAAAGGAGTTGAAAAGACTACAGTTAATGGTAAAAACTATGTCATAGTAGACGGACAGATAGGTTACAGAATTGATGATGATTCTAAATTCTATAATTATATTACCTCTGCTGGAGAAAGTAGACAAGTCTTAGTTACATCTGATGTAGATACTTTAAGGGGAATTGATAAATCCAAATTATATAGTAATGCTGTGTATAGATATAGCTCTGGAAACATTGCAACTTTATTCCCATTACAAATAAATTCAATGTTTACTTCTTTAGAAGATAAAGCCATATTAGAAGAATGGTATGATGCTCTTAAAGAAGCAGAGACTGAACAGGATAAGTACGATATTGCAAACGAGGTGAATGAGCAAACAGCTTTAAATCTTGAAAGAAGAATTAAAAAATCTGCACAAGATACTTTCACTTCCTGGCAAGAAGCTTTGAAGTTCATTGTGGCTCGTATTCCTTCACAGTCTATGCAGTCATTCATGAACATGAAAGTGGCAATGTTTACTGAATCAGAGACAAATATTTGTTATGTTCCAGTAGAACAAATCTGGTATCAAGGTTCTGACTTCGATATTGATAAAGCCTTTATGTTAGGAGCTAGTATCTCTAATCAAGGTATTTATTACAATTGGAGTCCTTTATTTAACTTCAATAGCCAAGAATTACTTTCTATATCTCACGATTTACCATTCCCAACTGGGTATAAATATTTCTTAGATAATGAAGTGGGATTCCCTCTTGAAGGCGATTATTCAAACTTACTTGGTAAGACTTACGATGAAATTACACATGACCCTGTATTATTCAGAAGCCTAGTAAATCTAATGAGAGAAGTAAGTAAATTCCCACCAAGTGGAAATGCTAATATGGTTAAAATTGCAGGTCTTGATGAAGAATTAATTGACCTAATAGGAATCCATAATGAGTATGAACTTGGAGAAGCTGATTATCAAGAAGCAATTAAGAATAAAGTATTTAATGCTTTATGGAGAATTGGAGCTGATGTTAAAAACGTGGTTTCTGCTACATCTCCTATCTCAATGGGGCCTGCACAAGATGCTGCGGCTGCTTCAACATCAGGACAGTTTAGTAAGCTAGTATCTAATGAAAATCCGGGAGCTAGAGTAATTTTACAATACCAGAACTCTATCGGTAAAGACGGTATTGGTGTATATGCTACCGGTATTAAAGTATTCTCTATTTTACTTAACTATTACAATGAAAAATTAAGTAAAGCAACAGAAGATAATCTAAATAGATATACCTTTTATAATGAGAATAGTGAAAACAAGGGAACAATAGAAGTATATGACAATGAAGGTAACAAACACATTATTCAACAGAGTCCTACACTTCCAAATGTTAAAGTAGACCCGACAACCAATCCTGCATTATTAAGTCTTGCGGAAGCAATAATCAAGAGAGGATTCCAAGAAGACGTATTCTTAACTGACTCTGTGCTTTTATCTGCTGCTACTGATAATGCTAAAGAACTTATTCTTGAAAAGATTAATGCTGGTCCAGACCTTGCATCTGTTTACATTTATTTGTTTGCAACTGGAGTAGATTTTAAAACAGCTTCTGACTTTATGACAACAAGAGCTGTAACAATGGCTCAAAACAAAGCTAAGACTAATATTCTGTATATTGACGGTAAGAGAAATAATCTCGATAGGGCTGTTAAATATTATACTGAATTAGCTGACCCTGATAGTTATATACCTCAAATTTATCAACAATCAATTATAGATTGGGGTAATGATACATTAGCTAAATTGTCTAATGACCCAGAAATTGGAGCTGAACTTAAGGAAATTATGAAAACTGAAACTAAGTTCTATAATATCCTTAATAAAATAACTAATCAGAAAGTCTTAGATGCTATTTTGGATTATGCTTATAATAGTAATACTCCACTTAAAATATATAAGAAAGAATTAGCTAAGAAAAAGAGTAGAGCTGAGCTTGAATTAGAATGGGAAGGGGCTTTAGAAGCTGAAGAAGATTGGATGCAATCTGAAGATTCAGAAGACTTTAGAGTATATAATACTGGAGAAAATAAAGCAGAACAACTTAGATATATATTCTCAAGATATGTAAACGAGTTGAAGAGAAGAAGAACCGAACTTAATACATTGACAGACGGAGACTTACACAATATGAAAGTATTGTTAGAGTTAAAACAGAAGTCAGATGAACTTACCAGACTTGGTAGATTAGGAAGCTTGAATCAAGGTATTAAAACCAAATTAATGGATAAAATTAAGTATATTAACCAAATAGAAAGTTTTGTTAATAGAAAGTTCACTTCCTTTAATAAAGAGAATGAACTTAGTCCAGATGATGAAGGTTATATTACTCCAAACTTTAATCTAATTGAGTTTATCCAGAATCCAGAGTATAAGCAAGAAATGATTGATGCTTATGAACAAGCTAAAGATACTTTCAATATTTTGGATATTATTACATCTGTTCCTCACTTTAACGAAATGTTAAATGCTATGGCAGTAGATGATAAACTTTTAGGATTCTATGCTTCTAAATATACTCTTACTAAGAATCTGGCAATGTCTGCATTACATGCTAAAGCTATTGGTCAGCTTACTCCTAAAGACATGGGAGAGATTAATAGGTTTGTAAGTGATGTTACTATTGTTAAGTTCTTAAAGACTGAACTTGCTAATAAGATTTCATTATCTCCGGGAAGTAAAATGTATAACAGTTTAGGAAAAGTTGTTCCTGTTGCCACTTCTGGCAAAATAATTGACTTTGCTAATGTGTATGATAGAGCAACATTTAAGATGTGGTTTGAACAAGAATTTATTCCAAATATGAAGGCGATGAATCCTAAGAATAAATTCATACAAGCATTAACAAGTACATACTTTAAGAATAGCTTCCAAGACTATAACTTCTTATATAAACTTCCTATTGATTTAGGAAACCTTGAGCAAGAATCAAACGAGATTGCGTACTCTAATTACTTGAAGGCATTTGATGAAATCAAGTATACAAGACCTCTTCCAGATGTAAATATGACTACTGGAGACTTATTCTTTTTATACAACCTATTGGTTAGTAAAAATGCTTTTGGAGACAATACTCTTACTAAGATATTTGAAAACTCCTTGAGTATGAAAACAAAGAATGATGAAGTTGAAGTTAGAAACAGTTTACTTCTTAAGTTTATGGACTTTGAAGCAAAACAAAATCCTAATCTTAATGAAGGAACTAATGGCCTTGTTGAAGGAGAAGATTACAAACTCGACGATTTGTATGTAAGACTTATTAAATATAACGAACCAAATGGAACTAGATTTACAAAAGAATATGATAACGATGCTGGAAAGATTGTAATTAAAGAAAGTAATTATGGAGAAAAGAGTACGTTAGACTTGTTTACTGATAACAATACAATGTTACTTCCATTCTTAACTAAAGGATTTACAAGACTTGCAACAGAAACTAAGAACGATTTAATATCTAAATTAGTAAATCTAATTTCAAACAATAAAGCTGAAATAAAATTAACTTGCGATGAGTAATTGTATTCAATTTACCATTGGAGATAAGATATATAAGTTTAGGGATGTGGACTTGAAAAGGTCTGCAACCCTAGACGATATTATCACTGCAATTGCAGAAGACCCTAACTATGCTAGTCAATTGGAAGACTTAAACATAGATTTAAATAATAGAGGGGTAGAATCTATATCTTCAACCAAAGAAATTCCAAATGATATAACAGATAGAAATACATACATAGCTGAAAACTTAATGGGAAACCTTAATCATTATGCATTAAGTCAAATCTATAAAAGGGTGGGAGTTCCTAACTCGGAGTTCTTTACTGCCTTTAAAGATATAATGGATAGAGGTAAAGGTAATAGATTGAGTTTTCTAGTAACTGATTCTCCAACTCAAACATTTCTTGGTAATTCGAGAGATTTAGTTGTAATTAATAAGAATGATTTATATAATCAACCTAAATTACTTGGGGCATTAAGTTACGTTTATTCTCATTCCCAGTTACTTGATAATCAATCAGCTATATATAGAATAGTAGAAGATGCATACACTAAAATATTGGAATCTCCAACCAGACTAAGAGAAGAGTTACTTAATATTCCTGACAAATATTCTGCTTTAAGAAGATTGTTGTATTATACACAATCTGATATGTATGATACAAATCCTGATATTGCCAGTTTAAAAATGACAATTGGCAATCATTTATTTGCAGAGGTAACTCGTAACATAATGAGAAATAAGGATAGAGAGTTCTTTAATAATCTTAAACTTAATCCTGTACAATATAAGGCCTTAGAAAACTTAATCGTAAACGAAGAGCTTCCAAACACAATAAATTTCGGAGATTATTCAGTCTCTGTATCTGAACTTAATAAGTTTAGACTTGATTATATAGAAGCAGAAAGAAACCCTAAAGATGATACTCCAGAAATTGATGATGATAGTCTATTACTAAGACTTGCATCTTTAAATCCTAATGGGGCTTTTGATGCTAATATGCTTCCTGCCAATAAAGAACAAAGGCTAATGCTTTTATCTAATCCAATTGCTGCATTCGTGTTTGATACAGCTAATTTCAATAAGGTTAGTAAATATGTAAATAAATTTGAACAGGAGGTTGATTCAGCTATTGCTCCAGAAGAAAGGGCTGAACTTATTCAAAATAGACTTCAGAATGTTTATACGTCCTTCGGAAAAGGAAGATTAGATGTTAACGGATATATCTTAGACCTTATTCAAGAAGCATCTACGAACAAACTTGACTTTAAAAATGCAGAAGATATTAAAGGATTCAATACTATGTTCTATCCTAATACAAGAGTAAATATGGATGAATCACTAACATCTAAGCCTAGCAGACTCTTGAGATTCAATCACTCTCAATCACTTTCTAAGTTCTCTGAAAATGCTTATAAAGTAGTATTTAATCCAAAGGTTAAATATGTAAATGTGATAGGAGGTTCTAACTCTCGTATTGAAATTAATCCAGATTTTAATCTGGAAGTTACAGACGATTTCCAAGAAAAAATCAATGCCCTTGAAGAAGCTGCCACTAAGATTAATAATAGCCCAACTAAGAGAAGAACCCTATCAGTTAAATATGATTCTAAGTTTGATTACTCTTTAGAGGAAGGGAGTGCAAATATTAATAAAGCAATCAATTCATTTAGGAGTGTAATCAAGTACTTGCAAGAAGCAGTGGATAACAATAGAACTTTCTACTATTTAAATACTGATGGTATAGGACAGTTCTCTCAAGCAATGGTAGTTAATGCTGACCAATTAAGTATTACCCCTGTTGTATTTGACGAACTTAGTCAATGGGTTTACAGTAATGTAAAATCTCCAGATAAAGCAGAATGGATACGTACATTTACATCTTTAATGAACGCAGCTGAATATACTGACAGTGCTTTATTTAAGTTCTATGATTCCCAGTCATTTAAAGAGAGAGCATTTAGTTCTAAAAGAGTAGACTCTTCTGGCAAATTATGGGAAAACCTAAATGCAAGACTTACAAAACTAGAAGAAGAAAGAGGACCTCTAGCCCAGTTCGACATGCTTAAAGAAGGAGTAATATCTATGATTCCTATCTTACCGCAGGGATATAACTATGCTCTTACAAGAAAAGAAGAGGGGGACATCTTTAAGTTAAAAAATGAAAAGGATAGAGACCAATTTATTAATGTTGAAGTACAAAGAAAAATAGCTCTCACATATAGAAAGGCTGGAGGAAGAAATATATCATCTCCGAGCGAACTGATGGTGGGAGATGTTATAAGAATAAATCCAAACGACACATATCAAGCAGTTGTTCTTGAAAATAGACCAGAAGGTAAATTCTGTGCTTGGTTTACATCTAACCAAATTCACTCTGCTGTTCTTACTAATGAGGATTTAAAGAATGTGGTAAGAACCCAATATACAGCAGAGAATAGACAAATTGGGCCAGATGTAAAAGCCTTCTATACTAATGTCGGAGTCTTTAGAATGGCTGATGATGCTGTTGACTTTAAATGGGTAAATAATGAATCATCTCTTCCAATTCTACATCAAATATTCGCTGATGAAATAACTGATATATCAGAAGCTACTGGATTTACAGAGGACTTTATTAAAAGAAATTATTTAAACACTGTAAAGAGATTTCAAGTGGCAATGTTTATGGAACTTACTCCAACAACTGAAGAAATTACTTCTACTCCAAATGTAGAGACATTATCTGATAACTTATCTACTCCAGAGTTTGTAGAAGATTTAGTATCATCTTTAGCAAAAAGTGGAGTACAAGTTACTTCTTATAGAAAAGAAGAATTGAAGGAAAAATTCCCAACACTTGATAATATTAAGGCATTTATCTATGATGGGGAAGTAATAGTAAATTCAGATTTAATGACTGATGATACTGTGCTCCACGAATTATCTCACTTATTCTTAGCTGATTTAAAAAGCAGAAATTATGATAAGTATGTTGATTTAGTAAGAGGAATGGAAGGTTCTGATGCTTACGATACTATTAATAATAGTAAAGCATACGATGAACTTACATATAATGATAAACTTGAAGAAGCCTTAGTACATGAATTTTCTCAATATTTTACAAGAGTATTGAAAGATTACAGAGGACGTAATTTAAAGCTTGATGAAATAGAATGGGACGGAATCATTAGTGATGTTTTAAACATTGATGTAAGTGAATTCTATGATGATAATATATATACTTTAATGAGGAAAACTCTATCTGAAATACATAGCGGATATGCAATTCAGAAAACTTTATTTAATAAGTCTAATGCTCAAAAAATGGTAAAACTTAGTAATATTAAATCTTCTCTTATGAAGAACCTAAGCTCTACTGATGGATATGGATTAATTGAAATTTGCGAATAAAATGGCGTGTAAATATACTTTAAAAATAAATAGTACTGGAAAGGTTCTTACATTCAATTCTGAAAAAGAACTTGACAACTATCTACTATCTAACTACACTGAATTTGAAGGTATGGTTGACCATACCTTTAGATTTAGTAAAGACTACATAACTATGTTAGATACAGAACAGGTAAAATCTCAAGATAAACTAGATAAAGATAGGAAACTTGCCTATGAAAAAGCCAAAGCAAGAAATGCTAAAAACGATGATACAATAGTAGTTAAAGGGCAAGGTGAAATGACTGATGTCATTGAAAATGAAGAAACATATTCTGACGGATTTATATCAGTTCTAAAATTTTTATCACGTCAGAGAGGCACCTCTGCACCCCTTATTAACGCTTTCAGTAGGGAAGGGTACAAGAGGAACACCCGTATAGATAGGTCGCAAGGTAAGCCTGAAGACGTCTCTCCAGAAGAGTGGCTAAAACAGGTCGATTCCTCAATAGACCAAGACTTTGAATACTGGGATTATTTGCAAGAAATAGGTCGTGGATTCCACTTAGTAATGGATACGGTTATAAATTCCAACTTTGATATTTCTGCTGACATGGTTGATTCTGTAATTAGTAAAAAGTTTGAAAGAGATTTCTTAGGGGGAAAGAATTTAAGTACGCTTAATGGAGTATCAACTGGGGCATTGATGAGTTTTATTAAGGGAATTACAGCTCTAAAGAAAAATATAATCCTCAATAGTGGAAGAGGAAGAAAATTTAAGAAATTCTATACAGAATATGTGGTAGACCACGATGGTGGGCCTGATGCGAAGCTTAGAGGTAAGATTGACTTACTTGCAGTATTTGAGGATAATGAAGGTAATCAAAGCGTTGAAATATATGACTTGAAACTTGCTACTAAACCACAAGATAGATGGGATGCTGATAAGAAAAATACTATTCAATATCAGCTTGGTTTCTACAAAAGAATGTTACAAGCCAAAGGAATTGCGGCAAGAAATATATCTACTAAAATTATCCCAGTTCTTATTGAAGGAGACAAAATACTCCACAAGATTGATAAAGTATCAGTCGGAGAACCAGAAGTTTATCTTCCTAATATTGGACAAAAAGCTAATATTGACGAAATAATTAAAATACCTATTGGTACAGAAAATTTATCTAATCCATTAGAAAATACAGTATCAGAAAGAATGAGTAAGTTCTTCCCAATGAGTAAAATCAATCCTACTGATATTGTAGACTTTGATATGTTATTTGCTTCTCAAGTACATATTGATAAAAATACTGGAGAGTACTGGTTTAGAGATGTTACTAAATCAACTAATGAAAAGGGAGAAATAAGAAGAGCTACTAAAGAAGAAGCGGAAGCTGCATTTGAGGACTATCTAGTAAGAAAACTAGAGCATGATAACGATGTAACTCTCGCTATTACTAACAATCTTAAATATAATCTTGATAAGGTAAATGGCTTTGGTGGAAAGAACTTTAATCCTACAAGGACAGGTTTACAGATTGTTCCAGCTAATACATACGAACCTAAGCTTGGATTGTTTGAAGCAAACTTATCCAAATACAAAAATGAGCCAGGATGGAACATAATTAGTAATGATGCTCTTACTAATATGAATGTTATTCTTCTTATTAATGAGACAAGAAAAGAAATGGATTTAATTTCTATTGCTTCTCATGACCTTAATAGTACTATTAATCTAGGTAAGGGTAATAATATTTTTGGAAGATTTAAATCTGATAGAGAAGTAGAACTTGACAAACAAGTAATTAAAGCCACAGTTGGTAATGTAGAGCTTATGAAACTGCTTTCTATTGCCAATGCTTTTCAAGAAACCGACTTAGGTTCTTATACTATCGGAGAAATGAAGGTAGTTAATATTGGTAAGAGTGAATATCTTTCTTCCTATTTAAATCAAGAGAAAATAAATCATGCCTTTAATACTCTATCTGAATTATCTGGACAAAGTAAAGGAAACACATTGAAGTTTACTGATGAGTTTGATATAGCGTGGAGAACCTTTAACAATATCATGAATTATGGAACCTATGAAAATAGGGATAGACTTGATAAAATTGCTAAAACGTTATCAATAGATGGAGATATTACATCATTTGATAAACAAGCGAAGATGGACATCCTTACAAGAATGTTCAAGGAACTTCAAGCTAGATATTTCTCTACTAATGCATCTGCTGATATTTCTAATCCTATTGCATATTTATTTTTACAAGTATCTAATGCTTTGGCTAAATATGGAAACACTACCATTGATATCTATAATGAAGAACTTTGGGCAAAGAACTTTGGTAATCTGGCAGAGCAGTGGAAAAGGGGAGAATTATTTAATGGTACTTACTTAAATACTATTGATACAATCCCAATTGTAAAATCAGTTGCTCATAGATTGGCAGAAACCAACAGAAATATCACTAATTTATATGGTAATTATAAGAACAAAGATAGGGCTATAACCAATAAGTTCTATCAGGAATCTGGACAAGGTTTCGTAGGGAAGACCATTATCAATGATTCAACAATTCGTTTTAAAAGATTACTTGACCAATCTGATTCTGGAAAGAGAAAGTTTATGGTTAAGAATCCGTATGATATGTCTACTGATTTAAATCCAGCAGAAAGAAACTATTTAAAATATTGGCTAGAGGATTTAAATAATAGAAGATATCCAGGACAGGATAGAGCAGAAGTTGGAGAAAGATACTTTGAAATACCTTTATTAAGAGGTTCCTCATTCTCTAAAATAACTAATGGTAAGAATCCTCTAGTTACTTATAAAGAAGATGGCTCTTTAGAAATGGTAAACCCAAGAATGACCACAACAGCTCAAGAAGAATACTTATCTACTGATGCTTTAAAGAACCTTGTAGAAATGTATAACGTGTTTGATATTTCTAATTCAGTAGGGGGAAGAGAAAGACTTCTTTCCGATACTAATGGTAAACCGGAGCAAACATACGAAACTAACCTTGAGCATATTAAGGATATGTATGTATTCTCTGATATTAGAAAAAAAGAAATGGATACAGTCCTTCCTGCCATTAATGCAGCAATCATTTCTCTTCAATTTACACAGAGACTTTCTAATAAAGATGCCCAAGCAACTATCGACTTCTTGAATGATTATATTAAGTCAGCTGTGTTTGATGAATCTTTAATTGATAAAGAAAGTAGGGGAACATTCAGAACTTTAGGAATGTTAAAGTCAGTATCTACCAAATTTATTCTTGGTTTTAACTACTTATCAGGAGCTAAAGAAACTATTACTGGATTCTTTAATCTTTATGAAAGAGCAGTAGCTAACAGTTTACTTGATAAAGACAAGATAGGATTAAAGGATATGACTTCCGCTTATACTACTGTTTGGGTTGATTCTGTAAGACAGATAAGCACAATTACTATCTTAGAGCACTTAAACTGGCAATATAGAATGGCTAACGTGGATATGAATGCATTAGTTGATAGAATGAACTACGAAAAGACTGATGGATTCAGATTTAATGACAGAATGTTCTGGGCTAATAGAGCTCCCGACTTCTTATCAAGAATGACAATCCTTATTGGCTATATGAAGAAACATGGTTGTTATGATGCACATGAATATAAGAACGGAGAAGTAACTTACAATTGGAAGAAAGATAAGAGATTTAGTCTTCTTGCAAATCCAAATGCTGACACTAATTCATCTGACTGGCAATATCAAAGGTCTTTATATAACGCTATGATGGAAACTTTCTTTGAAGAAAATTATAAAGTTCCGAATGCTGACGGAACTTCAAGATTCCTATCAAGAGAAAAGGATTCAAGAGGAGTTTATAAAGAAGCTCTTCCTCAAGCATATACTACTTTGGAAGCTAATATGATTAAACAAGAATCTGATGGTATATTTGGATATATGGACCACGATACTAAGTCTTTATATCTAAAGAAAGGAATGTTTATATTCCTTCACCAATTCCAGACTTTCTTGTCAGCAAAGAAAAACCAATACTTCCTAAAAAGAGGCACTTACGACCAAGGTCATTGGGTTCAGGTAACTGATGATGCAGGAAATAAGCTTTATTGGGATACTGTTCAAGATAATGAGGGCAATACTATTAAAGTTAAAACTACAGAAAATACAGGAAACCCAATTGTAGATTGGCAAGGTAAAATTATGGAAGGAATCGCATGGTCACTTAGAGACTTGTTTAACTTTACTAAGCCAGAGAGAATGAAGGATGCGTGGAGAGACCCTGTAAAAAGAAGAAATCTCCTATTAGCTTTAGAAGATGGGGCTATTATAGGAATTATTTATCTAATGCTTGCTTTACTGTTCGGAGACAAAGATGCAAAAGCTATGTCAAATACCGAACAAGCTATTGCAAGAATAGCAAGAAATGTAGGCGGAGAATTTAATATGTTTGCAATCTTTAATGGAGCCGTAGACTTCAAGATGCCTATGTATCAATTTTACAGTGGGCTGTTTGAAGATGGAGTTAAAGTAGCATCCGGTGATATGCATGTATTAAGATTCTTTACTGATAATACTGGAGCATTCAGACCTCTTAAACCAACTGTTATAGATAACTTTAAAGCACCTAACGCTAACGAGTAAATGAAAAAAAAATAAGGGCGCCAATCAAGTATATACTTTCGTATATGCCTGACTGACGCCCTTAAATTTTATCGTTTTAACATGTTCATAGTATCATTATAAGCTAATGTTATAGCTTTAATGTAATACTTCATATCCAAGTTGTTTTCAATTATTATATCGACCATTATATCATCAATAAGTTTTTCACTTATGTGATTTCCTGCTCCACTGCCATCTCGTTCTATTTTCCATAGAACTCCACCAGCATTTCGTATAGCATCCGCTTCATTTGGAAATCTGACATCTGGAACAATCCAGTGACTTTCTTTATCCCGACCGTAGCTATACATTAACGCTTTTATCCATAAATCCTTATCAATACTTCTTCCAACTTCCGTTCCAAAATATTGTAAGAATTCTCTGTTGGTCATAGGTTCTCCTTCTTTATTTGATAAAGGTAACGATGTAAACGATTCTTTAAATTCTCCAGATTCAAACATAAATCTTGGAACTCCTAATATGATAGAAGCACATTCCTTTAGTTTATCTGCAAAGGCATGTTTTTCCCACATACAAGTTATAGGCAGTATATTGTCTACGTTATCTAGAATATATTTTTCTCCTTCTCCTTCCGAGCACGCACAATCATAGTCAACAGTATTTATTAACTGAACAATTCTACATGCAGTATCCTTTCCCGATTGGGCTTTTCCCGTTATTCCGATTATCATTTCATGTAGCTCCTTAATTCGTTTAAAACAAAGGTGGGGTCTAGATACGGCATCTTTTCCCTAATTTTGTTATATTGCTCGACAAGTTCTTTTTTGTCGGATATTTCATCAGAAAACCCTAAGAAACCGTCACTGTCAGACTTAAGAATAAGTCTATGAATTTCACATGAAATTGCAAAGAGTATCGGGTCTGATGTCTCAAGATTATTCATCATACAACATACGATTTTACTAAATCAGCAATCTGTTTACCGTCTGCGGCAGGGAACATAGCTTTGAGTTCTTTGATGATAACTCCCATCTTGCTCTTAGGGATTTTGGGTCCGTCTTCGCATCCTTGTAATGCGCAGACTTCTGCTAATCCTAGAGCAAGTGCTTTCTCGCCTGGGACTTTAGGCAAAAATTCGTTTAAGATAAGAGATTCCTGCATCTCTATATCATATAAGTCTTGTCTTCCTGCCATACGATACTGTTCTGCATTATCAATGCGTTGGTCTCTCAACTTCTTAATAATGGCAATCTCCGTTGCCTTATCAAGAGGTTTTGCATTCTTCTGTGTTTCATGAACCAGAAACGCAGTTTTAATTGCCCTAAGAACTTCAGTACGAGTTCTTGTTTTTGCTTTCATTGATTCTTTAATCAATTCATCAATATCCTCTCTCATTTTCTTCTAATATGTTTAAAGTTACACCTCCAATACCCATTAATAATATGGCAGAAATACATATTCCAAACCACATATTAAGTGAATATGCAAACACTAAAAATAATACTACTAAGGTTATACCTCCTAGTGCAATAGCTCCAAGTGCGAATAATAGGGCTATCCGCTTTCGTAAATCTTCTTTATCCATTTTTCTTTATAGTATGTCTTCTTTTGATATTTTGGGCAGTACCACTATTCCAACGACCTTCTCTGACATAAGCAATATCAACATCTGACACTCTGGTCATTGCTGCATCTCTGTCTTCGTCAGTTTTATAATATCCCATATAACTCACCATTGATTCATCTTTAGGAGTATTTCTGGGATTTTCAGACATGTGATATATTGTTAAACCACATGGAAGGTTCTCTGTTATAAAGTCCATAGCCATTTTATCTACTCCTTCATAATCACCTACCACAAATCCTTCAAAGTCTTGATTGTGGTAGGCAGAGTAAATAGCTGGAATGTAGTACTTCTTAAATTCTTCTTCTGTAATGTCTCTATGTCCGCTAATAAAATATATCATGGAACTATTTGTGCGTCTAAGTCTTTTTCAAAGACGTTAATATTATACCAAGAAATTGCTTCAAGTATTCTATCTTCATGGTTAAATGCCCATTTGTATTTTGAAATATCTCTTATAGGAACCCATTGGATAGTTTTTACTTCATTTTTCTCACCATCTCCATTCAATACAGCTTCCATAGAAGTAGATACATTATCTTTTCCGTATTTAAGAATGGTCATATAACGTAATGTTACATTGCCATTATTACAGTGTTCTGGATCTGTTTCAACTCCAAATAAAGCCCACTTAGATGGGTCAATTTTGACTCCAGTTTCCTCAAATGCTTCACGAGAACAAGCTTCTTCTGCTTTCTCCATATCCAAGAAACCACATGGACAATTCCAGTAACCTTGGAAATCGGGAGTTCCTTCTCCTCTTTGGTTAGCCAAGACACACCATTCGCCCTTGATTTTACAAAATGCGAATGCAGCAACTGCACAATATCGACCAGACCATAAGGTCTTGCCAGCATGTTCTCCTTCTTCAATTGTATAACTCCAATTTCTCATTTATGTCTTCTTTTTGTTTTAGATGTTTCTTCGAGTTCTTCCAATGGATTATACTTTAGGTCATTGTAAGGCATTAATGAAGTGCCTGCAATCCCTACCAAAGTCTTTCCATCATACTCTGATTTATAGATAGATAATACTTTATCAGTTTTCCTTTTATATGCAATATATATTGGAATGTCTTTCTTATGACAGGTTTCAAGTTCTTTCTTGGTTCCTCTAGTCATGTCTTCGACTTTGATTCCCCAATTGAAATCATTTATAATAAACACTGCAATATCAGAACCAGTTAATAAAGAACTCTCATATTTAGTTCCCATTTTCCAGTGGTTTGGCTCATAACCAAGAGAGTCCAGAAATATTTCTACTTCTGGAACTAAGTTGGCATATTGCATACTATATGATACATATGCTTTATTCATCTTTATAAAGATTAAATCGGTGAATGTATTGGCTAATAGCTTTAGGTACAAGAGGGTAAATTTGTTTCTTGTCCCTAACCAAATACCTAATCATAGTAGAGCTTACGTCAAAAGTACAACTAATATACCCATCCACCTTCGCCTTGAATGAACTGTTGGCTCTATTTACTGCAATCAGCTTAAAGTTTTCTAATATCCATTCTCCTTCCTTCCAATTTGCAATATCATCTACAATGTCTGCACCTACAATCAGATAAAGTTCTTCGTTTGGATAATATTCCTTCAAAAGTTGTAGGGTTTGATAGGAATAGTGAGGTTCTGGAGTGTAATAGTCAATACTAGATATTGTGCAATTATCAATTTCATCAATAGCCAGTTGTGTCATAAAACACCGGTGTTGAAATTCAGTTGCTTCGCGGTCTTTCCACACATTCTGCATAGTTGGAACCACCACTACTTCGTCAACCAAGTTATCATTTAGTGCTGATGTAATCATGTACAAATGACCCATATGGATTGGGTCAAATGTTCCTAATAAAAATCCTACTTTCATTTTTATATATTTTAATTTTTTTAGTCTACGAAATATCCACGAGAGTCCAATTCTTTTGATAAAAAACTAATAGCTTCTACACTGTATCGTTCGGTCAACTCCTCTATTTCATTGAGTAAATCATTAACCAAATCAGATACACCACAGAACCCTATATTTCCCACGAAATCGACAAGATTTTTAATAAGTTCGGGGTCATCTACCTCGAACTTCATTTCATCCTCGAAATCATCAGGAAGATAATCGTCGTCAGCATTATAGTATCTTTCTTGAACATATACTTCCACCAAGTCAAGAGTGGCATGGACTGTCTCTTCCTCAAGTCTAACAGTCAATCTAAATGCCTGAGAATCATCGTCCATTTTCTCAACTATCATATAGAAAGAATCTTCCCATGTATAATCATAGTCAGATACAAGATAGTTGGCTTCTTTTAGAGCAACTAATAACTGCTCATATATTTCGTCAATCGTTTTCATATTTTTCTCGTGTTATATAAATTGGAGCTTTCTTACGTTTAAACTCTGATGCTGTATGACGTTTGATAATCTTATGAACGACTTCTCTTCCAAGTTCTTGTTCTAAAGAATCTTGAAGTTTATCATTCTCTGGAGAAGCTTTACAAATAAGAGTTTGTAATACTCTATCAACGTCATAATAGGTCCTAGCACCTATCTGCTCCAAGTCACTATTACTAATGCCGAGACCGTCAGTAGGAGTAAGAGCTACAGACTCTCTAATAGCTTGGATTTTATCCACATCTTCACCATCGCTCATCATTGTGTAGTAATCGCAAATCCATCTGGCTAACCTATAAACCTCAGTCTTCCACAGGTCTTGAATTGGGTCAAAGTCGCCTACATCACCATGAATAGTCCAGAATCCAAGCTGATATTCAGTTTGATTATCTGTACTCATTACTAATCCTTTATGGCGACTAGCTATATCATATAGATACATCATTCTGCACCTAGCTTGAAGATTACCATTAGCAATAGGAGTTCTACTAGGCATTTCTTCTAGTTCATCGAGATAGTAAGAATTAGCCATATTGACATCACCTGCATCAGCACAGGCATCAAACAAAGCTGCACGATAGGAACGTTCAAGTCTGTAAACACTAAATTCATTACAGAAGGCTTCTCCTACATGTACAGAAGTAGCGAACTCATCACTTTTATTCTTAATAGGAAGACTTCTTCCTATAAGAGGAATACCAGTCTTCTTACTAACCTCATGGCATATGGCAGCAACAACAGTGGAGTCAATTCCTCCACTGATGCCTAATACCATTGCTTTCAAACCATTAGAAGTAACATAATTTGCTGTTTCTTCTACTAAGGTATTAAATACCTTTTCATAATTTAATTCTTTCATTGTTTTACTCGTTTAAGATAATAAACTATTACCCGACTGGAAACTCTGCCTCCTGATAAGAACTTAATTATAGTTGCGACTAATTCCCAACCGTCATCGCCCAGTCGATTAAGCTCTTCGCAGGTAATGTCTGTTTTTTCTAAATATTCAAATTTCATAGTCCAAGTTCTGCTAAACAAGAGTTAACTTCCATTGCACGTCCCGTATGTTTGCCTTCATCATCAGATAGTTTTACACAGTCATATACCGGCTGATTAGAGTTCATCTGACAAGATGTAAGTTTCATAACAATGTTAGAGGGTTTAAATCCAGTGTCATTGGTAAGGTTTGTACCTATACCGAACGATGCTCTAATTCTAGTCATACAATAGAGAGCAATATCTTCAGCCTTTTCAAAATCCAAAGCATTACTAAAGATAATGGTTTTCGTAGTTGGGTCTATGCCCAATTCTTTATAGCGAGCAATCATTTTATTTACAAATTCATACTCGTCTCCAGAATCACATCGTACTCCGTCAAACAACTTAGCTTGTTTACGTGAGAAGTTCTTGATGAATACATTCGATGTGTAAGTATCGGTAAGAGCTATTCCCAAGTCTCCGTCATAAACATTTACCCAATTCTCAAGAGCCATATAATTAGCTTGTTTGTAACCATACATAGCGCCATGGAACATAAACCATTCATGTGGATGTGTTCCCATTGGTTTCATGTCATACTTCATCGCAAAGTAGCAGTTGGAAGTTCCGGTACAATAGATTGATTTTTCTTTAATGTACTTAATAACTTCTTCTTGTATATTATAAGAGAATCTTCTGCGAGTTCCAAATTCGGAAAAGTAAATTCCTGATTGATTGGAACGCTTAATTTTACTTTCCAGTTTATTAAGCATTACAGGAATATTGACTTTATAGCCCAACATTCTATTTCTTAACTCTGAAACCATTGCAAGGATAGGCACCTCATAAAGAGAAACTTTATAAAGATAATCCTTTGCTATAATGTGAAGATGCTTTTCTTCATCCAAGAAGATTTGTACTTTACTTGGGTTAAATGTGAATTGAGACAACCATTCCCAGTAATGTCTTGGGATGAATCGAATAGAGTTCATAAACTCAAATTCATCACTTGTAAGTCTTACTTGAGCAAGGTTATATAACTCAATACGAAGTTGCTCAACAAACTCTTCTGTGTATTCAGTATTATCACGGTCTTTAAACTCAAAAGTTCCTACCGCTTGTGGAAACAACTTCATGTAAGCATAAGAAGTTGTAAACTTGTATAAATCTGTATCTAAAATTGATTTAATTATCATTTCTCTATTGGTTGATAAATGTTTAACTTATTTTCTTTTATAAATTCTTGGAGTGCTGTTCCACCATCAATAGATGCAATTCCTGGGAGATATACTGAAAGTCTATCCCAAATAGGTTGCAAGTTCTTAATTGTGTTAAGTACACAATAATCTCCTGCAACTCCACAAATTACAATTTCTGATTCATTCGAAAGGTATATGTCAGCTCTACTATCGTAAATATCATCAAGCGAATAAGTATAATGGCTTTTCCTGTTTGGGTCACGTTTAAGGTCTGGAAAAGCCCCATATTCCTCTTTAAACAGTCCTTTCTCAATTACATCGTATCGGAGATTATTATTTCTACAAGCTGTAAGAAGTAAATCATTAATTGCCGCACCTTGGGAATATTGGACACAATGAACTGGCCACTCTCCTCCATTTTCTTTAAAAGAGGGATGAAAGAAAGCGTGCCAGTCCACAGTAAACCACACTCTATCAAAATGCTCTTTATACATTAATTCTTCTATATTCCATAGAGCGGGAGTAGCCCCTTTTACATATAAAGAGCCACTCTCTAAGCAGAAATCATTCTGCATATCAACTACTATAAGTATTTTACTCATCGACTCCAGCTACTAAATATTCCTGCAATTGCAACAATAGCCAACCATAAGGCTATCGGAATCCATAATGGGCTTAAGACCCACCACCAAGACCAAGCTATGACACCACATAGCTTAAGAACAATAAATACTATAAGAAGAACTCCACCTATGCCAATTCCTCCACTACTGTTACTATTACTCATAATTCAATTATTAAAGGTTCAAACGATTGAATGTATCTCTCGTCTACTAAAGACACATTTGCCATTTTCATATCATCTAAAGTCATCAATCTGTGTTCTCCTGAATGAATGTGTCCACAGAAAGTATATTTTGGATGTTTTCTTATAATTTCATCAGCCAACCAAGGATTACCTGCATCCTCTCTAGTCCACGACTGATGAATAATACCTAATCCACACAGCTTAGGAGCATCGTGTGAGATTACTATATCACAATGTTCGGGCATTGTGGAGTACGCTTCTATAAGAGTTTTCTCCTCATACATATATGCCCAATTTCCAAATATCTTGCAATATGGAGTTCCCCAAATTGTGTATTCAGTTCCATCTTTATAATCAATGTAAGTATATGACTCATTATCGAGCATTACTAACTTCCCATCAGTGGGAGTATAAAGAAGGGAATTTTTGGAAAGAGTATTCTGATATATAGACGCTAATGCGAAGTCATGATTTCCGCCTACCATAAATACTTTTTCACAAGGTAAATCTTTTACCCATTGAGCAAATTCATGACTGAGCCATTTCTTGCTTTGTGGGATATTTCTTTGCATCTTTAGTGGGGTAATATCCCCACAGATTAAGTAAATATCACACTCTTCTTTTATTTCTGGAAGAATCCCATGTAAGTCTGATAATGCGCCAAATTTCATTTATGTTTCCTAGTTTTTATGTATTTCTTACTCTCTAATTGTTGGGAAGGAAGAACAAGAGTAACATCTATTTCTATGATTTCTCCTTCTTTTGGGAGGTCTGCACAGTCAGTAAGGGAGTAGTAGATGTAAGAATTAATTTCTTCATATTCTTCATCGTCTTCCCACCAAACTCCGTCTTCATTAAGGGCTGGTTTTGTTCTCCACAAACACAGTCCTTCTTCGTCTTTTGTTATCCAAAGTCTCATTCTGTTACTTTCTTTTTAAATTCTTCAAACGACTTTATCTCTGGAACCTCGTCTCTGTTAATTATCCAATATTTACTTGGAGCTTTACCTTTATGATTGGCTCTATATTGGTTATACATATCGGCAATTTCAAAGAATACTTCAATGTTCTCTCCCATAGCGTCTGCCAAATCCTCTATTTTAAATATAAAGTATTTGAACTGATTTCCATTTTCATCTTTCCTTGAATACAAGTCTTTTATAAATGTACTCATGGGTGGTATTTCCACTGGCTCGTCTTCCCATGTCTGATTTCCAGCATAGAAATAAAACATCTCTTTATATATTGGCATCAAGTCTGGAACAAAATCGAATGATATAACATCGTCATCCTCTACCCATTCTTTTTCTCCTTCTCCACGTTTGGGATAACCACACGTATCAATAAGCCATTGCTTACCGCTTTTATCGGTTACTGCATATGTTTTTCTCATATTTCAATTTCAAATTTTATAGGTTCATCCATATACTTGGTTTTGCCATTAACAAAGCCAGCACACATTTGGGCACGGTAACGATGAGCACCATCGTCTGGAATTACTTCAATGGTTGGTTCGAGACTTGGATAAACCAATAATTCCTCTATTGTTTGATATTTCTTTTTTAAAGCCATGATTTTATTGTTTAATCATTATATGATATTATCTTGTAATATACGGTACTACCTACCCAACGCCAACCCAGATAATTTACTGGAACCCATGCAGGTTTACTAAGCAAATCTCTAAATTCTAATGGTGTTAGATTACGTACTATATCTGTTTGTGGTGATGCTCTCTCAAGACTTATTAATACCTTCATGTTTTAACCAGTCTTGGAAGTACCACAATTGTCCACATCCTCCACCAATATCATCCTGACCAGCAGGATTGAATACTCTTGTGGAGAAACCTAGTTCGCAGAGTCTTCTGTTAAAGTCTCTAATAAGACGAATTTGTCTATCAATAGAATTCTTTACAGTTTCATCCTTTTCACAAATTACAGAAAGAGTAGTTTCCCAAACATCGGTTCGAAAGAGTTTGTACAGTCTCCTTGCGTCTTCTTCTGTATCATTTCCTTCATGTACACAGTAATTGAAGAATGGTTTTCTTCCTGTGTTCGCTGCCCAAAATTCTCCCGCAGCAGCAATCTGGCGGAGAGTACAAGTCTTAGTCGGAATTAATTTTGCTCTAGCTTCATCAGTTGATTCATGTACAGAAAACTGCAATCCAACTTGAGGTATTCTCTTGGAGAGTTCAATAAACTCTGACATAGCATGATACAATGTAGACGGAGCAGATGTTGACACTAACAATTGAGCATTAGGATATTTATCATGTAATGCTTCAATTGCAAACTCCAAATTGGTATAATTTAGAAATGGCTCTCCCATACTCATGAACATAATTTGGAACTTTTCAATGTCTTTAGTATCACAATCAATAGTACTTAAAACAGTAGTTACTTGTTCTACTATTTCATGCCAATCAAGATTCCTTACAAAGAACTTTCCTGTTCCACAGAATGTACAGCCAACCGGACATCCAGACTGTACAGAACAGCAAATTACTGTTCTCTTCGCGTATTCTCCATAACGATAGAGGACTGCTTCTGCAATTCCTTTTTTCGTTACTGCACTAGCTCCCCATTCAAATACAAACTTCTTGACATTAGTGTCAGAAGATTCAAAAATCTTATATTCCATTTTTAACCTCTTAAATTTCTTTTAGTGATTATTTCCTTTAATTGCTGCCAAGATACTGGTGTGTAATCATTATTATCTACACCAACATCATATTGATTTGGGACTAATTTATCTTCAAAAGGAGTTTTCTTTCCTTTTTCAGTATGAATATGTCCATACAATTGCCAACTTCCTCTATGAGAGCCATCCCATGTAATCATAGGATAGTGACTCATAAAGAGTTGTTGGTTATTACATTCTTCATCACCTGTTATAGTAATCATCATCTGTCTTTCAACAGCTTCGAACCCATTTTCTGGGATGTATTTCAGCTTATCATGATTACCTAATACGAGGTATTTATAGCCGTTTAGTTGAGGTAAAATTTTCTCCCAACGTGTCTTTTGACCAAAGCAAAAATCTCCCAATATGAAGACTGTATCGTCCCACTGGACTACCTTATTCCAATTTAGTATGAGTTGTCGATTCATTTCGTCAGCAGACTCAAACGGACGACTACAATACTTAATTATATTTGCGTGGTCAAAGTGACAATCAGAAGTGAAAAATACCTTATTACAGTCAAATTTATTTGTCAGATTTGCCATGTATTTTCTTATTGTCGATTTTTAAATAACAAGAATCTGGCAGTTCTTGTCCATCCAACTTTACAGAGGGAATATCCATAGACACCAGATTCTCAAACAATTTAGACTCCGTGGATATTTTGACATATCCCTCTGGAGCCATCAATTCTTTAGCTTGTTCGTTAGTTAGCCAAACCTCAAATATTTGCTTGACTTCCGCCCGTAATAAATGGGTCGGTTTTGTACCTTTCATAACATTCGCACTTTTTAAATTTCTTTCCTGACGTACAGTAAGGACAGATTTCATTTCTTCCGGTCTTGTGACCATGAGTTCCTGTTCTAATTTTACTTTTCCAGGGAGTGTGCATCTTTATCCACATATTTCTGAACTCTTCATTCTGAAACATTTCTTGCATAAATTCCGCACCGTTGTTTTCCTTTTTATCCTTCTTTTCATCTACTTCTTCAACACCTAAAGTTGTGTCGATGTCATACGGAGTTACTGTTAAGTCTTCCATTTTTTATAAGATATAAATTATAATATACTTTCTTTTAAAACACACACTACAAGTTCAGATAATTGGGCTATCCATTCTTCTTCGGCAATCTCTTTAAGCTCCCCGTAAGCTACATCAGTAAACCAATTAGGAAACTCTCGATTATAGAATTGCAAATTTTTGCATTGGTAGTCCCACTCTGCGCCGCAACCATAGAAATCAAGTCTATCTTCATCACAATCTTCGTCAAGAACATACATAAATCGCAGCCCTGATTCGTATCTGTTCTGTATGAAAAACTTTCCTACATACTCGGACTCACTATTATCAACACAATTTTTAAGTTGTTCTTTTAGTGATATTAATTTTTCCTTATAGAGAGCAATCTCTCTCATTATTTGGTCTCTTTTCATTTGTTAAAACTCAGAATTAATAATCTGTGTTATAATCTTCAAATAAGGAACACTTGTTAAAAGCATTAGTAATCCGTATGGTTCTACCAATGCTTTTCTCACTCCATTTAAATGTTATTTTATCCATCCTCTTTTAATAAATTCTTCGTGTAAAGGATGTGCCAACTCATAAGCCTGTGGGTGCGCACTTCCTGCATCTCTTAACTTAAAGAAGCCTTTCCATTGTTCAACAGTGCCAGTCATTATTAATTCTGTCTTTAATGCTAAAGGTAGTACATTTCTAGCTTGTTGAGCAGGCTCGCCCTCTGTCAACAATCCGAAATATGTACTTTCTGCCTCACACATAGCTTGTATCCATGCAGCTTCAGTTCGAGACAATCCTTCAGATATAGTTAAATCATAAGTATGACATAGTTCTATATTATATGAATTACCCTCGAACATATTCTTATACCAGCACGGTATTATACAATTTAATTCCTTACCAAACTTATCCTTAGAGTAGTTACAATATCTGGTACTTTCTTGGGCAAAGCTAAATACACGGTGGCGTACAAATTCATGGGATACGCCTCTATCGCATACAAACTTAACAGTGATTCTCTTCTCGTGATATTCTGTAGGTTCACACAGATATTCAAGAACTCCTTGTAGGTCATGCTCTATTATTACCCTATAGTTAGTAGTATAGTAGTAATAATCTCCATCACTAATATATCTTGTATAGGGATTAAGGCATAAAGTACTCCAGTTAGTTCCAAACTGGAATCCCTCATCTACTACACTATTAGGAACTTTAAGATACACAGTACCATGCTCTAACATAGCACCGTGTCCTGACTTAACCATTCTATCCACAAACTCCTTCGCAGAAGTTTCTGTTATTTTATCCTCCGATTTGTAACAAGTTCTTCCAGCTATCTCTATTTGTCTATATACAGAGTTTATAAGCTCATCTTTCCACATTCGAGGGCCAATTTCCATATCTGCTGGAATAACTATATCTCTTGGTTTTTGTTCTATTATTTCAAAACTTGGTTTTATTAATTTCATTTTGCTTTCGCGAATAATGGACTACGTAACATAATCTCTTTTACTGACAATTCTTCAAGGACTCTTGCATAATTGTTTATCATCTCTAATCCATATTCTTTATTGTAACCTTCGTCATGTCCTAATGTATTAGAAACCAATTGAATTGCAGAAGAGATTAACCCTATGTCTGTTGTATCAACTGGAGCTAATGTGTAGGTTTCATCAATTCTATCATTACAGCTAAATCTAAAACTAGAAGCACGGCATTGCTTCTTTATAAAAGTTACATTTTTCAGGATGCAGATACTGCTTTCGAGAGTTTTCATTACAACCCCATCATAGAATCCCATCCCTATTAAAAATCCTCCTCTGTATACTCTATAAAGTATCTCGTTACTATAACTATTATTATACCAATTATAAAATTGCTCGTAGCTTAACATATTAATGAATCCAATGGTCTCCAATTGATATATCTGCTGTTAATGGCGCTCTTGTACAAAATGGCTTACCTCCAGATTCCATACATTGAACTAGTATCTTAGCTACTTCTTCTGCTATCTCTTCGGGAGCTTCAAGATTGATTTCATCATGCACAGGAATACAATACTTAACTTTAAAAAGTAAATTGTTTTCCTTTAACCAATTGAATAGCTTTATAGAAGCTAGCTTGAAGCACAGTGCCCCTGCTCCCTGAATCGGATAATTCACCGATTGCTTCATAGAATCAGATAATCTTCTTCTTAAGAAGTCTGCTTCTTGGAACAATGGATTACTTTCATCACGAGTTTGCATAGCATACTGCCCATCTACTGTTCCTAAATCATCATTTATCCTATTCAGATTATCCCAATCATAAATAAATGCTTTATGTCCTGTCACAGGACTTAATAGAATATATCCATGCTGTACAACAAATGACTTTTGACGTTCTTGATAAGCCTTCAATCCAGCGAAACCATTCATATAGTTATCCTCAATTTCTTGAGCTCTCTTTTTCGGAATACCATAGTTTCTTACTAAAGTAGAAGCATTACCTGCATAATTAAAGCAGAACTCATATCCTTTTGCTTCTTGTCTAAGTTCTGGGAATTGTTTTTTTACTTTTTCAGTAGGCATATCTTGAGGAATTTTGTCCTTAAATACCATCTTGGCTGTCAGGGAATGCATGTCTTTAGAACCATTAATAAGTTCATCAAGCATAGCTTTATCGTTAGCAACAGATGCCATTAAGAAGGATTCTTGGCCACTATAATCTACAGATATCCATTTATTTCCAGGCTCTGAAACGAAACAGGCTCTAGTAATTGCAGTATGTGGAAGATTCTGAAGATTCGGGTTACTTGAACTTAATCGTCCCGTATCCGTTCCAAGCTGATAAAAATCGGCATGGATACGTCCGCTTACTGGATTTATAAGCTTTAAGAATTTTTCTCCAAAAGCCTTCACTAACTGCCCTGTTTTCTTAAACTCTATATAAGGTTCAATGATAGAACATTTAGCTTTCTGTGGCTCAATAATATCAATTCCAGCAGATTTAGTTTTCTGTTTAGTTTTCTTGTCTACTGTTGTACAATTTATTCCGAGCAATTCAAATAATGGAACAACTTGTTTACTACTATTCCAGTTTATATTACACCTATATGCGTTATCAAATCCAGAGAATAAATCTCCTTGTAGATTCATTTCTACATAATCGAAAGGTATTCCAAATGAATATTCTATTCCTTCATCAACGACTTTCCTCTTTACCCCAAATGCAGTAGGAGGAATCTTCATCAAGTCTTTCATTTCCTTTCTAAGTGTAGTCATAATACTCGTCTTTACAAATGGACGATTCTTAAGCTGTGGGTCTGGATGAACCATTTTATGTTCTTCATAAAAATCTTCCACCCATTTATTGATGCTTGCTTCTGCGTCTTTCATTTGCCTAATATCGTCCTTCATCTTAGCTCTCCATTTTTCTACATCAATCTTAGCACCGCAATATTCAATATAGGCAATAACAGGAACAAAATGATTCTCGAAGTCAACAGCTTTAAGAAGGTCTTTCTTTACCAACTCAACTGTTTGCTTCTCTTTAATCTTAGTAAGATAAATAACATCATGTGCAGCATAAACTATGACATCTTCTGTTAATCCAGTATTAACAATTTTACCTCGAATACTCTTATCCAAATCCAAGCCTAAATAATGATGTGCTGCGGATTGTAAAGACAGACTATGAAATTGGGCTGGATATCCCAAATACAATAGCTTCTCAGCTATCATTCCGTCCCATACATTTACAGGGACTATTCTATGATGATATAAAAATTTTAAATCAAATGAAAGATTCCATCCTAGTAATGTAATATCAGGATTCTCAAACACTGGTCTAAAATAATTAACATCAATTGTTGTGGTATCTACTATTATTTGGTCCTCACCTAAGCCAAATTGAATACACAATAAGGCTTTTGTATAAGGGTCTAATCCTTCAGTTTCACTATCATATTCAATCCATGTATGTTCAAGGATGCGCTTTAATGCTTCTTCTTTAGACATGATTTCATATGCATCGGACTTAAAGAATCTTTGTTGTTCAGTAACAAGATAAATCATTAATCGACGTATACATCAAGTTTGGTTATGTCTATATCTCCTCTTAATGCTAAATCATCTGCAAATCTCTGCTTCAACAACTCTGCGATTTCAAATTCATCTTTATCCAATGTTCCAAAATACTCATAGAAAAAGTCTCCTGTAATCTCTACAGAAAACTTAAACACTTTCTCGTTTATGTTGTATGGAGCGCTTTCGTCCATTTCCGCTCCTAGTGGTAGGTTTGACATCCTCTTTTTCAGATAAAATGTTACAAATGTCTTTCATCTCACTTATTTCGTAGCCCAACATAGTTCCTAAATGACTTCCTAATTCCGGAGGAAGATACGGTAAACATAAACTTACCGCTTCAAAGAACGGAACTAGGTTACTAATCTTAGTAATTAACAATTCTCGGTTCATGGTAGTATAATAATGTTGGACTGTCTCTGTGGATATCAAGAGCATCAAACCCGTTAAGTGCCAATTCTTGTTGACATTGTTCTACATCAAATTTAGATGTGATAAGATGATAACCATGTAAAGTAGGAACAACGAGCTTCACTCTATCTTCCTCATTACCTCTACACTTCGAAATAATGTCTACTATACTATGCAGCTTCCATTTATCATATACATCAACATCTACCAGTCTCAGTAGGTTCTTTCCGCTAAGGGAAGGTAATTCTCCACAAACATGGTCCCAAACTCTTGGAGCTTGGAAGGTATTTCCTTCCATAAGCATCCTTGCAAGTTTCTCTTGTGCTCCACAAGCTGTTTTGAAATAGCTTCTCTTGTTGAGATGAATGTATGCTCTTGCATTGTTATTTTGACACAGCTCGATTATTTTTTGTTTCTTTTCCTCAAGATGTTCGATACTGTGAATATAATAGGCTTTAATGAGTCTTGCTCCATTATTACCTCTTCCTGTTTCATTTCCGTCCTTTTTGCGCTGAATCACTTGAAGGAAATAAAAATCATCTTCAGATTCAAACTTTAAGAACTCCTCAATTAAATCAAAGTTATCTACTGTCATAATTCTTTTTCTACTACACAATTACCGTAATAATGACTGCCACTTATTGAATATGTCAAGTTACCTTTCACAAAAGTAGCCCAATAATCCAATTCCCAACCGTTTGTTTCATGTTCAAGCTCCTCGAATCCTAGCTGTTCCATTACTTCTAGAACTATATCAAAAGGACATTTACCAACAAAACACTCCGGTAATGTCTCCATGATAGCTAGGAAATTAGCTTTAACATCTCTAAGAGATTGAGTTAACAATTCTCCGTGATTTATAATATTTGTTTCAGTCATTCGGAATTACATTTAAGTCTGTCAAATAAAATCCATTATCATCTAAGTCTTTCTGTACGAAGTATCCATTAACTCCAACAGTCTCTCCTCCAAGAGTATGTATCATGACTTCTCTGTCTTGGTCATATCTTTCAAGGATTTTAATTAATTGCCCCACAAGTATTGCCATTTGTCATAATGTAAAGAAAACTTATATAATCTGTTAGCTGCCTCAACTGGAGTATGGCCATCCCATTCATCAGCTTTCCATCTTTCAGGAACATTGAACAGATTCCATTCTTCAGCCCTATAATGATTGCTCACTTGACCAGTAGGAAGGTTAGCCATAACAATAAACCATCCTCCTCCAAAGCATAGTTCACCATCTGCATGTCTGTAAGATTTATGGACCTCATATTTACCTTCCAAGCTGTTAAAGAATGCTGCATTGTACAGCATTCTGTAGTGATATAACTCATCAAAGGTATGAAATCCGTCTGAGATTTGTCCTTCTGGCAAAAATAAATTTTTAAGTCTTTGTAATAGTTTCATTAGAATTTTCCCTCATTAGGTTGTAAACAAGTTAAACCTTGTTCTCTCCACATCTCAACACATTTACAATTGTCTTCAAGAACGAATTGAACATTATATTTTCCCTTAATATTGTCCTCGTAGATTTTTTTCTTACATTCAGCTCCGGGACTGTAGTCTTTAACTGGACGGAAGAACAGCTCATCAACTTTAATATCATGCTTAGCCAACCATTCTTTAGTAGCTGCTACAATTTCTGGAGTGCCTTCTCTACCAGTAACAATAAATACTTTACACTTTTCATACATGCGCCTAACAAGCGTACAGGTACCTTCAATGGCAATATCATTCAACATGCCTTCAGCTGCACCTTCTCCAAAGTAAGGTCTGCCAGTGGTATTCAAACACAAGGTGGCGTCCATATCCACTAATATAACAGGGTGACCTCCGTCTACATGCTTGGCACTTTTACTTAACATATTTTTAATATCCTCTTGGATAATAAAGTCACGGTATCTTCTCCAAGTGTCTTTAATTACCTTAGCTCCCATTGGCTGCTCACGCATTGCATCACGACGAATACATTCATCAACTGAAACAAAGAAATCCTTAAATTCCAATTCATATTCAAATTCTGTAATGGAATTAGCAACTTTAATGATGTCTTCCCACCACTTTACCTCTTTGGGATTGAGATTCATGTTGTCCACAACAATATCATATCCTTTTCTAGTTGCTTCACAAGCAAAAGAATGCTTGAGTTCAGTTACTAGCCCTTCTCTGTTCGGAACCCAATATTCGCCAAGCATATTACGAATATCATCATTATTGAAACGGACTCTATGTTCTGGGTCTTCTTTAGCCCATGCCTTTGCCCAAGTTGATTTACCAGAGGCTTGAATTCCTCTACACAATATTAGTTTTCGCTTTTCCATTCTTTAATTTTAAGTTTTATATATTCAATTTTCTCTTCAGCAGAAGGCCAACCTCTTCGCAATTCTCCGTTCTCAATATAGAAAACTTCTGGATGCGATATATAGGCTTCGTCCCAGTCTTTGAAAGTTTCTTCTTGAATTTTATTATAACAAACCAAAAGGTCTCCATCAGAAATGTTACCATTTAGCACTTCTGGATAACGTCTTATATCAGGGCAATAAATTAGGTCAAACAAATCTTCAACGGTTAAGTTAAGATAACTACTACCTCCTTCACTATCCGCCATAAATGCATGGTATAGTTTACTCATAATATACTACTTGTTTAATTACTTTTTCCTCACCTTCATAAGTAGCACCTACTATTTGTTCTAGATTATATTCAGGATATTCTGGACCATGAGGATACTCCTTTATAATTTCCATAGCTCGAAAGGCATTACGGGCAGCAACTACAATCAGTCCTGCCGCATAATGTCCATGAAATTCATTTGTATATAAATACATTATTTAACGGCTTTATACAAATCCATTACACTGTGTACAGCATAAGTACGATATGCTTCTTCGATAAGCTCTTGTGCTTTAACAGTTTCGGTTCTTGACAATTCTGGAACTATAAACATCCCATCTTTAGTTTCAATAACGAATGTAATTCCCTCTACAATTGGGTTTTTATCTGTGTTTGGAAATCCAGCATATATGTAGTCATTAAACGACATCATACCAAATCTGTGTAGGCAGTCCTTGATTTTATCGAATGGTTTGCCTGTTAAGTTTCTAGGAAGAAGAGTTTCACAGTCATGTTTGTATTTTCTTCTCCACATGATTTTTACGCAAGATTCATTTACTTTGTATTCAAGGAAACCCTCTCCTACTGCAACTGGAGTTTTAGGCAGTAAAGCCCAGAATAATTTACTTATGTTCTCATCTACGATTTGTTTTACTTCTTTGTCAGTCATTTTTATTTAATTTTTAAGATTCTGATTCAATATCTACCTCACCTTTGTCAAGAGCTTTACCTTCTCCGTCAAGGAACTTAAAGCACTTCAACTTAAAGGCTTCCGATTTCATATTCTCAATCTTGATTACAATTCCTTCATGAGGAACTTTATTATCACAAATTGGAGAATTACATTCCATATAGAACTTCTTCTCATTAGCTAATCTAGCCAAGAAATTCTCATTCCAATGGTCAGACGGAGCCAAGTCAGGATATAAATCCTTCGCATATCCATAATAGAACTCTTCTACTGGATTAAGTCCAACCATTTTACACCACAATTGTACTTCACGAGCAGAGAACTCATGTACTTTACCGTCTACGTTAGTAATAGTTACACGATAAATCTGAACTCCGAAATGCTTTCCATACTCATATTTCTCGTCTCCGACTGGTGGAAGGAAGCCATAATCGTAATTCTTTTGGATATACCCACCATTGGGCAAGAATCCAATGATTTCATAGTATGCAGTCATACCTTTAGACAGACACGGACGAACAATGTCATCAGCATATTTCCATACATCGACTCCATAGAATCCTCCCTGAACATTTCTGTTGTAATACTGGTTTTTGATTACAGAACGAGAAGAATACAAATAGTCGTACTTGTCAAACTCCTCTCCGGTCAACCAACGAGCAATTTTCTGTTTCCAGTTTAGTTCTTGCTTACACAATACATAAGCAGATATTCCAGAAGTTCCGTGAACTTTAGAAGTTATGCTGATAAGGTCGTTGGGATGTAAAACATGCGGACACTTTTTGATAAGGACGGTATCATAGTGGAATCTGAACTGATTTTCGATGATTTTATCAAGTCCCTTAGGCTGCTTTCCTTTACCCGAATTGCCTGAGCCTGGCTCTCCCGGAGTGCGAGTATTTTTAGGGATATACTTCTTATTAACCCAAAATTGTTTTCCATCGTGTTCAACTGAATCAAATTCAACTCCTTCTTCCACATTAAGTTCTACATTTACAGTAGACATTACCCAATTCTGCAAAACCACAATAGGGATAATGAATCCCTCAGACAGCTCACCACGCAATCTGATAGCCTTCACGCGACCATTGTCCTCAAACATTCCATTCTTCGTCGGGTCGTCATTAAGGTTCTCATGACGATATAAATTAGCGTAGCTAAGGAATTTGGGATTGATGCAACAAGCTGTCGGGAAGTACACATATAAACCCGGTTCGGAGTCAATACCAGTAATAATATTAAAGCCGTCAATACAGCAACATTTTAACTTAGTTACCTCTGGGTCAGAGTGTTTGTGGAAGTTTTCGATTTTTACAATCTTTGCCAAATAGTTCACATTGGCATTTTTACTTTGTACTAATTTCATAATTCAACTACTTGTTCTGGTGTTACAAATTCAAAATTACTTTCTTCATAAGTTTGATGGATTTTATAGGCCTCAAAATACTTTATTGCGGAGACATATTCTTGTACAGTGTCTCCTTCAAGTATTTCTGAACTCCATACATGTACCTCTCCGTTTGCCTTAAAGTAACAGGTAATTTTACCGTTCTCGGGATTAATTCCGAAACAGGAGTTTCCAACAGGCTTTAAATAACGATTTTCAACTCTTCTATAACCCATAAAGAGAGCTGCGTTCTGTAAATCCTTACTGTTCATATATACTCCATTCCTTAGACAAAACGGCATCAGTATAGAATTTAGTTACCACATAATTCACATGTGAACCTTTAATTCCACAGATGATTTTTCCATCTTCCATGTAATACATACGAGTTTTATCACCAATAGTCAAACAAACTGTAAGACCACTTTCCATAAAGGAGATTGCATCTCCAAATCCAAAATTTTCCATATTTATCTTTCTTTTATTAATTCTAAAAATTCATCCCAGTTTTCTGTGCTGTCATACATAGCTTCGATAACATCACTAGTAAAACGGCTCATTAGTCTGAGAGTTTGTTCAAATACGTCTTTAAACATATCGTCTTGTTCATCCTTACTAAGCGTCTTACCAGTCATTCCGACTAGTAATTCGCCTACTTTGGATGCAATGTCTATTTGTTTCTTATAGCTCATAGGCTCGTGTGGCTCTGTATTCACACATAAAGTTTGCAAATGATTGTGCTAATGCTTCATCTTGCTTATTGTTGTAGAAGAACTGGAAGCAGTGAAATAACTCATGCCAGAAAGTATTTTCTATTTGCTGTTCAGTTAATTGCACTATTTTTCCTTCATCATCCATGCTTTTGGCTACGACTATTTTTCTCCTTATATCATTGTGGTAGCCGTAATTTCCATCATCGGACTTATCTACAACTTGTACCTCATACTCGGTATTTGCTATTTTAAACCTTTTAGGGATTTCCATTCGTTTAAGAAGTCTTCCATTATAAGTTCAGATTCTGATTCATCTATCCGCACATCACCAGTGTCTATTTCCATACTGATTATATCATATATGGCGTCCGTTAATTCACCCTCGTCCTTACATTCCAAAAAATCTTCTGGATTCAGTTTGAGTTCAGAATAAATAAAACCTTTCCAAATGTACCTATTAAACTCTACCCAATGCTCACTCATAGTCTCTTATACATTTTAATACAGGTTGTAAAGGAGTTCCTTCTTCTGAATAATAGAAGAACTTAACAGTAGCCATTTTACCGATAATATCATCTAGATTGTCTCGATATTCTTGTTTCAATTCCCTACTTCCCATTGGTTTAGCCTTAAATTCTATTCCATCTTCGGTTATGCAAGTAAAACACATATCTTCATCACGAAGACCCTCCGAAATACCAGTGATTTCAAATTCCGCATCCTGATATTCTTTGATTTTAATCATATCATTAGTTCGTTTACCAAAACCATACAGTTTACTTGGATTACGAATAACAACACCTTCAAAACCTTCACCTACATACTTGTCATGTAACTTTTTAATATTTGTCCAACCACTAACTTCTTCTTGAGGAACAAGTCTTATTTGTAAATCCTTAGTAAGAATAGGGGCAAACAAATCAGAAGTAATATTCAACTCTTCTGCCATTTCAAGCATTTGCTCATTTCTTTGAGTAAAGTCAGCTTCTGCATCCATAATGTCATACATCCAAAACTCTAATTCAAGAGTTCTAGGGTCGTCTTGCTCTAACCTTGCGGTACCAGAAATCCATTGAAGTGGTCTACCATGAGAATATAGTTCTCCGTCAATAGATACATCTGGATGATTCTTAAACCACTCTACCAAAGCTGGATTATTTCTTATGTGAGCAGTAGCAGGGTCATAATCTCCCCCACCTCTGCTTGAAGAACGAACTTCTCCATCTTTGAAGTAAAAAGAACAACGAACTCCATCAATTTTACGAGATGCTAACCACACTTTGACCTTATCATATACACTTGTTGCAACCTTATTAAAGTCTTTAGCAAGCATATGTTTCTTACATCCATTAGCATCGGTCTTATGCTCTGGAAGAATTTCATCAAGTTGAGCTTTAGTATAGTCGTTGATGCTCCCTTCGATTAACTTATATCCTTTATCTTGATACTTTTTAAGGTGAGAGTTATATTCAAGTTCTGCTTGTTGTGTAACAGTTCTTTTAACCTTCCCTTTAGTAATTGTAATATCTGGCTGTGCTGTAACCTTACCTTGATATTGGTAAGTGTTTCTTTTAATAGTGAAACCAGAGAGTTCACTTCCTTCACAGGAAATCTCAACTACTCTAATTTTTCCTTTTGAGTCTTTACTTATTAATGTATTATTCATTCTTTATAAAGCTTTAACTGCCTTATATTTAGAGCTTTTGTTTTTAGATACATAATCTATAGCTGCCTCTTTACTATGAGTCCATTTTGTGGGCCCGCTTTTTGACGTATATATTACATACATCGTTTTAGGAAGTGGAGATTCCTCTATCACTTCATATTCGGCATCTTCTATAACTACTTCTCTATACTGTTTCAGTTTTTCTTCTAACCCCATACGTAATTATCTAATTGGTGAGTTTCCATAAATTCTCCTCTTAAGTCACGAACACATTTCATATCCCATCGTGTTCCAGCATGTCTAAGTGCAGCAGCCAGATTACTGTTGTATTCTAGGCTACTTGAAGGAACAAATAAATCCTTAGATTCCCATACGGTGGATAAATTTGCTTCTTCATATCTTATTATGCACCATAGATGTCTTCTGTGGTCATAAGAAGATTCTATAGTCTCAAACACAATTTTCCCTGAATCAGGATTAACTGCAACTATCCTAGCATTGGTAATGCCTTTGATTTTAAAGCACTTCCCAATAACTTTACTTGCTAAATCGTCCTGTACTGATGTTAATGCATTTTTTAGTTTAGATGTGGCTGTAATTAATCCTTCAATCTCTGCCGGTACCATATTACTCATTTTTATAAAAACTTGATTATATTATTTTTCTCCAGTATGTCCAAATCCACCTTTACGGTCAGTTTCATTCAATCTTGCAACTTCTTCCCATTCTGCCACACAAGCCCATCCAAATACTAATTGGGCAATACGTTCTCCATCTTCAATGTACACTGCTTCGTGTCCTTGATTGATTAGAATTACATGTATTTCTTCTCTATAGTCAGCATCCACAGTGCCAGGAGTATTGAGTACTGTAATTCCTTTCTTTAAGGCCAATCCGCTTCTAGGTCTTACTTGACATTCCGCCACATATCCGTCTGTAAGATTGTCAGGAAGAGCAATCTTCAATCCTGTTGGGATAAGTGCTCTAGCACCTGGGTCTAAACGCAGCATTGTGACTTTATTAACATCAGACTTAAAGAGAATTTCACAATCTCCAAATGCCTTAATGGGTTTATCAACTGTTACTCTACTGAAGTCTGCACGTATATCCATACCTGCGGACATAGGAGTTTCATACTGGGGAAGTTTGTTATTCGATAGATTAATTACTTGTACCTTCATTTAAATAGTTTATTAGAGAGTTCAATACGTCTTTATCTGCTTCTGAATAGAAAGCCTTAATCAATTCATCTCCTTCATAAACTGCAACAAACGGAGTCATTCTGGCTCCGCATGATGCTTTTAGTTTATATGCTTGCTTCTTTTCTTTATAGCTTTCTTCATCGAACATTTCCAGAAAGATTCCAGACAAATTTGCGTCTAGTATCCTATCTGCATCAGAAGGATTACTATAAACAAATTTTACTGTTACCATTCTTCGTCTATTATTACAAGCTCAACACTAGTATAATCCCCAGTTGAACAATAGAACTCAAACACATCGCTATTATCATAAAGGTCGTAAATACTACCGAAACGGTCATCAGCCATTGTATCCCAATCAACATAGCATCTTACATGTTCGGGAACTGTACGTTTTTCTTCCCAGAGATAATCATCTTTAGCGTTCTCTAACATAGTGTCTATATCATCACTGTTACAAACTTTATATGTTTTTGAAATTCCCTCTTCTTCATTTTCATAACAAACCTCACGGTCGTCATAATCATCAGTTGTAATCATTTGAAGAATATCTTTGATGTCCTCTTCTGGAGTTTCTTCGTTGAATCTTTTGTCATGTAGGTCTAGTACTGCAACAACTCTCCAAGGTTCGTCAAAAAGTTCTCTATCTTCAATATAATTAGCCATAAACACGAGGGTCTGTTCTCTTTCAGTCATCATTTTCGTAAATTTTTATTGTAATAAATGAGCATCTTTTCTTGTTCTAGACAGAGCAACATATTGCAACTGCCGTCTTTCATCTTCATCTTTACAAAGGTTGATATTCTTCATATCAACAAAAACCTCACCATAAGAACTTCCTTGAGACTTATGCGTTGAGCAAGCATAGCCATAGTCGAACGATTTTTTCCTAATCAATCTTCCATCATAGTATAAATCGACTGGAGTAGTGAAACTTCCAATAAGTTTATAATATTCACTCCAAGCGGATTTAGATTGTTGCATCCGCCCTGCTTCTTTAAGATTGATAGCTTGTAATCGTAATCCTTCAATACGTGATGCAAGAGCTTGTTTATAATCAGAATCAAGGTCTCTTGCAATCATTGATATTGTAGTTCTATCGTCTGTGGTAGAATCATACATATTCAGTTCATACCCAGGAACTTTCATAAATCCGGGTATATAAATGTCACGCTTTACTGGCTCGTCTACTATAATATAATCCATAGAGTTCCAGAATTTAACTCCGTTAAACTCGAGATTCTCATATCCAGTTAAGAACTCAAACTGATGATATTCAACAGTTCTTGCATCTTCCCAGATTACTCGTCTGATACAGTTGTTATAACTGGCAACCATAGCATTTGTATACGCTAATATCTTAGTTGCCAATATATCTCCATTTCTCATAGCCTTCTTGTAAGCTGGCACTGCGGCCTTTAAGAATGGAACAACATCAGAATGACAATATAGAGAACCCTCCTCTGATTCTACAGAGTGAAACCAATCAATGGTTTTGCTCCTCAAGGTAGTTAATATAGGCATCAAGGCATTATTCTCTGCCTGCCTATAAACCTTAGTAAGAGTGTATTTGTCTTCCAAGTTAAATACTTTGGAAGTGGTAAGTGAATTAACCGGACGTAACTGACATTTATCTCCTACAAAGATAACCTTACAATTAAATGCGGCACATTTCTCAATCAACAAATCAAATAAATCATCATTTATCATTGAAGATTCATCGCATATAACTACTCCACCTCTCGGCATTTGTATTCGTCTATCACTTACTCTAAACTTTAAATCTTTGAAATCCAAGGCAAGGATTTCTATGTTTGGAGATAATTGTAGCAATTGATGTAGAGTAATTGCATTTCTGTCGGCAAACCTGGATAGTACCAGTTTAGCTTTATGAGTTGGAGCACATAAAGCATAATCCATTTCCAATTCTGAATCCATATATTCAATAAGGTTTCTCATTAGAAAACTTTTACCTGTACCTGCTGCCCCAATTAATGAAAATGCTCTCTTAGATTTATCTAATAAGAACCTTTCCATTAAATCCAATGCTTCTCTTTGCTGTTCTCCTAATTGAGGTTTCTCTGTTTCTACTCCTATGTTTGATAGTGTGAAATTAAACATACTATGCAAACAATAGTGTTAACAATACTATCACATTAATGACAGTTTTATACGGATATATGTCCATATCTCTCTCCAAGTCATAGTATTTCCTCAAATAATCTCTCCCTACTGGATTAAGTACAAATATAGAAGTTAATACCATATTCGCAATCCATATCCATACAATGATTTGTGCTATTAAAACCATAATGCTATATAATAAAAAAGAGCGGTTCTACACGAACCACTCTCTCCAAAATAAATTAGTAATATCTTCTAATTCATAGACCCAATTTCCATAGATGTCTGTTGCACCTCTAACCTTTACTTGATAGAGCCTTTGATTGGTATTAGGATTATCTAACGGACCATGTTCCTCAATGTAAGGGCCTAGCTTAATATAATTGAAGTTTTTTAATTTAATTTCCTCTGACAATTCTGCTTTGCCACTATACCAAGCCACCATTAAACTATACCCTTTTTCCTTGATATATGAAGCCAATTCATTTATATATCCAGGGTCTGAATCACCTCCCATAAAGCATATACAAGTAATTCCATCGTTGGATTCTATTAACTTATCAAGGGTATGATGATACAATCTTTCTCCAATATCCTCAGCCAAGTAAGGGCTATGGCAGCCTTTACAATGACATGGACAATTAGAAATGTTTATACAGAGAGTTACCTCAAGAGGAATCTCTCGTAGTGTTACTGCTGTGTCTGTATATTTAAGCATTTGTATATCCTAATTTAGAATTGTCTACTGTGTAAGTAAGAGAATTGTACACTCTATGTGTTTGCTCTTCTTGTCTGCCTGCTGACCAATTTCTTATTTTAGTAAGATAACCTATGATTCTATCGTAAAGGTCAATGTGAGTACTTCCACACATTGGACATTTAGAAACAGGAACCTTAGTTATAAATCCGCAGTCTTGACATTCAGAATTAGGAACATTGAATGTTAAATAGCTACATCCAACAGTTGCAGCATAGTTGAGTAACAGACTTGCCTGATTCTTGGTAGGATGTTCAGATAGATTGATGTGTGCGGCACTTCCTCCGTCTAACCAATCTCCTACATATTCACTACCATGTAGCTTGATTTTCTCAAGAATAGAACTATTTGATTCTGGTAGGAATACATAAGAAGTGTATAGATTTCTGTCTTTAGGAACCCAATATCCATCAGCTTTATCCCAGTTGTAGTTCTTTACAGCTAAAGATTCAGCAGGAACTAGTTCAGTATTGAACATGGTTTTCTTAGTATTGTGAAGTTGATTTTGTTCCTTGATAGTTCCAAATATAAAGTTACAGAATTCCTTATATTCTTTGTTGTCACTACATTTTATCCCTAAGAACATTGCAGCTTCATTTAATCCATTTAGACCAATAGTTAAATACTGGTTATTTAGATTAATGAATCCGGCTTCATAAACAGGAAGTAAGTGCGCGTTATATAAATCCCAAAGTAATTCATTATAAGCTGTATGGTATTTATAGACCCTTTCAAGAATATCCTTTAAATACTCTCCAAGTTCCGGATAGCATGAAGGACTTAATTGAGTTCCGGGTATCGGACAATCATCCTTGTATTCTCGGATATAATTCTGAATAATTCTATTCAGGTTAAGAGTAATTACAGATTTAGAACCAGTTTGTTCTCCAACTAACCCATTGGTAAATGTAAATTCATTGGATTGTAATTTATTCTTTAGTCTACAACAGCTTGATAAAGAATCTACACTGTCACTTATATAAGTAAAGAATGAATGTCCTTCCGCATATTCTTCTGATATAAAGTCAGCCCATTCTTGGTCTTCGAATTTCCCATCTTTATAAAGAAGAGATACAGTTTCAACTGGGAATGTGAGCATACAACGAAGTCTCTCTGCATTAAACCATTTCATGAATTTCTTTTGCAGCCAATTTAAAGAATCCCATTTTGGAGTATCTCCATCCGGGAATACGAAATGTCCGTACATTCCTTCAAAATAAGGTTTATCAAAATAACTTACATTCCAGAAAGCTGATTGGAAACCCCTTGCTGCTGCTGGCTGATTTACAGAATATACAATTTGTTGAAAGTACTGCTCTATTTGCTTACCGATAGTACCTTCATCAATTTTATTTCCATTTTCGTCTTCATGCCATCTATGTTTAGCATTATCACCGTCAGCATATTTGAAATAATGGTCACCCCATTTCTTACGAGCAAAGTGGTCAAACATTACTAAGAAACTGGCTGTTGCAACAGCTCCTGCGAATTGAGAAGATACAGCAAATATCATATTTACAAACATTCCACAAAATGAATCAAGGTTCTTTGGAGATGCAGATAGACCACCGATTCCCTTAATTCCGCCTTGTAGAAATGGATAACAAGATAAAGCTACACAATATGGGAATCCAAATGTAGAGTTCTCATCATGCTTGTAAAGAATATGATTCTTCAAGTCTCTTTCATATTGTTTCGAATCGAAATCTGGATAAAGAACTTGTAATTTTTCCTTTACTCTGTACCTATTAAGGTCTATATTATTGCTTTTATATAGCTCATTGTTAAGTACCGCAATATTCTTATTGGCAACATTTGAGTTATCATCAACTTCTGAGCCTTCCGCTGCATTAGAAGCCTTCATAAATTCTTTTATAAATTCTTCTCTTTCTCTCACATTCTCACGAACACGAGCTCTGTTTTCTCTATATAAGATATAAGCTTTAGCAACATCAGGGAAATCAAAGTCCATAAGAATCTCCTCTATCTGGTCTTGTATGTCCTCAATCGTTATTTCATCCCATACTTCAATAGAATCTAAAATATCCTCGACAGTATCTTCTTGTGGTGTGTATCCGCAAGCAGTAAATGCTTTTAGGATTGCAATTTTGATTTTAGAAGCATTAAAAGCTTCGCTTGTTCCGTCTCTTTTTACTACGTTCATAAATATATAATTGTTTATATTGTGCCGAAATGCTTTACAAAGATAATAAAAATTTTCGACACCTCAAAACAAATCACTATACTGTTAAGATGTCTTTTAGTAGCAAAGTTTTCTCAACCTTGTTCATTATATCTTTTCCTCCATCATTACTAATTAATTGAGTAAATGCATTATATACAGTGAACATATTTACCGGCTGGTCTTCTGGAATGAAATATTCAGATTTCTTATCGAATAATAATTTATAAGCATCTATTGGAGTACTAGTTGCCAACTTTACTTTTCCATATCCAGAATCATATGCCATATTAATAGAGTTTCTCACCCACATTCCAAGATTTCTCTCGATTTGTTCATCAGTTCTTGCAAACTCTGTATTGTGTAATTTTTCCAACCATACTTTCATATCATTAGTCTGTTCCATTAGAGTGGTTACAGGTCTATAATTGATAGCTTTTTCTGGTGATAATTCTTGAATACTCAAGAAAGAAGGATTGAATACACAGAGATTTGTACAAGCTCTATTAAGTCCACCTCTATAAATCTTTACTATTGGCTTACGTACATCTAATCCATATATAAAACCAACTACTTCATCGTGATTATCAAATGAATACTCTTCTGGCATTACTGCCTGTATCCATACACGATTATAAGTAATATCTTCCATATCTATTCCTCCATCTTTGGTTTTAGTTATCTGGTCTGGCATCTTTACTTGGATTCTGAAATCATCAGTAAATTTAGACATTCTTTCCAAGAAAGGTGTTACGTAAGCTTCAGTTTTAAAATACTCATTGTCTTTAATAACTGTAGCTTTACCTTTCAATAATTCAGGCAGCGTTATTTCCATTTATTATTTATTTATCGTTATTGTTAAGCAGTTTTTCATTCAAAACTTCCCACACATCTTCATCATAACGAATCTCTATCAATTTTATGTCATTGTCTTTGCAATATTGTCTAACATACTCGTCGCGAGCCTGCTGTTGTTCAAATTTAAAAGTTCCTCCAAAAGCCATCTCAGGCTCATAATGTTGAATACCATTATATTCAATGAAAGTGTTATGCTCTGGTAAATAAAAATCAATATAAGCTCTGCCAGAGGTATTAATCTCGTTTGGTATTTGAATAGTATACTCTCTTACAAATTTAATTTTTTCATTTAACAATACATTGCATATTTCTCCTTCTCCTTTAGAACTAGAACAACTGGGACATCCTTCACCTTGTATATGGGAAGCAGGAGTTTGCCAAAATTCACCATGTTCGGGACATAAAATGCAAATTTTTGTATGGCTACCTGCATAGTTCACCTTTGAATAATCATATCGTTCTCCGTGAACATATTTGGCGTCTTTTAGAAAGTCATCTAGGGACTTTCTTGTATACTCACTATGCTTTTCAGCCGAACACTTGGGACATCCCACATACTTATGAAATTGTCCAGGAAGAACTTCAAAATCACCGTGCTTAGGACATGTTATAGTTACTTTAGTGTCCCACCCAGTATATACAGTTTTACTATAATCTAAATCTGGGTAGTACTCCTTAAATTTCTTTATGTAAAGGTCATTAAACTTTTTAAGTCTTTCTTCCTCTTTACATTTCAGACATCCTACACCTCTCGATAGAGTGCCAACACGGGCCTTAAATTCACCATGTTTAGGACATACTATGGTAACATACCCTCTAGTGCCATTATATTTGACTTTAGAGTAATCATAATTATCCCCAAACATGTCACGTAAACGGTTAATAAATTCTTCATTAGATAATGAAAGCTTGCTACTTTTAGCTAATGAAGCACACTCAGGACAACCATCCCCTCTAGAAATATGCAATCCGGATATAGCTGTAAAGTCGCCATGTTTCGGACAAGTGATGATTATTCTATCTCTACTTCCAGTGTACACAGATTTAGAATAATCATATTTATCTCCATGTTTAATTCTAGCTTTATTAATCCATTCTTCAGTAGTAAGTTTCTTAGGCATTATAGTAATAATTCTGACATTAAGCATAGTTTATTATCTACAATACTTCCATACATATCCATACGCTGTACTATTTTGACCATTTGCACAAGCATAAATTGTCTTCCTTTTGTAATCAGTCCCATTTTCAATAGAATTTATACTGTCCCATACTTTAATTAAATTTCCATCCAAATCATATTGTTCTATAGACTTGGTTTTCTTCACAGGAGAAACCTCTTCCACAGAATACCTCCAAATGAATCCCCCAGCAGACTTGTATCTACCTTTTAAACAGTTACTAATAGAAGGTCTATTAATTCCAAGAGCTTCTCCAGCTTGTTTAACACTATCCCATTCCTTGATTAGATTTCCATCTAAATCATATTGATAGATTGTCTTAACTTGCTTTGCTGTTCTCTTAGCTATAGCTTCCTCAGACAACCTCTTTCCCAAGTGAGCCTCTCTACATTTCCGCTTAGTTTCCTCAGTCCTCTTGACTCCTAAAGCACTATCAGCAATCTTTTGAATATTCAGGTCTGGTTTCAAAGTGTCTATCCACCATTGCTCCCTCTCTATGCATAGTTCCCTAGGACATAATTCCATTATCTCAAATGTGGCAATGCCATATTTATTAAATGCGTTCTGCGCGAACCTAGAGTGGTGTATATCTCTAATAAAGTCTAACTGGTGTTGTCTCCACCGTTTTCTAAAAGAGATTGCTGCACTACCGATGTAAACATGATTCTGGATAGTAATCTTATAGACTCCAGTTGATAGGGTACAATCTTGTCCCTGGAATACATAATTAAATTTAAAATTTTGTTCGTCCATATATTAATAACTTTTTGACAAAGTTACTAAACAATATGGACGAATCAAAACTATTTGTATGGAATTATAGAATTTCTAACTTAGGACTTAGCTGTGATTAATCCATCTAATCTATTACCAGCTTCGTCGACAATAGAATAGTCACAGCTCCAACATGTATTTCCAAAGTTCTTATGAATCCATTCGGAACTTCCAAATAGAGAACCTACTGATTTATATGTAAACCTACGTCCGTAGGTTGTTGCAGATTGATGTAAATCTCCCTTTACAAATACAACCTTATTTCCGAATATCTGTTTATTATCGAGGTATTCATTAATAAAGTTCTCTGTCTTTACATCTAAAGTCAGAGGAAGATTCTTAAACATATCCTTATTATCCTTTCCATGGCAAAGTACAAATGTTGTGTCTCCTACATTAAATTCTCCAATAAATTTATCGAAGATTGTACAGTCTACACCTTTATGAGTAAGGATTGCTTCTAATGCTACATTGGCCGCATATCCAAAGTCTCCATCATGATTCGATTCTCCGACACAAATGTACTTCATTTCGTTATAGTTCAAGTGATTTAAGGTATCGAAGAACTCTACCATACACTCGATAAATGTGTGAATTTGTTCTTTATTACACATATTCTGTGGGAGAGAATGTCCGCCACGAGTGGTTTGCCCATCATATCCGTCAAGAGAATCTCCAAGATTACAAACATAGATGTTATTAAATCCGCCATATAAGGCGTTAAGTCTAAACAATTCGTCTGCAATCAATCTCAATCTTCTTCCTACTTCTTCCTTGTTGTAAGGATTAGAATAAATCGAAAGAGGAGAAACATACGCTCCAATGTGCATATCTGACAAATAAATGATAATGTCCTGTTTACCACAAGACTTCTTTGGGACATACTTAGTAAGGTTTGTGAGATTCAATCCATCTAATTCAATATGGATTCCTTCTTCCAGTTTTCTTTTCAATTCAACATTTTCAAGAGCATATTTCTTAAGAAGAAGTCTATCATTTTTAATGGATTGTTCCTCCATTGTTCTAAGGAAATCATTTTCCTTTTCACGCATTTGCATATTAACTAACTCTTCTTGAGTGTGTTCCTCAATAATGTGAGGGGCAAATGGAGATACGGCTTTAGTAATGCTGAATACACGAAGAATACGTTTGAAGTCAATAAGAGAATATTCAGGGAAATATCTACTTATCTCTCTTTGAGTAATAGACATTCCATAATATGAATACATTCGGTGAATGTTGTTCATTTCATCTCTTGTAAGTCTTCCAGTAAGAGGAGCTTTGTCTTTTCTTAAGACTTTAAATTCATAGAACTTAATCTTCCCATCTTCGTCACGGATAAGATTAACACTATTTCTATCGTCGTCTGCTTCAAGTTGCACTTGTTCCAGAGTAGTATCATCTGACGTGGGTTCTTCCGTTGAAGCTGCCGTTTCTTGAGTGAAAGGAAGTTCCGGACATGAAGTTTTACTCCACAATTCATTGATTTTATCCATATCTTCTTTATTAATCATACCTTCCTTATAATGATTACTTATGTTTTCATAAGTGTCTTCAAAATACCTTTTCGGAAGTTTGTTCGATTTAGTAAAATCTGACTTAGATGCTCCAAGTTCAACCAGTTGTGATAAACGCGCGATAAAATTAGTAATTGTTTTTTTGTAAATCATTTTTCAATGTTTTAAGTTAAGCTGTTACGCCTTTAAAGTTTATTAAAATAAAAAAGGAGTCCGCCTAAATTAATAGACGGACTCCTCTGGGGCTGTATTGATACATAGAAATTATGCTACAATACCAAAGCAAAGGTATGTTCCTTTCTTAGCACTCTTAGAAGGAGTATATTCTACCTCAAATGCGATAGGTTCACCTTCAAGTACTTGTTTTGTGTAAGTGCAAACGATGTCACCTTTATAACCTTTATCAGTGTAAAGGGATTTTGCAATTTCTTTAGCCTTAGCTTTTGTTTCGCTAGTTTCTGCGATAACAGAGCCAGATTTCTTATCAATCAACTGATAAGTAGTTTTGTACTTTCTCTTACCTTTTTCGTTCTTTACGTCATTTACTTTGTAAGGACGTTCACGAGTGTCAGCAGCTCCGGCTTCGATTGTAATCATACAACCTGCGTTCTTAACATTCTTAGTGTGTTTTGCAAGATAATCCAGACAGAACTCTTTGATGTCCTTTTCTGTGATTCCACCTTCGTGGTTTTTCTTCCAATTCTTATACGCCTGAGTTGCGTCTTTCATTACTTCAAATGGTAATTGAGCCTTTGCTTCTTCTTTAGTAAATGCACATACTTCTAATTTCTGGAAATTCAATACTTGTGTTGCCATAATTCAAAAAATTTTTTTAAACATTATTCTTATTAATCATCTTCTATTTATTGTTACAAAGATAGTCATTTTTCTGTAACTCACCAAACTAATTTGGTAAATAAATCTTAATAAAGTATAATCTAATTCTTGAATTATCTATAATGTTCTTCCGAAGAAGTGATACAAAGATACTACATTTTTTCGAGGTTGCAAAACCTCACTTGTTAAAAAGTGTGAAAATAAATTTATATCAAATTTCTTCAATAGGATTTGGAGGAAAGCAAAAGCTGTTATTACACATTTGTTTCCATGTGATTTCGCTCTCCTCATAGAATTTATCCACTATTTCATCATTACGCTTTTCTATAAGACCCGCAGCCCATAA